CCCCCTAGCGGCGGGCGCGCGAACTGCGTTTTAGGGGGGGGGGTCTTTTGAGGGGGGGTCAAAAAACGGCGGGTCCGGCGGGGGGTTTCGGGGGGCGCGCGGGAGAAACCGAGGCGCGATCGCGGGGCCCGCGTGGCGCGGGGCGGCGTTTATTGGCGGAAATAGTGACGTCACAGAGTGGGCGGCGCGGGCCGCGGGGGCGGGAGTCTCAGGCGTCGGGGCGGTCCCAGACGGCCTGCGGGGGGGGCGCGGGCACGCGGGCGCGCGCGGCGGCGCGGGCCTCGGGGTCGGCGTCTCCGGCGAGCCCGGCGGGCAGCGCGAAGGGCGGCGCGTCGGGGTCGGGCAGGAGGCGCGCGGCGGCGGCGAAGGCGGCGACGGCGGGGTCGAGGTCCCCGGGCCCGCGCAGGCGGTCAAAGTCGCGGCCGACGGGCAGGTAGACGGGCCTGAGCGTGGCCCCGAGCCCCCACCGGTTGGCGGCGCGGTCGGAGACGGTCTCGCCGTTGGCGAAGTCGGGCGCGCCGAGGCCGAGCGCGCCGCTCTGGGCGGCCATGTCCTTGCACCCGTCGAGGGCGGGCAGGACGCGGCCCCGGTACTCGCGCGGGGCGAGCGGCACGGGCGTGCGCGGCCCGGCGCGGGTGGCGACGACGAAGGTGACGTTGGCGCCGCGGCAGAGCGCGAGCGGCGGGGCGCCGGGGTAGAGGCGGGCGTGCTCGCGCTCCACGCGCTCGAAGAAGCCGGGTCCGACGACGCGGCACGCGGTGAGCACGACGGGGCCGAGCTCGGGCGCCTCGGGCCAGCGGAGGGCGCAGTGCGCCTCGGGGCGCAGCGCGGCGCGCAGGTAGACGTGGCCCTCGGGCACGGCGGGCCCGTCGCGGGGCCAGTCCTCGGGCGCGACCGCGTCCGCGACGATGAGCGGGCGCCGGGCGGCGGCGAAGCGCGCGCAGAGGTACTCCACGGCGCCGACGAAGCCCACGTCGCGCGTGGAGAGCAGGAGCACGCCCCGGGCGTTGAGCGCGGAGACGTCGGGCGGGGCGGTCCAGCGCCCGGCCCAGGCCTGGTCCCCGGGCCCGACGAGCGCGCGGTTCCCGAGCGCGGCGAGCAGGTGCGAGAGCCCGCCGCGCGCGGGCGGCCAGCGGGGCCCGTCGGCGGGCTCGTCGTCGTCGGCGGCGGCGGCGGCGGCGGAGGCGGCGCGGGCCGGCGGGCCGGCGAGGCTCTCGCCGGGCAGCGGGGCGTACATGAAGACCACGCGCACGTCCTCGGGGTCCTCGATCTGGCGCGTCCAGGCGAGGCGCGCGCGGAGCGGGTCCGTGACGACGAGCCGCCCCAGGCCCCCGGGTCCGGGCCCGCCGCCCCCGACCCGGGGCGAGGTGCACCGCGCGGCGAGCGCGGCCAGCGCCTCCGGGTCGAAGGCGAACGCGGCGCGCCACTTCTCGGGCAGGATCTCGTGGTGCACGAGTCCGTCGACGATCTCCGGGCCGCAGTAGGCGTCGAGGGCGGCCCGGCTGGGCGCGGGCGTGTAGTACCGCCCCGGCGTCACGCGGCGGAACCCGCCGCTGGGGTGCGGCCCCTCGGGGGGCTTGCGGCCGAGGATGCGCGCGCGGACGGCGCCCCGGCGGCGGGCGGCGGCCTCGGGGGTCGAGGACGAGACCCGGGTCGGAGAGGCCGGGTCCGCCGCGGCGGCGGACGGCGAGCGCGAGCCCGGGGCGGCGGCGGCGGCGGCGGCCGCCGCCGCGGGCGGAGGCCCGTCCTCGTCCCCGGTGTCGGTGTCGGAGTCCGAGCCCGCGTCGGGCTCGGACTCGTCCTCCTCGTCCTCCTCCTCCGGGTCATCGTCGTCTTCGTCGACAGCCGCCTCCCGCTCCTCGTCGGCCCGGTCGTCCTCGTCGCCGCCGCCACCCGCCGCCTCCGCGGCCGCCCGCAGCGCGAGCGCGGCCACGGCCGCGCGGATCCTGGTGGCGACGGCCGCCGGCGTGGCGAAGAAGGCCCGCGCCAGCGCGACCGAGCCGTCCCCGACGAGGTGCAGGACCGGGAGCATCCCGGCGGCCGCGCCGGACGAGTCGTACCGTATCAGCGGGGCGACCGTGCGCGCGGCGACGGCCACGGCGCGCACGGCGGCGCGCAGCTCCGCGGCGGGGCCGTCGGGCCCCCACGCCGACGTCAGGCGGCGCAGGTCGAGGGCGTCGCGCACGGCGAGCAGCGCGGACGCCGCGGCGTCCGTGAGGCGGGGGTGCTCCCCGGCCAGCGCGTCCGGGCCGCAGGCGGCCGTCGGCAGCGTCTCCGGCGCGTCCAGCCCCGGGACCCGCGCGAGCCCCTCCAGTCCGACGACCCTGATCACGGCGGCGAGCGCCTCTCCGCAGGCGGCGACGCACGCCTCCCCGGCCCGCGCCAGCGCGGCGCGGGCGGGCTTGGCGCGGGCGGCGGGCCGGCGGGGGCCCCCGGCGGCGCCCTCCAGCGCGGCGCGCAGCTCCTCGTACGCGGCGGCGGCCGAGGCCGGGCCCGGGGCCGAGGGGGTCGGCGGCGAGGCCGAGGACGGGGCCGGGGCCTCGCCGCCCTCCGCGTCGGAGGCGGCGGCGGCGGAGGGCTCCGCGGCGGCGGCCGCCTCCGGGCGCGCCATGCCCGCGAAGGCCCGGCGCAGGCTGCAGATCAGAAACAGCTTCTGCGTGCTGTCGTAGCGGCGGCTCATGGCCAGGCAGGCCGCGACGTGCGGGAGCGCCCACAGCGCGTTCCCGGCCGCCATGGCGTCCCCCACGTGGGGCAGCGAGGGCACGACGCTCCCGGTGATGAACGAGCTGCGGCCGTGCGCGGCCTGCACGCGGCGCTGCACCACGTGCGCCAGCGCCAGGTCCGGGCCCGATAGCCGCGGGTTCTGCAGCCAGCTGGCGGCGTCGCGCCGGTGGTACACCGTGTGCACCAGCGCCGCGTACTGCTTCTCCGGGCGCCCCATCTCGGGCACGTACACGGCCGCGGGCGTGTCCCAGCTCGCCCGCTCCAGGCGCCCGGCGGCCTCGCGGACCTCGGCGCAGTCCCACATGCCGGCCCGCGACTCCCCGGTGCCCCCGAAGCGCACGCGGCCGCCCGGCGGCGGAGCCGTGCCCGGCCACGGGTCCCCGAAGGGCGTGAGCAGCGGGACCGCCGGCGGCCCGGCGGCGGCGCGCGCCTCCGCGGCGGAGCCGGCGGCGGCCGCGGCCGCGGCGGCCCTCGCCTCCCTGCGCCGCCGCTTCTTCTCCCGCCGCGCCCGCTTCTCCTTCTTGGCGGCGCGGCGGGCGGCCGCGGCGGGGTCGGCGGCCTCCTCCGGCCGCTTCGCCCCCTTCTTCTTGCCCTTCTCCTTCTTCTTCTTCCCCTTCTGCTTCTTCCGCTTCTTCTTCTTCCCCTCCGCCTCGTCCGCGGCGACCCGGCGCTTCTTCCGAGCGGGGCCGGCCGAGTCGCCGTCCTCATCGTCATCCTCGTCCTCCTCCTCCTCCTCGGAGTCGCGGGCCGGGGACGGGCCCCGCTTGAGGCCCCCGCCCGGAGAGGAGACCGCGTCGTCCGTCTCCTCCCCGTCAAGGAGCTCCGCGAGCCGGCGGAGCCGCCCGCCGTCGGCGGGGCCCGCGGCCGCGAAGGGCCGCGGGGATCGCGGCGGGGACGGGGACGAGGAGGAGACCTCCGACGGCGACGCGGCGGCGGACCCTCCCGGCGAGGGGGTTGGGGTCGAGCGGAGGAGGGCGGGTACGGAGGACGAGGGCCCGTCCCCCGCGCCTCCCCGCGAGGGCGACCCGGCGGCGGGTGTGGGTGGGTGGGCGGCGGCGGCGTCTGGGGTCGGCGGGGATCGGACGGCGGAGGTGGCGGCGGCGGCGGCGGCGGCGATCACCCGAGCCTCGGCGGCGGCGGCCTCTCGCGCCTCGGCGGCCGCGGCGGCCTCGGCCTCGGCCTCGGCCTCGGCCCTGAACCGGGGCATCTCGGCCCCTCTTCCTCCGCCGCCCCCGAACGGCGGGGGCGGCGGGCCCTCCTCCGGGGGGCCTGCGGGCGTCTCCGGCGGCCCGTGCATCATGGCCAGCAGGGCCTCCAGCACCCCCTCCTCCTGCGGCCCGGTGCCCGCGTCGGCCCGCGTCTGCGCCTCCTCCTCCTCCCCGTCGGGGCCGGCCGGGAGGTCCGCGTCCGTCTCGAGCGTCTCGATGAGGGAGAATAGATCCGAGGCCGGCGAGAGCGGCGCGTCTCCCGGCCGGGCCTCCGACCCCCCCGAGGTGGGCGGGTCAGCCATGACGACCGCCGGGTGGGCGGAGACGCGTACCTGTGTGTGACGTGCGCTCCGACGGGCGGTCCCGAGGCCGGGGGTGGGGGCGGGGCTGCTGGCTCCGGGTAGGGCTCCGGGTCTCCGGGTCGCTCCGGTCGGGCTGGCCGGCGTAGGCGCTGGGTCGGCGGGCAGGAGTGGAGGGTAGGTCCCGGTGATCCGCTTCTCCGGTTCTCCTGGGCGGTCGAGCCGCGTCTGGACCGTCGGCGCCAGCGATCGGCATATATAGCCACCCCGGGGCCTGGGCGGGCCTGGGCGGGGATCGGGGCGGGCGGCCGGGCGGCCAACGGGGAGCCGGGCGACGGCTCTCATCTGCATGGCCCCGCCCGGGGAGGAGGCGGGGAAGCCGCCATATTGGCGCGTCGGGCCAATGGGATGGCTCGGAGTCGGTCCCCATCTGCATGCGCACGCGCGGACGGGGCCGCGAGGGCCGTCCCGGGCGAAACGCATTAGCATACCCGGCCGCCATATTGGCGCGTCGGACCAATGGGAGGGCTCGAGGGTGGCCCTCATCTGCATGCGCACGCGCGGAGGGGGTGGCTGCGCATCTCATTAGCATGCCCGGCAGCCATATTGGCGCGTCGGGCCAATGGGATGCGAGGACGCGGATATCATCTGCATACGCATGCGCGGACGGGACCCGGCGCCATATTGGATCGCGCGCATGCGTATATGCGATAGTATATGTATATATATTCGCGTATATATACGCGCGCGTAATCCGCGTTAACGTCATCGCGCCCGCCGCCATATTGGGGGTGGCGGCCCTTCCCAATATGGCGAGCCCTCACCAAGATGGCCACCCGCCGCCATATTGGGGGTGGCCGCCCTTCCCAATATGGCGCGCCCTCACCAAGATGGCGGGTCCTCCTCAATATGGCCGCCCGTCGCCATATTGAGGAGGACCCGCCATCTTGGTGAGGGCGCGCCATATTGGGAAGGGCGGCCACCCCCAATATGGCGGCGGGTGGCCTCATTTAACGTGTATATATATACGGCATATGGTCGTAAATACGAGCGGTCGCCATTTTGGACGACCGCGATGCGTGCTTTCGTTCGACTGTGACGTGTGAGGGGGAGGTGCTTAGTGGGACGTAACGTGAGCGTGTATGGTTTCGGTTTCGGTGTATGGCCGATTCCCGTACCGGCCATCCGGGCGGGGTCGGCCATCCCGTGTCGGCCATCCGGGCGGGGTCGGCCGGTACGGGATGGCCGGTACGGGATGGCCGACCCCGCCCGGATGGCCGGTACGGGATGGCCGGTACGGGATGGCCGACCCCGCCCGGATGGCCGACCCCGCCCGGATGGCCGGTACGGGATGGCCGACCCCGCCCGGATGGCCGACCCCGCCCGGATGGCCGACCCCGCCCGGATGGCCGACCCCGCCCGGATGGCCGAGCGGGATGGCCGGTACGGGATGGCCGACCCCGCCCGGATGGCCGAGCGGGATGGCCGGTACGGGATGGCCGACCCCGCCCGGATGGCCGGTACGGGATGGCCGGTACGGGATGGCCGGTCCCCCCGGGGACCCCCACGTATCCCCTCCTCCGCAGTGGGGGGGGGGATACGTGGGGTCGAAGCAGCTGGACTGGATCCAGGCTCGTCGAGGCGACCCCCGTGCGTCATCGCCTCGGGGAGACCCCGGGAGACGATGACGCACGGGGCGGCGGGTCCGGCGGCGGGTCCGGCGGCGGGTCCGGCGGCGGGTCCGGCGGCGGGTCCGGCGGCGGGTCCGGCGGCGGGTCCGGCGGCGGGTCCGGCGGCGGGTCCTGAAAAAGCACCGTTGGTGGGGGTGGGGACGGGGACGGGCCCGAGGGGGACCACCGTGGCTGGGGGACGGGGGGTGGGGGGTGGGAAACCGCCGGGGACGGGGGTAGGGACGGGCCCGGGGGTGGCACCGCGCTCGGTAACCCGGGGTAGGGGTAGGGGTAGTACCGTACTGCCGCGCGCGCACGCGAACGCGTCCGTCCCGAGCACCTTGCGGGTGGCCGTCCAGGTGTGCGCGGCGCGAGCTCGCTCCCGCATATATGGAGTCCCGGCGCCCACGCGCGACCACGTGCTGGGGGAGGAGCCGCGCATGCGCGCGCGGATCCGATGGCGAACCGCCAAGCGGTTCGCACTTCGGGCCATTATGTTCTATAATATAGAATATAATGGCCCGAAGTGCGAACCGCTGGCGGTTCGCCATCGGGGAGGAGCCGCGCACCATACGCGAGCGCATGCGCGTTGGGGCCGTGGGGGAGGGGAGCGGGGAGCCGCGACATGAGCGGCTGTGTCGCGACTGGAGCCGGCGACGGCGAGGGGGGCCGGCCGGCGACGGCGCCCGGGGGTAGGGCGCGCCACCCCGGGGCGGGGTGTCCGCCGGGCGTCGGCCGGCCGCGCGCCGCAAACCCGGGCGGCGGGCCAGGGCGGCTCTCCCCGCCGGGCCGCGCGCCGTGGGCCCGTCCAACAGGGCCACGCCTCCGTGTCCGCCCCCCGTCGACGCGGGCCCGGCGGGCGCCCGCCCCCCGCATCACCTTCCCTCGCCGCCTCCCGAGTCCCTTGCTTTCGTTTCGGCCGCACCTCGTCCGCGTCCTCCGCCGGCCGGCTCCGAGGGCCGCGTGAAGGGATGCAGCCCTCGCCCAACCCCCGCGCGGGCGAGGACCCCTCGCCCCGCCGCCTCCCGCGCAGGGTCACGTCGGACCCCGAGTCGGACGACGACGGCTGCGGAGGCGGGCTGGGGCTGGGGCTCGGGCCGGGACTCGGGTCGGCGCCTTCTATGGGGGCGTGGATCCGCGACGCGGCGGCGTTCTCCGACTCCGACTCCGACCCCGCCTGCGACGATGACGACGACCTCATGGAGGCCGTCGACGGCCGCGGGGCCTCGGCCGCGCGTCTCCGTCCCCGTGAGCGTCCGGCGCCCCGGCCGCGGCGCCGCCACCGGGGACCCGGGGACTTCGACCCCGGGTCCGGGGCCGTGGACCCCGGGCGGCTGGCCCGCGACCTCAACCGCGTGTTCAGGGGGCTGGCGACGGGGTCCGCGTTCGTGTCCTCCGACACCCGGGCCCTGCGGCGCTCGTGCCTGCACTTCTACCTGCTCGGCCTGGCGGGGTACGCGCCCACGCCCGCCTGCTGGGAGACCCTGCTGCAGCTGGCCCCGGAGCAGACGGGGCCCCTCCGCGGGGCGCTCGGCGGCGCGAGCGCGGCGGGGCCCACGCGCCCGCTCGGCCCCCCCGCCGAGCGCCCGAGCCCGCGCTTCGGGGAGGAGTGCGACGTCAGCGGCTCCGACGGGAGCAGCGACAGCGACGACTACGACAGCGACGACCGCTACGACGACGACGAGGAGGACGCGTCCGAGGACGGGATCGGGGACGCGGGGGACTCGGACTCGGACTCGGACTCGGACTCGGACATCGACCCGGACGCGATCGCGGTGCCCCCGCCGCCTCCCCCACCCCCGGCGCTGTGCACGTGCGCGAGCCGCCCGTGCTTCGACCTCGGCCCCGGGCGCGGATTCGGGCGCGGATCCGAATCCGGGTCCGAGTCCGAATCCGGATCCGAAACGGGATCGGGGTCCGCGCCGGCGTCCTCGCCTTCCGTCGCCTCCGCGGCCTCCGTCGCCGGGACCGGGACCGACGTCGACGAGGAGGGCGAGCCCGAGAAGAGGCCGAGCCGCCGCCGCCGCCGCCGCCGCCGCCCGGGGCCGCTCGGGGGGGCGGAGGCCGCCGCCGTAGCGCGCCGGGCGCGCCGAGGCGTCTGACCGTCGCCCCGCCCATCTACTCCCCCTCCCATTTTTGCAATAAAAAGAGGGAGGCGGTCCGCCGTCTCCCGACACGCGCCAACGCGGGCCCGTTAGCCAGGTGGTCGTCTCTGACTCTCGCCCGCACCTTCCCGTACACCCGCCCCGTCACCCTCAAAAAAAAAACCACAACCGAGGCTGCGTCGGATGGACGGGAGAGAGCGCGAGGCGCCGTTTTATTTGGGGGAGGGGGACGCCGGGGTCGGGGACGTCCGGACGAGCGCCGTGCTGGTCGCCGTGGCCGCGCTGGCGGCGCTGGAGGTCGTCGAGGACGCCGAGGCGAGGGTCGCCGCCGCGAGGGCCGCGGCCGCCCGGGGGCGCTAGACGGCGCCGGGGGCCAGCGCGCCCGGCAGATAGACGGCCAGCGCCGACGCCGCCGCGCACGAGACGACGGCGGCCCACGACGGGCCCGGGAGGGCGGACGCCGCGCCGCGCGTGCAGTTGGCGGAGCTCACGTTGCTCTGGGTCGAGTTGCCGCAGGGGCCTGGCGGGGCCGCGTCCGGGAGGAGCGGCGGTGTGGGGGGGGGGGGGGGAAGAGAAAGAGGAGAGAAGGGAAGAATAAACGCCGGTTCTCGGTAACGTCGTCCAACGCATATATTTATTTCGGCGCGGGCCCGGGGCGAGGGGGCGGAGGGGCGAGGGGGACCGTGGGGGAGCGAGGCATAAATAGAGGCGCGCGGGCGGGACGGCCTCCCCTCCCCCCACCCCCGGGGCCGCGGCGGGGGGCGCCCTAGTACGGGGCCCCGTCCCCCAGGAGGCTGTACGTCGCGGAGCTCCGCGCCGCGCCGCCCCCGCGCCCGCGCAGCCAGAACTTGAAGCCGGACCGCGCCGGCGCGGGGCGCGGGGCGGCGGGCGGCGCCTTCTTGAACGCGGGGCGCGTGTACAGGACTCTGTCCTCGTCGTCTCCGCCGTCGCTTCCGTCCCCGTCGTCGCTTCCGTCTTCGCCCCCGCTGTCGTCCTCGAACGAGTCCTCGCTGGTGTCCGACTCGGCCAGCGGCCGGTAGTCGGTGGTCGGCAGCCGGCCGTACACAGGCAGGAGGGTCGGTTTGGTGAGTCGCCGACGGCGCGCGCAGCGCCGGTACAACCACACGCCCAGCGCGGCCACGGCGACCGAGGCCGCGATCAGAACCGCGACCGCCAGCCCCAGAAAGACGACGGACCCCACGCGCCCGGGGCGGGGTATGACCAACGTCGGCGGGGTGGAGGCATCGGGCTCGTGGTCGCGGCCCCGCGCGGGCAGGTGGCGCACGACCTCGGCGTTCACGAGGTGCTCCGAGGTGGTCACGGTGACGTACGACCACGTCTCCACGTGGTCGTTGTAGCGAAGCACGAACACGTACGTGCCGGAGGCCGCGTCGGGCGTCCGGCGGAAGATCAGGTCGACGTTGTTGGGGGCCTGAACCACGTAATCCCGGGGGTGCGCGTACACGGTCCCGACGCACGCCGCCGTCCAGTCGCGCGTCCTCCTGTCGCACTGGATATACAGGCGGCTGAAGAGCGTCGTCGCGCGATACGGGGACGCGAACGCGCACCGCGCGTTGTGCGGATGCAGGCAGGCCGGAACGTTGGGGTGGTAGAGGCAGGGCTCGTAGATGGTGAGCAGGGGGCAGCTGTCGTCCGGCTTGACAAAGTACCACTCGAGGTTCGCGGTGAAGCCGTCCGAGTCGTAGATGGACGACTCGAGGTGTACGCTCACGTTGAACGCCTCCCCCACCGCGTACAGGTGGGAGTGGTACCCCCGAGTGGAAAAGTGGGCTCCGTGTGCGTGGGGCGTGATTGCGTGAACCACGTGCAGGTGGGGCGCGAGGGTCGCGTTGGCGCTCGCGTTGGCGTCCGCGTCGCCCGGCCCCGGCCCGGTCACCGTGACCACGACGGCCTCGTGGGCCGCGGACCCGTTTTCGTACACGACGTCCAGGAGGTACAGCCGGTTGAGCGGGGAGTCTATCGACACGTTCAGGCCTACGCTGACGTTGCTGACGTCAAACTCCACGCCGTCGTCGGCGACGGCCGCCAGGATCTCGGTCGAGCCGTTGAGGAGCCTCAGCTTGAGGAACGCCTCTGGGAGCGCCCGGAGGCTCGAGAGGGACTCGTTGGCGAAAACGAGCTCGGTCTCGCACTGGGCGTGCCGGAGGCACACCAGCGTGTCGTGGAAGGGGTGGGCGTCGGCGTACAGCACCGACCAGCCCACCGTTACGTTCGTGGGCGACGTCGGCGTGACGCTAAAGTTGTGCCCAATGAGGAGCGTTTCGTTCAGGCCGACCGTGACCCGGGTCACGGTCAGCGCGACCGGCGCCAGGAGGGCCAGGAGGGCCGCGGAGAGGCCGGGCCCGACACGCGTCGATGATCCCATCCCGGCTTCGTTCGACGGCGGTCCCGCGCGGTCGTGATTTTATATTAAGTGCGGGGACGCCTCTGGCTATAGGGCACCCCGGCCCGCCGCCCCACCCACGGGACGACGAATCAAAAACCGGGAGGCGGCCGGGCGGCCTCCGCTCTCAAGCGAGCGGGACCTTCTTCTCGAGCGGCGGGGCCGGGTCGTCCCCCTCGGCGAGCGACCGGACGATGAAGGGGGGGAGGGGGACGTTGCGGGGTTCCGGGGGGGTGTAGATGAGCTTCTCCGGCGACGTCTTGGGCTTCCGGCGGGTCCGGGAGGCGCGGCGCACGCGTCTCGCGCACCGGACCCACGCCACCACCAGCAGGACGAGCAGGAGGGCCATGGCGCACAGGATGAGCGCCCGGGCGGGCGCCGGCACCCGCGCGCCCGCCGGCGTCGAGCCGTTGCCGATCCGCGCGTCGCCGACGATCGACGCGTTCGGCGGGGCGCCCGGGACCCCGGGGAGCCCCGGGGTCGCCTCCGAGCGCGGGGGCGCGGGAGTGCTCGGGGGCGCGCGGGGGCCCGTGGGCGCGGCCGGAGTAGCGTACGGCGGGCCGGGCGCGGCCCCGGCCGGGGTAGGCGTGTGCGGCCCGCCGGCCGGGGCCGCGTGGCAGTGCTGCAGCAGCGCCTCCGGCGCGCGCGCCGACTCGTTCACGCGCCGGACGTACTCCGCGAAGGTGATGCGCGGGACCCCGGGGCGAGTCCGGTTCTCGGCCGCGAGCTCGGCGACCGCGCGCTCCGCCAGCGCGACGTCGTGGACGAGCACGTACACGTCAAAGAGGTCGTATCCGGCGCCCGATCCCGTGGTCCGGACACGCAGGGTGTAGCGCCCGGAGTCGCCCGCCCCGGGGTCCGCGATGCGCAGCACGCTGCGCGCGTCGGAGCTCACGTTGACGTTGTGCATCCAGGGGGCGTGGTACGACGAGACGTGGAGGCACGACCGGAACACGTCGTCCGCGATGCGCGGGCAGCCCGTGTACACCACGAGCTGCACGGCGGCGTAGCACGGGTGCTGCGGCTGGGGGGAGAAGAAGAGCTCCACCGTGCCGTTGTAGAGCTGCGGGGGGCGCTGCTCCCCGAGGAACAGGAGGCGCCCGGGCACGGCCAGGTCGGCGCCGTCCGGGCGGAAGGCCGTCACGACGCTGCGGTTCAAAAACAGGCTCGTGTGGTTCCCCTTGTAGACGACGGCTTCGCCCGGGCCGGGCGTCCGCAGCGCCCACGCCAGGAGCGCGACGAGCGCCGCCGCCATCATCGCGGCGCCGGTCGGGGCGGGGGGGCCGCGCCGCGCGGCGCGTCGGTGGCGTGGGAGGGGCGCCGCGCGTCTACGAGGGCAGCGCGCGGTACGGGACGTTCTTGAACCTGGTCGGCCGCGGCTTCCCGATCCTCGTCGTCGACCCGCGCGCGTGGTGCCACCAATAGACGACACCGAAGGTGAGGAGGCCGGTTAATAAGAAGGCTGCGACCACGCCTCCCGCAATACCGTACACCTTCGCCCTGGACGGAGGCGGGGGTGCGGTCGCGGGAGTGTCCGCGTCGAAGCTCGGCCACCCGGCGGGAGGGCGCCGCGGCGGCTCCTCGGGCCCGCGCCGCGGCGGCTCCGCGGCCGGCGCGGGAGCGGGCTCCGAGACGTCGTCGCGGCCGGGGCCGGGGGCCACGGTCGCGCCCCCCTCCGCGGGTCTCTCGCCCGGGTCGGCGGGCGGGACCTCGTAGCGCTTGGCGGCCTCGAAGCGCTCCGGCACGACCCCGCCGTGCTGCTCGTACCAGTACCGGACCATGACGCTCAGCGCCTCCTGCTGGTAGTACGGGGCCATGTAGGTCATGCGGTCGATGCCCCGCTCGAACTCCGCGTTCGTGTAGCACGCCCCGTAGTGGGCCTTGGCGTCGTCGAGGGGCTGGGAGAACCAGCACGCCTCGCCCGGGAGGACGACCATGAAGTCCGTGAAGATGTCCCGGTCGTTCACGCTCACGCGCCGGCGATACGTCCCGGCCAGGCGCTGCGGGGGGGCGGCCAGGACGAGGCCCAGCTCGTCGGCCGTCGGGTAGCTGAAGGCCGAGTACACGTCGGACCAGAACGCCGGCGTGCGGGACGCGCAGTACCCGAACGTCCGCCGGGGGTCGCAGTCCACGTACTCGATGGTGTAGATGGGCCGCGCGCACTCGCTCGTGACGTAGAACCACGATACGGAGGCCCGGTACTTCGCCGGGTGCGGGGCCGCGTCCCACAGCAGCCTGCTCACCTGCGCGTCCGATACGAGCGCCACCATCCCGCACCCCCCGGGGCCAGTCACGTGAAAGACCTCTACCTGGCGGGCGGGATCGCTGGGGAAGGCGGACGGGATGGGCCCCCGCTCGTGCCACAGCACCGTGTACGGGTACCGCGGAGACGGGTACGGCGGAGGCTCCACGTACACCGTGGTGCGCGGGCTCGGCGTCGGGGCCGCGAGCAGCGCCCCGCACGCCGCGAGCCACGTCGAGAGCCACTCCGTTCGCATGTCGCGGCCGGGCGCCGGCTCGTGCGAGAGTGAAGAGGGTGGCCTCCATATTGGGACGTTTTATTATATAGGGCGGGGAACGACGGCGCGGGGCCCGGGGACCGGGGACCTGGGACCGGGGGCGCAATCGCGGAAACACGGGAACGCTCAAACACTCCTCACGCGATCCGAGATGGTTTCACAGCTTTTTATTGGGGGGAGGGGGTTACACGTCCGGGTGTTTCACGAGCGCGGAGTTGTCCAGGTACAGGCTCCGGTAGCCGTGGGCCTGCCAGAACGCGACCCGGGACCGCATCACGCACGCGTAGACGGCCAGGCAGATCAGGCCCAGCAGGAGCAGGGCGATCGTGCACAGGTAGATCGTGGCCTCGTGGGACACCAGAATGCTCAGGACGGCGCCGAGCTCGCCGGCGTTCGCCGCGCCCCGATGGGAGGGGGCGCCGGGCGCGTCCGCGCGCTGCGGGAGCGCACGGGGCATCTCGGCGGCGGTAGGCGCGGGGTTCGGGTACTCGCCCCCCTTTAGGTTGAGCGGGGTGGTGAGGAAGGACGCTCCCAGCGCGCCGATCAGAAGCTCCTCGGGTCCCGTGGCGTTCCGGAAGGTCCGGGTCTCTGCCAGCAGGTCCTGCGCGCGGCACTCCTCGGGCCCGCTCTCCTCGCCGCTCGCCGAGCCCTCCTCGGATGAGAGGGCCTCCTCGTCGTCATCCTCGTCGTCGTAGTCCCCGGGGACCCAGTCCGGGGGGGACCCCGTGGCGTCGGCGGAAATGCCGCCCCACCGCGCCGCGAGGTCGACGAACGGGGGGTAGCAGGAGGGGCCAGAGTCCGCGGGGGCCGGGGAGGTGTGGGGCGGGCGGGAGGTGGACCGGTGTGGGGGGGCGGTCCACTCCTCGAAGACGATTCCCTTCGCGTGGCCGGGCTGGGGGTCGGGGGAAGTCAGCATGGAAACGCCGTAGTCGGGGCTGCAGGGGCGGTGGCCCTCCCCGCGGACCGTCAGGTTGACGCTCCCGTACCTCCACCCCCCGGCCCCCCCGAACATGTAGAGGTAGACCCCCGCGTCGTACAGCCCCGGCCTGAGAAGCAGGCTGGAGCCGTAGAGCGTGACCGTGACGTCGTACAGGCTCAAAAGACGCGTCTGCGAGTGCCCCTCGCACGCGTCGACGGTCGGGGGCAGGCTCCGACACCCGAAGAAGGTCCGGAACGCCAGGGGAATCGCCCCGCACTCCCCCGCGTCGTAAAACCAGCCCACGGACACGTCAACGGGCCCCGGGGTCGGGTCGAGCGCTTCGGACATGTTAACCGGGACGTCGATCAGGGAGAGCTCGCATCCCCACGCCTCCGCGTGGGCATCCGGAGCCCCCTTCGACCGCAGATCCTCCAGCGTCACGCCGGGGACCGTCCCCAGCGGGGGCATCGGAACCCTGTCCTTGCCCCGCGGGTCGGCGTAGCAGAGTTCGGGCGGGGCGCTCCGGCCCCAGACCGCCGTCAGCGCCCACGCGGCCACCGCCAGCGCGAGCGCGGCCCGACCGCGTATCCGTGATGCGTCCATACCGCACCGCAATGAGCCCGCGCACTAAGGGACTCCATGCGGGTCGTGTCTTTTATACCGTCTCCGCGGGTGAGTGGGCGAACAGGGGGTGCGTCAGTAGCTCGGCGGCCGTCGGGCGGGCCCGAAAGCTGAACGTCAGCATCTTGTGGAGGCAGTGCTCCACGTCCACGGGCAGCGACAGCGCCGAGATGCAGGGGTAGCGGGAGAACGGGGGGCGCGTCGCCGTCGCGTGGGCCCGGAACATGTTGAGCCGGCACGCCTCCTCCCGCGGAAACTCGAGCGGGTGCACCTCCAGCGCCTCGATGATCCGGCGCAGCTGGGCGCGGCAGCCCTGGCGCGTCTCCGGTGCGGAGTCCTCGTCGCCGTCGAACAGTACGCGCGGGTACGCCACCAGCTCGAAGAACACCAGCCCCGTGCTCCAGACGTCCACCTTGGCGTCGTACGCGGCGCGGGCCAAAATCTCGGGGGCGTTCGTCTCCATCGTCCCGGCGAGCCCGTGGTGCTTGGGAGTCCTCCCCGCCTCGCAGGCGGCGCCGAAGTCGCTGATGCAGACGTGGGTCGGGTCGTTGATTAGGATGTTCTCGGTCTTCACGTCCCGGTGGATTATCCGCCGCCCGTGGACGTAGCGCAGGCCCTCGAGCACCGCGCGGATGATCGATACCGCGTCGCGCTCGGAGAACGGCCGGTCGTTGGTGGACAGGAGCGTGTACAGGTCGCCGACGTAGCGGGGAAAGATCATGCAGAGGCAGCGCGCGTGGGTGTGGACGTCGAGAAGCTCGATGACGTTGGGGTGGCGGAGCTTCTTCAGCAGCGTGGCTTCGAAGAGAGCCAGGTCCGCCGGCCCGATCTTCAGCACCACCTGGCGCCGTAACAAGGGGTGGAGGGCCACGAACACGTGGCCCTCCGATCCGGGCTGGAGGGTCGTGAGGATGGTGGCGCGCAGGGAGCCCGCGGCCGCGAGCGCGGCGCTCTTGGTCACGCCGTGGATGGCCTCCTCCACGGCGTCAGCATCGGCGTCGGCGTCGCGGTTGGCCTCGCGGCCCGCGTCGGGCTCCGCGCGGTTGGCCGCGGCGTCGTCGTCAGGGGCCGCGTCCGTGATGATGTAATCTAAGACGTTCGGCGGGGTATAAGAAGCGTCGCCCTCGGGCGCGGAGCTCGCCTCCGCGCTGACGAGACCAACAGAGGGCGCCGCCTCGCGGGCGTCCGCGTCGGGGGCGGCGGCGACGCAGCACGCGAACGGAGATTTCCAGGGGGGCGCGGACACGGGGAAGGTCGTGGCCATCGCGGCGAAGAAGTTCATTCGGCGCCCGTGAGAGAGTTCTCGCCGAGGATAGACCTCCAGCCCCGGAATGGTCGTGGTAATGGTTACAATCGTCACGTTTATAAATGGACGAGGACTCCTCCCCGGACGTTCTCGTGACGTTCCGCGGGAACTGTGGGAATTTCTGGCGAACCAGTGCTACGCCCTAGCGATCGAGCCGCTCGGGGTTCCCGTCATAGTGCGCAGCGCCGATCTTGCCGCGGCCTGCGGCCCGTTCGCGGGGCTCCCGTACGAGCGTCGGCCCGTCGTCGAGACGCGCAGCGACTGGCTCACCAAGAGGACCGTCGTGTTGGAGAAGGAGATCGGGGCCAGCCCGCGGTGGAAATCCGTCTTGGATGGGTACAAACAGCTGCACACCGATGACCCCGAGGGCGGTCCGTACCACCTGTGGCTCTTTGGGGCGGCCGACCTGTGCGCGCCCGCGTTCACGTCGATCCCCGCGGCGAGGAGGCTCGTGTATGCGCGGCTGAATAGCTTCGTGGGCGGCTCGCCGTGGCGGCCCCCCGTCTGTGGGCAAGCGAGGATCCTGGTGCCCTGGAATCCCGAGGGCCGGGGGAAGTGCATGCGGTGCGGGGGGCCCGGGGTCGTCTGCGAGGACTCGGACGACGACACGTCGACCCTGGTTCCCCGCGCCTTGATCGAGGGGTTCTTTTATCAGCACCTCCCCGCCCCCGACCCGGAGGAGACGCGGGTGGGACTCACGTGCGGAATCTACCGTCTGTGCCTCGGAGGCAACTAAGCGCCGCCGCCGGCGAGGTCGGCCGGGACCCTCTTTTAACGGCCGCGGCCGCTCGTCCGAGGGAGGCGGGCCGCTCACCACGCCCTGCCCGGGGGCCTGGGCTGGGCGTGGTGAGCGGCCCGCCTCTTATCTCTCATTTTCTCCCCCGCCCGCGGGGCGTTAATAAAGCATTCGGCCACACGTAACCGTATCCGGAGTATTTTTTAGATGGCGACCGGGTCCGCGGGCCGCGTTCTCCCCTCCATCCGACGCGGGCTCGGGGGGGGCTTGAGGGGACTGGGGGAGTGGGTAGCGCGAACGAAAAGGGCCACCCGCGCCCCTCGGCATCCGGGGCGGGACGGGGGGTCAGCGGCGCCGGAACGAGCCTCTCGTTTTTAGGCGCGCGCGCCGCGGTCAGGGGGCCCTCCTCGCCAGAGACCCCCTGACCGCGGCGCGCGCTGTTCCTGCCGCACGGAAACCGGGCCTGGATTTCGGTGGGATGGCGGACGCCCCCCCTGGTGTCTGGAGCTGGTGGACCGCGCGGCGCTGTAAAGGCGACGAAGCCGCCCCGGAGAAACGCTGGTCGAGCGTGCTGTCCGCTCGGGATTCGATCGTATCGACGGCGACCCTGGACAAGAACTTCCTACGTGTGATCGACCCGGACTGGGATAACGCCGGCGCGTGGCCCTATTGGGGGGGCGCCGGGACCGCGTCAGCCCCGGTCGACGGGGGAGACCCGTGTGTGATATACGTCATCTCTACCGCCGGCGATCCCAAGGCGAGCCCCGGGGAGAGGCGCCCGTGCCCGCGGCGCGCGTGGGAGCTGTGCCGCCGCTGCGCGAGCTGGATCGCCCTCTCGTGCGCGCTGGCGTTGACGGTGTACCTAATGTCGCCCCTGCGCGGGTAGCTCGCCATCCGCGGCTTCCGGGGGCGGGCTCCATGGGACACACCCAGACCTCGGATCCACCCACCCTATCTATTTATAGCACACAATCCCGGGTGTAGCTTGGCACGACACCAAGACAAATATATCGGAAACGCTTCGCTCGCGTCGACCGACCGGAACGCGCCGGAATCCGTATGGCTTCGCACCCAGAGCACGAGGCGGGCGATACCGGGCCCCTCCTCGCGTCCATCCTGATAGGGACGTCGAAGCGCGGATGGACTCCGCTCACGGACTGCGAGGAAGAGACGCCCTCCGAGAGGCGGGCGCGCGAGCGTCGGACGCGCGTCCACCACGACCCCCCCTGCTGCATAGTCGTCAGCGCGACCATCCTCATCATCGTGGGCGCCGCGCTGCTGGTCTCGGTGATAGCCGTGGCCCTCGTGAACGCCGGATCGGGTAAGAAGGCGCCGCCCGCCGCCCCGCGCCCCGCGCCGGCGCGGTCCGGCTTCAAGTTCTGGCTGCGCGGGCGCGGGGGCGGCGCGGCGCGGAGCTCCGCGACGTACAGCCTCCTGGGGGACGGGGCCCCGTACTAGGGCGCCCCCCGCCGCGGCCCCGGGGGTGGGGGGAGGGGAGGCCGTCCCGCCCGCGCGCCTCTATTTATGCCTCGCTCCCCCACGGTCCCCCTCGCCCCTCCGCCCCCTCGCCCCGGGCCCGCGCCGAAATAAATATATGCGTTGGACGACGTTACCGAGAACCGGCGTTTATTCTTCCCTTCTCTCCTCTTTCTCTTCCCCCCCCCCCCCCCACACCGCCGCTCCTCCCGGACGCGGCCCCGCCAGGCCCCTGCGGCAACTCGACCCAGAGCAACGTGAGCTCCGCCAACTGCACGCGCGGCGCGGCGTCCGCCCTCCCGGGCCCGTCGTGGGCCGCCGTCGTCTCGTGCGCGGCGGCGTCGGCGCTGGCCGTCTATCTGCCGGGCGCGCTGGCCCCCGGCGCCGTCTAGCGCCCCCGGGCGGCCGCGGCCCTCGCGGCGGCGACCCTCGCCTCGGCGTCCTCGACGACCTCCAGCGCCGCCAGCGCGGCCACGGCGACCAGCACGGCGCTCGTCCGGACGTCCCCGACCCCGGCGTCCCCCTCCCCCAAATAAAACGGCGCCTCGCGCTCTCTCCCGTCCATCCGACGCAGCCTCGGTTGTGGTTTTTTTTTTGAGGGTGACGGGGCGGGTGTACGGGAAGGTGCGGGCGAGAGTCAGAGACGACCACCTGGCTAACGGGCCCGCGTTGGCGCGTGTCGGGAGACGGCGGACCGCCTCCCTCTTTTTATTGCAAAAATGGGAGGGGGAGTAGATGGGCGGGGCGACGGTCAGACGCCTCGGCGCGCCCGGCGCGCTACGGCGGCGGCCTCCGCCCCCCCGAGCGGCCCCGGGCGGCGGCGGCGGCGGCGGCGGCGGCTCGGCCTCTTCTCGGGCTCGCCCTCCTCGTCGACGTCGGTCCCGGTCCCGGCGACGGAGGCCGCGGAGGCGACGGAAGGCGAGGACGCCGGCGCGGACCCCGATCCCGTTTCGGATCCGGATTCGGACTCGGACCCGGATTCGGATCCGCGCCCGAATCCGCGCCCGGGGCCGAGGTCGAAGCACGGGCGGCTCGCGCACGTGCACAGCGCCGGGGGTGGGGGAGGCGGCGGGGGCACCGCGATCGCGTCCGGGTCGATGTCCGAGTCCGAGTCCGAGTCCGAGTCCGAGTCCCCCGCGTCCCCGATCCCGTCCTCGGACGCGTCCTCCTCGTCGTCGTCGTAGCGGTCGTCGCTGTCGTAGTCGTCGCTGTCGCTGCTCCCGTCGGAGCCGCTGACGTCGCACTCCTCCCCGAAGCGCGGGCTCGGGCGCTCGGCGGGGGGGCCGAGCGGGCGCGTGGGCCCCGCCGCGCTCGCGCCGCCGAGCGCCCCGCGGAGGGGCCCCGTCTGCTCCGGGGCCAGCTGCAGCAGGGTCTCCCAGCAGGCGGGCGTGGGCGCGTACCCCGCCAGGCCGAGCAGGTAGAAGTGCAGGCACGAGCGCCGCAGGGCCCGGGTGTCGGAGGACACGAACGCGGACCCCGTCGCCAGCCCCCTGAACACGCGGTTGAGGTCGCGGGCCAGCCGCCCGGGGTCCACGGCCCCGGACCCGGGGTCGAAGTCCCCGGGTCCCCGGTGGCGGCGCCGCGGCCGGGGCGCCGGACGCTCACGGGGACGGAGACGCGCGGCCGAGGCCCCGCGGCCGTCGACGGCCTCCATGAGGTCGTCGTCATCGTCGCAGGCGGGGTCGGAGTCGGAGTCGGAGAACGCCGCCGCGTCGCGGATCCACGCCCCCATAGAAGGCGCCGACCCGAGTCCCGGCCCGAGCCCCAGCCCCAGCCCGCCTCCGCAGCCGTCGTCGTCCGACTCGGGGTCCGACGTGACCCTGCGCGGGAGGCGGCGGGGCGAGGGGTCCTCGCCCGCGCGGGGGTTGGGCGAGGGCTGCATCCCTTCACGCGGCCCTCGGAGCCGGCCGGCGGAGGACGCGGACGAGGTGCGGCCGAAACGAAAGCAAGGGACTCGGGAGGCGGCGAGGGAAGGTGATGCGGGGGGCGGGCGCCCGCCGGGCCCGCGTCGACGGGGGGCGGACACGGAGGCGTGGCCCTGTTGGACGGGCCCACGGCGCGCGGCCCGGCGGGGAGAGCCGCCCTGGCCCGCCGCCCGGGTTTGCGGCGCGCGGCCGGCCGACGCCCGGCGGACACCCCGCCCCGGGGTGGCGCGCCCTACCCCCGGGCGCCGTCGCCGGCCGGCCCCCCTCGCCGTCGCCGGCTCCAGTCGCGACACAGCCGCTCATGTCGCGGCTCCCCGCTCCCCTCCCCCACGGCCCCAACGCGCATGCGCTCGCGTATGGTGCGCGGCTCCTCCCCGATGGCGAACCGCCAGCGGTTCGCACTTCGGGCCATTATATTCTATATTATAGAACATAATGGCCCGAAGTGCGAACCGCTTGGCGGTTCGCCATCGGATCCGCGCGCGCATGCGCGGCTCCTCCCCCAGCACGTGGTCGCGCGTGGGCGCCGGGACTCCATATATGCGGGAGCGAGCTCGCGCCGCGCACACCTGGACGGCCACCCGCAAGGTGCTCGGGACGGACGCGTTCGCGTGCGCGCGCGGCAGTACGGTACTACCCCTACCCCTACCCCGGGTTACCGAGCGCGGTGCCACCCCCGGGCCCGTCCCTACCCCCGTCCCCGGCGGTTTCCCACCCCCCACCCCCCGTCCCCCAGCCACGGTGGTCCCCCTCGGGCCCGTCCCCGTCCCCACCCCCACCAACGGTGCTTTTTCAGGACCCGCCGCCGGACCCGCCGCCGGACCCGCCGCCGGACCCGCCGCCGGACCCGCCGCCGGACCCGCCGCCGGACCCGCCGCCGGACCCGCCGCCGGACCCGCCGCCCCGTGCGTCATCGTCTCCCGGGGTCTCCCCGAGGCGATGACGCACGGGGGTCGCCTCGACGAGCCTGGATCCAGTCCAGCTGCTTCGACCCCACGTATCCCCCCCCCCACTGCGGAGGAGGGGATACGTGGGGGTCCCCGGGGGGACCGGCCATCCCGTACCGGCCATCCCGTACCGGCCATCCGGGCGGGGTCGGCCATCCCGTACCGGCCATCCCGCTCGGCCATCCGGGCGGGGTCGGCCATCCCGTACCGGCCATCCCGCTCGGCCATCCGGGCGGGGTCGGCCATCCGGGCGGGGTCGGCCATCCGGGCGGGGTCGGCCATCCGGGCGGGGTCGGCCATCCCGTACCGGCCATCCGGGCGGGGTCGGCCATCCGGGCGGGGTCGGCCATCCCGTACCGGCCATCCCGTACCGGCCATCCGGGCGGGGTCGGCCATCCCGTACCGGCCATCCCGTACCGGCCGACCCCGCCCGGATGGCCGACACGGGATGGCCGACCCCGCCCGGATGGCCGGTACGGGAATCGGCCATACACCGAAACCGAAACCATACACGCTCACGTTACGTCCCACTAAGCACCTCCCCCTCACACGTCACAGTCGAACGAAAGCACGCATCGCGGTCGTCCAAAATGGCGACCGCTCGTATTTACGACCATATGCCGTATATATATACACGTTAAATGAGGCCACCCGCCGCCATATTGGGGGTGGCCGCCCTTCCCAATATGGCGCGCCCTCACCAAGATGGCGGGTCCTCCTCAATATGGCGACGGGCGGCCATATTGAGGAGGACCCGCCATCTTGGTGAGGGCGCGCCATATTGGGAAGGGCGGCCACCCCCAATATGGCGGCGGGTGGCCATCTTGGTGAGGGCTCGCCATATTGGGAAGGGCCGCCACCCCCAATATGGCGGCGGGCGCGATGACGTTAACGCGGATTACGCGCGCGTATATATACGCGAATATATATACATATACTATCGCATATACGCATGCGCGCGATCCAATATGGCGCCGGGTCCCGTCCGCGCATGCGTATGCAGATGATATCCGCGTCCTCGCATCCCATTGGCCCGACGCGCCAATATGGCTGCCGGGCATGCTAATGAGATGCGCAGCCACCCCCTCCGCGCGTGCGCATGCAGATGAGGGCCACCCTCGAGCCCTCCCATTGGTCCGACGCGCCAATATGGCGGCCGGGTATGCTAATGCGTTTCGCCCGGGACGGCCCTCGCGGCCCCGTCCGCGCGTGCGCATGCAGATGGGGACCGACTCCGAGCCATCCCATTGGCCCGACGCGCCAATATGGCGGCTTCCCCGCCTCCTCCCCGGGCGGGGCCATGCAGATGAGAGCCGTCGCCCGGCTCCCCGTTGGCCGCCCGGCCGCCCGCCCCGATCCCCGCCCAGGCCCGCCCAGGCCCCGGGGTGGCTATATATGCCGATCGCTGGCGCCGACGGTCCAGACGCGGCTCGACCGCCCAGGAGAACCGGAGAAGCGGATCACCGGGACCTACCCTCCACTCCTGCCCGCCGACCCAGCGCCTACGCCGGCCAGCCCGACCGGAGCGACCCGGAGACCCGGAGCCCTACCCGGAGCCAGCAGCCCCGCCCCCACCCCCGGCCTCGGGACCGCCCGTCGGAGCGCACGTCACACACAGGTACGCGTCTCCGCCCACCCGGCGGTCGTCATGGCTGACCCGCCCACCTCGGGGGGGTCGGAGGCCCGGCCGGGAGACGCGCCGCTCTCGCCGGCCTCGGATCTATTCTCCCTCATCGAGACGCTCGAGACGGACGCGGACCTCCCGGCCGGCCCCGACGGGGAGGAGGAGGAGGCGCAGACGCGGGCCGACGCGGGCACCGGGCCGCAGGAGGAGGGGGTGCTGGAGGCCCTGCTGGCCATGATGCACGGGCCGCCGGAGACGCCCGCAGGCCCCCCGGAGGAGGGCCCGCCGCCCCCGCCGTTCGGGGGCGGCGGAGGAAGAGGGGCCGAGATGCCCCGGTTCAGGGCCGAGGCCGAGGCCGAGGCCGAGGCCGCCGCGGCCGCCGAGGCGCGAGAGGCCGCCGCCGCCGAGGCTCGGGTGATCGCCGCCGCCGCCGCCGCCGCCACCTCCGCCGTCCGATCCCCGCCGACCCCAGACGCCGCCGCCGCCCACCCACCCACACCCGCCGCCGGGTCGCCCTCGCGGGGAGGCGCGGGGGACGGGCCCTCGTCCTCCGTACCCGCCCTCCTCCGCTCGACCCCAACCCCCTCGCCGGGAGGGTCCGCCGCCGCGTCGCCGTCGGAGGTCTCCTCCTCGTCCCCGTCCCCGCCGCGATCCCCGCGGCCCTTCGCGGCCGCGGGCCCCGCCGACGGCGGGCGGCTCCGCCGGCTCGCGGAGCTCCTTGACGGGGAGGAGACGGACGACGCGGTCTCCTCTCCGGGCGGGGGCCTCAAGCGGGGCCCGTCCCCGGCCCGCGACTCCGAGGAGGAGGAGGAGGACGAGGATGACGATGAGGACGGCGACTCGGCCGGCCCCGCTCGGAAGAAGCGCCGGGTCGCCGCGGACGAGGCGGAGGGGAAGAAGAAGAAGCGGAAGAAGCAGAAGGGGAAGAAGAAGAAGGAGAAGGGCAAGAAGAAGGGGGCGAAGCGGCCGGAGGAGGCCGCCGACCCCGCCGCGGCCGCCCGCCGCGCCGCCAAGAAGGAGAAGCGGGCGCGGCGGGAGAAGAAGCGGCGGCGCAGGGAGGCGAGGGCCGCCGCGGCCGCGGCCGCCGCCGGCTCCGCCGCGGAGGCGCGCGCCGCCGCCGGGCCGCCGGCGGTCCCGCTGCTCACGCCCTTCGGGGACCCGTGGCCGGGCACGGCTCCGCCGCCGGGCGGCCGCGTGCGCTTCGGGGGCACCGGGGAGTCGCGGGCCGGCATGTGGGACTGCGCCGAGGTCCGCGAGGCCGCCGGGCGCCTGGAGCGGGCGAGCTGGGACACGCCCGCGGCCGTGTACGTGCCCGAGATGGGGCGCCCGGAGAAGCAGTACGCGGCGCTGGTGCACACGGTGTACCACCGGCGCGACGCCGCCAGCTGGCTGCAGAACCCGCGGCTATCGGGCCCGGACCTGGCGCTGGCGCACGTGGTGCAGCGCCGCGTGCAGGCCGCGCACGGCCGCAGCTCGTTCATCACCGGGAGCGTCGTGCCCTCGCTGCCCCACGTGGGGGACGCCATGGCGGCCGGGAACGCGCTGTGGGCGCTCCCGCACGTCGCGGCCTGCCTGGCCATGAGCCGCCGCTACGACAGCACGCAGAAGCTGTTTCTGATCTGCAGCCTGCGCCGGGCCTTCGCGGGCATGGCGCGCCCGGAGGCGGCCGCCGCCGCGGAGCCCTCCGCCGCCGCCGCCTCCGACGCGGAGGGCGGCGAGGCCCCGGCCCCGTCCTCGGCCTCGCCGCCGACCCCCTCGGCCCCGGGCCCGGCCTCGGCCGCCGCCGCGTACGAGGAGCTGCGCGCCGCGCTGGAGGGCGCCGCCGGGGGCCCCCGCCGGCCCGCCGCCCGCGCCAAGCCCGCCCGCGCCGCGCTGGCGCGGGCCGGGGAGGCGTGCGTCGCCGCCTGCGGAGAGGCGCTCGCCGCCGTGATCAGGGTCGTCGGACTGGAGGGGCTCGCGCGGGTCCCGGGGCTGGACGCGCCGGAGACGCTGCCGACGGCCGCCTGCGGCCCGGACGCGCTGGCCGGGGAGCACCCCCGCCTCACGGACGCCGCGGCGTCCGCGCTGCTCGCCGTGCGCGACGCCCTCGACCTGCGCCGCCTGACGTCGGCGTGGGGGCCCGACGGCCCCGCCGCGGAGCTGCGCGCCGCCGTGCGCGCCGTGGCCGTCGCCGCGCGCACGGTCGCCCCGCTGATACGGTACGACTCGTCCGGCGCGGCCGCCGGGATGCTCCCGGTCCTGCACCTCGTCGGGGACGGCTCGGTCGCGCTGGCGCGGGCCTTCTTCGCCACGCCGGCGGCCGTCGCCACCAGGATCCGCGCGGCCGTGGCCGCGCTCGCGCTGCGGGCGGCCGCGGAGGCGGCGGGTGGCGGCGGCGACGAGGACGACCGGGCCGACGAGGAGCGGGAGGCGGCTGTCGACGAAGACGACGATGACCCGGAGGAGGAGGACGAGGAGGACGAGTCCGAGCCCGACGCGGGCTCGGACTCCGACACCGACACCGGGGACGAGGACGGGCCTCCGCCCGCGGCGGCGGCCGCCGCCGCCGCCGCCGCCCCGGGCTCGCGCTCGCCGTCCGCCGCCGCGGCGGACCCGGCCTCTCCGACCCGGGTCTCGTCCTCGACCCCCGAGGCCGCCGCCCGCCGCCGGGGCGCCGTCCGCGCGCGCATCCTCGGCCGCAAGCCCCCCGAGGGGCCGCACCCCAGCGGCGGGTTCCGCCGCGTGACGCCGGGGCGGTACTACACGCCCGCGCCCAGCCGGGCCGCCCTCGACGCCTACTGCGGCCCGGAGATCGTCGACGGACTCGTGCACCACGAGATCCTGCCCGAGAAGTGGCGCGCCGCGTTCGCCTTCGACCCGGAGGCGCTGGCCGCGCTCGCCGCGCGGTGCACCTCGCCCCGGGTCGGGGGCGGCGGGCCCGGACCCGGGGGCCTGGGGCGGCTCGTCGTCACGGACCCGCTCCGCGCGCGCCTCGCCTGGACGCGCCAGATCGAGGACCCCGAGGACGTGCGCGTGGTCTTCATGTACGCCCCGCTGCCCGGCGAGAGCCTCGCCGGCCCGCCGGCCCGCGCCGCCTCCGCCGCCGCCGCCGCCGCCGACGACGACGAGCCCGCCGACGGGCCCCGCTGGCCGCCCGCGCGCGGCGGGCTCTCGCACCTGCTCGCCGCGCTCGGGAACCGCGCGCTCGTCGGGCCCGGGGACCAGGCCTGGGCCGGGCGCTGGACCGCCCCGCCCGACGTCTCCGCGCTCAACGCCCGGGGCGTGCTCCTGCTCTCCACGCGCGACGTGGGCTTCGTCGGCGCCGTGGAGTACCTCTGCGCGCGCTTCGCCGCCGCCCGGCGCCCGCTCATCGTCGCGGACGCGGTCGCGCCCGAGGACTGGCCCCGCGACGGGCCCGCCGTGCCCGAGGGCCACGTCTACCTGCGCGCCGCGCTGCGCCCCGAGGCGCACTGCGCCCTCCGCTGGCCCGAGGCGCCCGAGCTCGGCCCCGTCGTGCTCACCGCGTGCCGCGTCGTCGGACCCGGCTTCTTCGAGCGCGTGGAGCGCGAGCACGCCCGCCTCTACCCCGGCGCCCCGCCGCTCGCGCTCTGCCGCGGCGCCAACGTCACCTTCGTCGTCGCCACCCGCGCCGGGCCGCGCACGCCCGTGCCGCTCGCCCCGCGCGAGTACCGGGGCCGCGTCCTGCCCGCCCTCGACGGGTGCAAGGACATGGCCGCCCAGAGCGGCGCGCTCGGCCTCGGCGCGCCCGACTTCGCCAACGGCGAGACCGTCTCCGACCGCGCCGCCAACCGGTGGGGGCTCGGGGCCACGCTCAGGCCCGTCTACCTGCCCGTCGGCCGCGACTTTGACCGCCTGCGCGGGCCCGGGGACCTCGACCCCGCCGTCGCCGCCTTCGCCGCCGCCGCGCGCCTCCTGCCCGACCCCGACGCGCCGCCCTTCGCGCTGCCCGCCGGGCTCGCCGGAGACGCCGACCCCGAGGCCCGCGCCGCCGCGCGCGCCCGCGTGCCCGCGCCCCCCCCGCAGGCCGTCTGGGACCGCCCCGACGCCTGAGACTCCCGCCCCCGCGGCCCGCGCCGCCCACTCTGTGACGTCACTATTTCCGCCAATAAACGCCGCCCCGCGCCACGCGGGCCCCGCGATCGCGCCTCGGTTTCTCCCGCGCGCCCCCCGAAACCCCCCGCCGGACCCGCCGTTTTTTGACCCCCCCTCAAAAGACCCCCCCCCCTAAAACGCAGTTCGCGCGCCCGCCGCTAGGGGGGGCCCAGCCCTCCCGCGGGCGCGCGGGCGGATGGTGTAAAATTTCCGGCCCGTTGCGGCGGGCGGGGAACGGTGGGGGAGGGGTGGCGGGCGGGGGTTGAGTCACCCGCGTGGGCGGTTTGGTTGGCCCACGTCCAGCCATCTGTCCCCTCCTCCCTCTGTCCCCTCCTCCCTCTGTCCCCTCCTCCCTCTGTCCCCTCCTCCCTCTGTCCCCTCCTCCCTCTGTCCCCTCCTCCCTCTGTCCCCTCCTCCCTCTGTCCCCTCCTCCCTCTGTCCCCTCCACCAACCGCCGCCCCCTCTCGTTCCCGCCCAGCGCCGCGCTCGCCATGGGTCTCCGCGCCTCCCGCCCGCTCCTGGCACCCGAGCCCGACCCCGAGCCCGCCCCCGAGCCCGGGGCCCGGCCTCTGCCCCCGCCCGACGCCGAGTCGCGGCGACCCGCCCCCGGACCAGAGGGAACGACGGACCGACGCGGGTTCGTCCCCTGGTGCGCCACGACGTCGGACGCCTCCGCCCGCGCCCGGCCCCGGCGCCCGCCGGGGCCGCGCAACCCCGCGCCCCGCGCGGCGTCGCCCCACCCGCGGAAGCTCAGGCGCAGGCCGCCGCCGGGCTCGCTGCCGCGCCACGGACAGCTGACGCTGTCGCTGTCCTCGTGCTCCTCCTCGTCGACGTCGCCCGCGACGTCCCTCACGTCGCTGTCCTCGGCCTCACCGCCGCCCTCCCCGCGTGCAGAGCGCACGGGGACCCCGGTCCCCGGCCCGCGTTCACAGATGGCCTAACGACGCCGCCCCTCCTCTCTCTTTCCTCCCCGCCGCCGCCGCCGCAGTCGCCGCCATGGCATTCGCGCCCTCGGGGCCAGTCTTCGTCATCGCCCTGGCCCTCGCCTACGGAGCCGCGGTCTTTCCTCCGCGCGCCGGAGAGGGCGCCCTGTGCTCCGCCCGCGCCATCCCCACGCCGCTCGGATGCCTCGCCACGGTGTTCCTCGTGCCGGGCGGGGCCCCGCCGGGACGCGTGGTCCTGCGATCCCCCGGCCCTAACGGCACCGACGTCCGCGCCCAGGCCTCGTTCCACGGCCCGGAGCCCGCGGTCGGCTGGGTCGTCCGCATGCCGTGGGACGGCCCGTCCGACGCCATCTCCTGCGCCCACGGCGAGCGCGTCGAGACCTTCGACGTGTGCGCCCGCGACGGCCCGGCCTCCGCCTCCGCGCTCGCGGCCCTCGGGCTGGCGCTCATCGTCGCCGCGCTCTACCGCGCCGCGCGCTTCGGGGGGCCGCCGCGGGCCCCGGGCCCCGCGCTCGCCGCGCACCTCATGCTGCTCCTGCTCCTGATCTTCCTCGCCGCCGCCCCCCGGTCGGCCGCCGCCCAAACGCTACCCATGCCCCCACAGAGGCGATGCCGGCTCGGCTACAACGGGTTCTGGTCACGCGACGGGCCCGTGTGTGAGTTGCGGGTGAACATGCAAAACGTCCCCCGGCCCGAGGCCGCCGTGCGCGTCATGGGCGTCGAGAGGCACCGCGTCCCACTTTCCAAAATTGGCCTCATCCCGCAGCTGCGCGACTACACCGGCCTCTGGGCCATCGCAAACGTCACGGTGTACTCCGACGCCGCGTTCCTCGTCCGCTGCATGGACGCCGGGCTAACCTTCGCGTCCCACTGGGTCTCCGACTGCGTTCCGTGGCCCAAGCCTAACGGACGCGAAGATCTGTAGTTACCCGCTCTCTCTCTCTCTCTCTCTCCTCCTTCCCACCCAGGCCCCCTCCCGCTACAGCTTGCAGCCTCCAACGATCCACGGCCCGGCCCTACGCCATGGCATCCGCGCCAACCCGGGACCCGCGGTCCTTTGCGCCCACCGCCGTTGCCTGCCTTGCCATCCTCGCGCTTTTCGCCGCCGGGGGCGCCTGCGCCCCGGGCTCCCCCGTACGCGTACAGAACGGGCTGCTGTGCCGCGTCTCGTGCCGTTCGGTGAGCACGCACAGCTACGCGTCTGTCGTTATCCGGCGCGGGGCCGGCAACGTAACCCTGCTGCGACCCTCCTCCGCCGACGCGAGGGCCCTAGAGCGGGTCGCGTTCTCCGATCCCGACCTGGCCCGCCACGGAAACTACAGCAACGACGAACTGGGCTGGGCGATAGCCATCGATCACAACACGCAGTCGGAGGTCATCGCGTGCGGCAACGGCACGCACGCCGAGGAGTACACCGTGTGCATGCACTTCCACGACGATTCGTACACGTGGAACCGCCTTGTGCTCATGCTCGCGGTGCTGTGCCTGTGCGTCATGCTCTCCCGCAGGCACCGCCTGCGGCGCGAGGCCCGGGACCGCCGCGGCGAGAAGCCCGGCGCCTCCGTCCGCTGGATCCCGCTGTTCGGCGGCCCGCCGGGCGAGATGCGGCTGCACCGCCGGAAGGCCAAGCCCCGGGCGTCCGAGCCGCGCACCCCGGAGCGCGAGCGCGAGCCCGCGGCGATGCCCCCGGACTCCCCCGTGTAGTCGCGCCCCGTCGGGGGTGCGGTCTGGCTCGGGGCCGCGACCCACCCCTTCCTCCCCTCTCGGCGCGGCGGGCTATATCACCCGGGCCCGCTCTGCGGGCCCCCGCGCCGCCGCCGCCTCGGAGGCCTTTTTGTCCCCCTTCCGCCCGACGAGCCCGTCCCGCTTCTGTCGCCTCAGGCATGTCGCTGCCCTTCCCGCCCCTGGCCCTGGCGGACGAGGCCATCTGCGCCCCGGGCCGCGAGCCCGCGACGGAGCTCGGGGCGCCCCCGTCCTCCCTCGCGCACGCCGCGTGGCTGTTCTCCGTGCTGCTGGGCTTCGTGCTGATGCGACGCCTCCTGCCGCCCGCGTCGGGGGACGAGGAGACGGAGGAGGAAGATGAAGAGGAAGAGGAGGAGGAGGATGGAGGAGATGATGCCGTCGCCGCCGATGAGGCTGCCGCGGACGGGGACGCGCGGGAGCCGGAGACGGAGGAGGATGGCTCGCGGTCCTCGAGGGGGTCCGCGTCCGCGACGTCGCTGGCCGCGGAGCTCGCGTTCCGCCTCGCCGCCGGCGCCGCCCTCCCCAGACCCCGGCCGGACCCCGAGGACGACGACGACGACGCCGCCGCCGCCGCGTTCCCCGCCCGTTCCTTCTTCTCCTCCTCCTCCTTCTTCTCCGACGAGACCGAAGACCAGCCCGTCCCCGCGCCGCCGTCGTCCGCTTCCGAGTCTCCGGGCCACCACGACGGACCGTCCCCCGACGGGTGCAGCCTGCGCCGCCGCCGCTCGCTCGGCGCCGCGAGAGCCCCGGCCCCGGAGGAGGGCTCCCCGCCGTGACCCGCGGACCTCCGCCCCGCTCCGCGCCACGCCGCCCCACCCCGTCCACCCCCTTTCGGGGGGGGGGCGCCACCCCTGAATAAAAACTGACACTGTATCGCAGTTCGTTTGGCACGTGTGGTCTATTTCTCTCTCTCCGTCCCCCCCCGTCGTCGCGCGCCGGGGTTGGGGGAGGGGGGCAGACCCGCCGTCTCCGCCGTCTCCGCCGTCTCCGCCGTCTCCGCCGTCTCCGCCGTCTCCGCCGTCTCCGCCGTCTCCGCCGTCTCCGCCGTCTCCGCCGTCTCCGCCGTCTCCGCCGTCTCCGCCGTCTCCGCCGTCTCCGCCGTCTCCGCCGTCTCCGCCGTCTCCGCCGTCTCCGCCGTCTCCGCCGTCTCCGCCGTCTCCGCCGCCGCTACTCACCACAAGTCTCTCCCTTCTTGTCTCCCTGCTCGCCCCGCCGCGCCCCAGCCGGACCCGGCCCGCGCCGCGAGACATGGCCTCCACCGTCGTCTCCGCCGCCGCCCAGAGGTGCTGCATCTGCCTCGACGCCCCGGAGGACCCCGCCACCGTGCTGCCCTGCTTCCACGAGTTCTGCCTCCCGTGCATCGAGCGCTGGCTGTCCTCCACGCCCACCTGCCCCCTGTGCAAGCAGTCCGTGGGCTCGGTGGCCCACGGCATCTCGGCCGACGACGCCTTCGTCGAGACGCCCATCGGAGACATCTACCGCCCCGGGCGCAGGCACGCCTCGGGCGCCCGCCGCCGCCTCTCCTTCCTGGACGGGCCCGAGGAGGTCGGCGAGGACGGGGGCGCGGGCGGGCCCGGCCCGTCGGCCCTCGTCGAGGCGGGCGAGAACGAGGAGGACGAGGGAGAGGAGGAAGACTTCGGGGGCCCGGAGGCGCGCCGCCGGGCCGAGGACTCGGACGCGGACGCCCGGCGCGCGGAGGAGCGCGAGGAGGGGGAGGAGGACGAGATCATCGTGCTGGCGGGAGAAGAGGAGGAGGAGGAGGAGGAGGACGGAGACGAGGAAGGGAGAGGCGCGAGGGACGGGTTCCCCGCCGCCGCCGCCGCCGCCGCGTCCCCGTCCCCGTCCCCGTCCCCGTCCCCGTCCCCGCCCCCCGCCCCGCCGTCCCCGCTGTGGGGCGAAGACTTCGACGAGACGCTCGCCGCCGACGGGCGCGCCTGGTTCGACCGCCTCCGCGCCGACGCCGGCGCGGGGGACGGGCCCCGGGGGCGGGACACGGAGAGCGCGGAGAGCGCGGAGCACGCGGAGCGCGCGGAGGACGGGCGAGCGCGCGGGGGCGCGGCGGGGGCCGTCGCGGAACCCCAGCGCTACTACGCGCTCCCACCTGAAGTCGCGCTTCGCGCCGCGCGGGCCGCCCTCGCGGGCGCAGCCGGGGGGGACGCGGGGGGGGCGAATCACATCGTGGCCGCCGCCGTCGGGTCGCTCGTGTGCTACGGCGCGGACCCGGAAGCCATGACGACCGTGCTCACTCCGCTGCTGCACGGCGCCGCGGGCCCAGCCGCCCGCGCCGTGATCTGGAGACTCACGACCCTCGCGCAGCACACCACGACGCCCGTTGCCCTGACCTCCGAAGACAACCCCTCTCGGGGCCCCGCGTCCCCTTCCTCCTCCCACATACACGACCTGCGCCCCAGGGCACAGCGGTCCGCGCCGCGCGGGGGACCGAGGGAGGAGGATAACGGGTACACGTCCCCGGGGGTCCGCTCCGGCGACCTCACGCCCGAGTCATCAGACTCGGACGCGGACTTTTATCCACGCCGCCAGCGACGCAGGACGCGACGCCGTCGGGGACCCGCGAGACCCTCCGGCTCGGTTCGTGCCACCCCGCGGGCCGAGAGACGTCGGGCGCGGCGCCGCCCAACCGGGAGCACGTCTCCAGACGCCACCCCGCCGGAAGGAAATGCGGACACCGTATCGGGGACACCCGTACCCGCCAACTCTACCCCCGCGCGAGTAACCGTTTCCTCGGACTCGGGCGCCCAGGCGGTGCCGGCTACCGCCGACGCCGCCACCCAGACAACGCCCCCTCCCCCCGAGGCGTCTGCCGCGAGAGCCACGGACCCCGGGCCCTCGCACCGGCCGTCCCCAACTCCCTCTCCAGCTCCGATCGCCGGGCCTTCGCGCCAGCCTACGCCAGCCCAGGCCCGTGTCCCAACTCCTCCGATCCGGGCCCCCGTGCCAGGACCCTCGCGCCGGCCGACGCCAGCCACAGAGACCGCCACGGAGTGGGTCCGCAGGTTTCTCGGGAAGCGCGAGAGCGATGGATGCAGAGCCGGGACGTCCACCGGGCCGGCAACCGGTGGTGGAGTCCTCACCCCGCGGTCGTCGAACCCCCAGGCTACGCCTCCACCTACCAAACGGGCCCGGGTGTTTCAGCACGCCGCGCCCGCGGCGGGTCCCGCGGGCCCCCGACCGGGCCGGAATGCGGAGGAACAACTGCACCTGGGCCGCCTGGTCAGGCAGACCCGCGCCGCCCTGGAGGATTGGAGGCGTCTCGACCGGGCCCTGCGCCAGTCTAGCGGCCCGCGTGGATGGCTGGAAATGGTCCGCGAGGCGTTCGCCCAGTCCGGGGAAAACAGACAGAGAGGCCCCAATCCCTCGGGCGGACTCGGCGCGTAAGCGTGCCGCGCCCCCGCCTCGTGCGGCCGCGGCCACGGCGAGAGCTCCCCCCATTCAATAATTAATAAAGGCTGATGTTGTTATACAATCCTTACCCAGTCTGTATGTTTCTCTGCGCGATGGGGGGTGAGGGGAATTGCGGACCACGGGGTGTGGGGCTCTTCACTCGGAACGCGCACGGTCCCAAACACGCCCCTCTGAGTTCCTTCACCCCCTCCCTGCCCGGGGCCGGGTCCCGCCTCTGCTCTGTTATCGCATCACGTCACTTTGCGGCGGGTGCGGCTCGCTGACATAAAACCGCGAGGGGCCGCGCGCTTTCCTGCGAGACGCCGACCGGTTTCCCGCGCGTCCTTCGGCCGTCGCAGATGCCGCACTCCACTCTGACGGCCCCGGCCGTCCGCACCACGGGGGACGGGGACGCGGGCGCGGACGCAGACGCAGAGGCGGAGAGGTGCTGTATCTGCCTGGACGCCCTGGAGAGTCCCGCCCGGACGCTCGCGTGCCTGCACAAGTTCTGCCTGGTGTGCATCAAGCGCTGGCTCGCCGGCACGCCCACCTGCCCGCTCTGTAAGCGCTTCGTGGAGTCCGTGATCTGCGCCCTGGGGCCCGGCCCGTGTCGAGACGACTCGTTCACCGAGATCCCCATCGCCGCGATCTACTCCGGGCCCCTGACGCGCGAGCACGTGGAACGGGGTCTCTCGCGCATCCCGCTGGACGCCTCCTTCGACGAGGACTCCGACATAGACTCCGACACCGAGCACCTTTTGGCTCCGGCGATCGAGGCAGCTATCGTGATGGCCATCCGGGCGTCTAACGAGGCGACCCCGCCCGTGCGGCGAAGCATCACCAGCCTGGCCTCCGGCGTCGAGTTCGTGGACCCGTCCGAGAGCGAGAGCGAGGGCGAGGGCGGGAGGGAGGACGAAGATGATACCGATGACTCCAGCGAGGCGGGGGGCTCGACCGTCTGGTATTACCAGTCCGGCGCGCTCGCGCGCACCGGGTACTTCGACATGGAGGAGCTGGTGATTCAGCTGGACGCGTCCACGCAGACCGGGGAGTCTACGACGGAGGGCGCCCGGGTCGCGGAGTCGCGCGCCAGGGTCATCGTGCCGGGGGAACGTCGCGGATCCGTCGGTAGCGCGGCGCAGAGCCGCGGAACGCAAACGTCCCAGGAGCCGGTCCCCATCGCCGCTCCGATCGTCGCCCGTCGTCGACACGTGCGGACCGAGAACCCGGAGGAGCCCATCCCCGGTGGGGCGGCGGGGGCTGTGCCCTCGTCCGAGGCCCACGGGTCGGGCGCGCGTGCGTGCCGCGTCGCCGGGCCGCCGGGTCGGCCGGCGCGAGGGTCCCGTCAAAGCGAGGGCGCTTCGGAGTCTACGTCACGCCGGGCCGGCCGTCCCGGAGGCGAGGAGTCGGCTTATGGGGGCCCCGCTGGGGATCCGACGTCGTCCGGCGGATCCCCCGTCCTGACCGTCCAGGCCCGCGCGCGCCGCCGGCGGCGCGCGCTCGATCCTCCCTCGCCCGCGGACCCCGACCCCCCGGCCTCGCCGGCCCCGAAGACCGCGAACCTGGGGCGCGTTTTTTGAGCGCCCCGGGGCGCGCGGACGCCGCCCCCGCGTCAGATAGGCGCCCTCGCCCCGGGTGATCGATTTGTGGGGCGGGGCTTATGGGCGAGCATAAAAGTCCCCGGCCCCGCGGGCTCCGTTCCTCCAAATTTGAGGATGCCGGAGGCGATGCACACCGATCCCACGACCCCGGTGCCTCGATGTTCCGGCCGGTCCGCGTATCAGAGGTTGGTCGAGTGGGTTCGGGTTCAGGACCCGAACCTCGTGGCGGCGGTCGTGTTTGCCGCCGCCTATCTGAGCATCCTGACGCTGCGTTCCGTCTCGCGCTGAGGAGCCCCCCGCGGGACGCGCGTTTTGCCCGGCGCGCGCGAAGTCGCGGACCCCGTCCGTTTCCCGCCCGACGGAAGGCGGCCGATCCCGGATCCTGGATCGGCGGTCGGAGAACCCTCCCCCGACGCATCTGTGGCCCGCGGGATCGATGATTAAAGATGGTGTTTAAACCGATCGCGTGACTTGTTTTTCCAGGGGAGATGGGGTCGGGGTGCGCGGTCCCCGGTGCGAGGGTCGCTCGCGTCGACGAGTAGGGAAGGGAGGGAGGCTGTGGGTTTTCGACACGATCTTTATTTGGCGGGAATGCCCACGTCGTGGTTGTTGGGGGCGCGAGGGGGGCCCCTCCATCCCGGGTCCGCGTTGGACGGGGGGGGAGGGGGTCCAGACGAAGCCGCGGTGACGCTGAAACGCGTTGCCGTGGGGAGTTCTACGACGTGGGGGACAGCGACACCGGTTTCTCGGGAAAGCTGCTCTTGATCTTATCAACCCAGCCCTCCGTCGGGTTTGCGCAAAACGGGGGAATGGTCTTTCCGTTGCCCAATTTCTTCGACGTGATGCTGCGGAGCGAATACGCGGTTAGGCAGCCCCCCCGGTCGGGTTTGCGGGATCAGGTACCGCGTCCCAGCTCGGGAAGGTTCTCCCTCCCCCCCCCACTCCCCTCCCAACTCACATCACGCCCGGCTTGGGGCAGTTGGAGCTCGTCGGGGACCAAGACTCCACCCACTTGTGGGGAAACGGCTTCGTGGCGTATTTGGTGCAACAGATGTCACCGCGGTCGAGGCCCACTGGAAAAGATCGTACGGGGGTGGTAGCGGGGGGGGGTTCCCGACGCGGCCGCCCCCGCTCTATCGCTCCGCATTGAGCGCGCGTCGACCGCGACGCGCACCGTTGTACGCCCGGCGCACCCCCGGGGAGAGGGAGCGGGCGTCCTCGGTCTTACGTGGGCCGGCGAGCGACACGTTGGCGGCGAATGCGGCGAGCGCGAGCATCAGACACAGGGCGAGCGCCGACGCCTTCATGTTCGGGCCGGCGGCGGTGCGAGCGGTGGGATTTAGGGATTAGCGGGACCGGTTCTGGGGGCGCGGGATCGCCCGAGGCCTTTTTATTTGCCCCGGGGGGAGGGCGGGGTATCGAAAAAGCGGGATCGGGTTACAGCGTCCCGAACACTCGGGTGGGGTCCCGGATCGCGGCGGGCCGCGCCTCCGGCCGCGATCCGGGACCCCCGGCACCCGCGCGCGGTCCTTATAAGAGCCGGGCATCCCGCCAGCTTCCGCCGTTGTCGGGGCGACCGCGGCGCGCGATGGAGCTGCCCTCGACGCTCGCCGTGCTGCGCGACTGGGGATGGGACGTCGGCGCCGCGTGGGAGGCCTCCCCCGCGGCGCGCGAGGCGGACCCCGACCCCGGGGTCGGGGTCCGCGAGGGCGCCTTCGCGGGAGACGCGGGCCCCCGCGCGGACCCCGACCCCGGGGTCGGTGGTGGGGCGCCGGTCCTCGGCGAGGACCCCCGCTACGTGAACTTTGACACACTCTTCATGGTCTCGTCGATCGACGAGCTGGGCCGGCGGCAGCTGACGGACACGATACGGAAGGACCTGCGGAGTACCCTGGCCAAATTCACCATCGCGTGCACGAAAACGTCCTCGTTCTCCACCAACGGAACCGGCGGGCGGAAGCAGCCCGACCCCGCGCACCCCCCGCGCGGGGCGCGCAGCAATAAAAGCCTGCAGATGTTCGTGCTCTGTCGCAGAGCGCACGCGGGGCACATCCGCGCGCAGCTGCAGACGGTCATCCGGGCCCGCAAGCCGCGCAAGTATTACACGCGATCTTCGGACGGCAGAACGCACCCCGTCGTGCCCGTGTACGTGTACGAGTTCTCAACCCCCGACCCGGTGTACATCCACCGGGACAACGTGATCGAGCCCGTCGCGCCGTCGGCCGTCTAGCCAGCGATGAACGCGTTCGGGATCGGGGCGATAGCGACCGTCGACTGCTATCGCAGGTTCATGTCCGACAACCCCACGGCCGCCAACCGGATACGCCAGGCCTGCCAGCCCCATCCGCCCCCCGCGGCGCCCGGAGGGCGCGTGGACGCGTCGCTCCATACACCTGGACGGAGACATCCCGGCCCCGCGGGACGAGGCTCCGGGGCCGAGCTCCAGGCGGGCTACCGCCCGCGCGCCAAGTCGCTGACGGGGCGCGCGCCGGGAGCGTCGGACGCGGCCGGGGGCCCGCGCGGGATACTGAAGACCTCGGTCCGCGCGGGCCCCGTCGACGCGTCGTGCAGGATCGGCGCGTCGACGGGCCCCAGCGGCCCGCGCCGTGCGCGAAAGAGTATCACGAGGCAGTGAACGCTGGGTCGGGGGCGGGCGAAAGAGAGGGGTCGGGCCGATAATAATAAATTACATATAACATAAAAAACGTGCTTTATTTTGCGCGCGCGCGGCGCTGCACCGACCGGCCGTCATCTGACCGGGGTCCCCCCCGCGGCCTCGTCGTACAGGTCGGACTCCTTCAGGATGGTCTGGAGGAAGTCCTCCTCCGGCGGGGAGGGGGTTGAGAGGGGCCCTCCCCGCTCCGACTCCCCCCGCCCGGGCGCGCGGCCATACGCCGTCACGGTTATGTGGACGGCCCGATGGGCGGCCCAGTCAACCGTGAGCAGGCCGCGGGTCCGCTCCTGCAGGCAGCGGTCGCGGTCCACCACGGTCCACCGCGAGAACGGCACGATGAGTACCGCGTCCTCGCGCGGCGCCAGGCGCGCGAGGGACCGGCCCGCGTGCAGGAACGCGAACGAGCAGCGCTCGTGCTCGCAGTCCACGGCCACGACCGTGGCCCGGCGGCCGCACTGGATCACGAGGCTCCCCCCGGGGAGCGCGTCGTGGCGGGAGTTCTCTCCCACCACGATGGACCGCCCCCCGTGCGCGTACGAGCAGACGATCTGCTCGCGGTCGGGGATGACCCACACGGGCGCCTCGCTCAGCCCGTGCAGCGCGTAAGCGATGAGCGCCACGGCGCCTGACCCCCGCCCCCGGGGCGCCTAGTACACGATGTGCACGTTCGGGTCCCGCAGGGCGGCTAATATATGGCCGCCGATGACGTTGTCGCGCTCGTGCTTCTCCCGCAGGGGGTTCAGGTTCATGCGCAGGAACCGCGAGGATATCGTCCGGGACATGGCCACGTACACGCTGTTCAGGCGCAGGTTCGTCGAGGGGAAGCAGATCGCGACCTTCTCCAGGCTCAGGCCCTGGGAGCGCGCGATCGTCATCGCCAGCTTGGAGCTGATCCCGTAGTCGAGGTTGACGGCCATGTCCAGGTCGCGGTCCTCCACGCACTCCACGAACTCGCTGACGTTCGTGTTGACCACCGACATGAACCCGTGCTGGTCGCGCAGAACTATTCGGGGCACCTTGAGGAGCCCCAGCAGCTCGCGGACCCCGTCGGCGAGCCGCCGGCGGCCGAGCTCCTCGGCGAACGGCAGCACGGGGGCGTGGGTGTACCCCATCAGCGTGTAGCTGTCCGTCTGCATGGCCATGGCCAGCAGCCCCCCGCGGAACCCCCCGACGAACACCTCGCACCCCTTGAACGTGACGCTGTCGACGTAGGCGCTAAAGCCGGCCGACGTGAACCGCTCGCCGAACAGGCGGCGGCAGACGTCGTACCGGCGCGCGAACAGGTCCTTGAGCATGAGGAACTGCGCGTGCACCTCGGGGGTCGACTCTGGGCGGGCGAGGTCGTAGTCGCAGTACAGCAGGTCGACCGTCCCCTCGTGGAGGGCCGCGAAGATCAGGTCGTCGTCCCGGGTGGGCGACCCCGGGCCCGCGGGCGGCTCAGGGGGGTCCGCGGGTGGGACCTCCGGGTCGCCCTGCCCGCTCTCCGCGAGGCACGCGCGGGTCGCCTCCGCGAGCCGCCGGTACGCCTCGGCGACCGCCCCGGGGGGCAGGCCGGGCGTCCGGAGGAAGTTGTAGAACTCGATCATCCCGCCAAACAGGAGGGTCGACAGGAACCTGTACGCGTACTCCACGGCCGCCTCGCCCTGCGTCTTGACGAACGTGTCGTCGTTGAGGACCCGCGCGAACGCGGCGAACGTGCCCGAGAACCCGAACACCAGCTTCTTCAGGCGGGTGGTCACCGCCACCTGGCTGTTCAGGACGTGGGTCACGTCCGCCTGCGCCAGGACCGTGTCCTGCTTGGAGAACACCTCGCAGCGGAAGACGCTCGTGTCCTGGTCGCGGCTCTGCGAGTAGTTGGTGATGCGCCCCGCGTTGGCGGCGAGCCACGTTGTCAGGCTGAGACCGCGCCGGTCGGTGAGCTCGCAGTACTCCTCGAAGGTGCGGATCCCCACCATGGTGTACACCGGGAGCGTGAAGACGACGAACTCCTTGCCGGCCGCCGCCACCTTCAGGTGGGCGTGCAGCTTGCTCATGTACGCGCTGACCTCCTTGTGGGACGAGTACAGCCGGGTCCAGCCCCGGAGGTTCTCCGGGTTGTTGATGAACGACTCCGGGACCACGAACTCGTCCACGAGGCGGAGGTGCTCCTCCGTGAGCGGGAGCCCGTACTCCAGGGCCTTCAGGAGCTCCCCGAACTCGTACTCCTGGCACCGCTTGTTGTTGATGAAGATCGTCCAGTTCCGCGGGATGTCCGCGTACTGGCGGAGGGTCCGGTTCGTGATCAGGTACGTCAGGATGTTCTCGCTCGCCCGCACGCGACACCGGAGCTGCCGGTGCTCGAAGGTGGACTCGAGCGAGTCCGTCTGGGTGGGGGACCCGATGCACACGACGACGGGCCGCGCGCCCGCGACGTACTGGGGGGACTGGTACGCGCAGTTCAGGAGCCACCACGCGTACACCACGGCCGTGAGGACGTGCCGCCCGAGCGAGCCCGCCTCGTCGATCACGATCACGTTGCTGCGCACGAAGGCCGGGAGCGACGCGTGGGTGCAGAAGCCCAGGCCCGCCAGGCGCCCCGGGGGGAGCCCCAGGCGCCGCTCCAGCTCCTGCAGGTCCTCCAGGTGCCGGACCGGGGCCGTCTGCAGCACGCGCCGGGAGATGTCGAGCAGCACGTCCCAGTAGTAGACGATGTCGCGGAGCTGCAGCTCCGCGACGGACGGCGGGCTCGTCGTGCACAGGTACTGCTCCCGCCCGAGGACCGCCTGGACGTGGTTGGCCCGGAACCCGAACTCGTGGAATATGGTGTTGATGTGGCGGCTCGCGTAGGCCGCGGACAGCTTCACGTAGATGTTCTGCGCGGCCACGCGCGTGGCCCCGGTGATCACGCACTCCATCGCCTCGCTCAGGGTCTGCACGCAGGTGCTCTTCCCGGAGCCGGCGTTCCCGGTGATCAGGTACGCCGCGAACGGGAGCTCCCGGCACGGGATCTCCAGCGGCGTGCTCGCCTCCGCCGCGTCCCGAAACCACCGCAGCGAGGGCCGCTGCGCCGCGGGGACCCGCGCCGCCGAGAGGCGGCGGATCTGCGAGATAATTGGCTGCACGCCGTGCATGGAGGTGAAGTTGAGATACACGGCCGGCGGGCGGCCCCTATATAAATGGTCGGGCGAGGGGTCGCCGTCAGTGCCGGGAGCGGGCCCGCGGTCCTCCGAGCCCGCCCGCATGCCGCTTCGGGATGGCCGAGGCTGGGTCTGGCGCGCCCGGGGCCGCCGCGCATTTATCCCGGACGCGGGGGGGGTCTGCCCCCGCGGAGTGGGTCCAGCTCCACCCGACGCCAACCACGGCGACCTTTAAGCGCATCCTCATGGGCGAGTTCGGGTACGTGGACGGGCAGGGCGTCTACAACGCGGCGCGCTCCACGGAGACCGTGACGCGGCAGCTGCAGGCCAGCGTCCTCGAGACCGCGCTGAACGCGGCCCGCTACGAGGACCTGGCCGAGGACTGGCTCGCGTACGCGCGGGCCCGGGAGCTGAGCGCCGGCCTGCTGGCCGGCGCGTACCGCGGCCTCGGCGAGGCCGAGGTGGCCCGGATAGCCGAGCAGATCTTCGGCACGTGGCGCACGATCCTGCACGCCACCCTGGTCGACTTCGTCCGGGAGATCGCCGAGAGCCTGACCGCGAGCCTGCACGGCGGGAGCGCCGGCTTCGCCAAGTACATCGACTGGATAGTCTGCCTGGGGATCGTGCCCCTCCTGCGCCGCTCCCCCCGCGGGGCCCGCAAGCGGCAGGCCGAGGAGTGCGGGCGGGACGCGGCGCGGCTCTCCCCCGCCAAGCGCGGGCTCCTCGCCCGCATGAACGTGGCCGGGAGCATCCTGCGCCACGGGTTCGACGCCATCGAGGCGATCGTCGCGGGGCTCGCCTCCGTGACGATCATGGACTACGACCGGACCCGCATCCTGTACAACTTCGAGCAGCGGCGGCTAGTCGCCGTCGACCTCGCCTCGGGCGCCCGGGGCGAGTGCCTGGTGATCTGGCCGCCCGTGCGCTGCGACGGGCGCGTGGCCTTCGACTCGCCCATGCAGCGGCTCTACGGCGAGGTCCTCGCCTGCCACGCGCTGCGGGAGCACACCAAGCTGTGCCAGCTGATCAACACCGTCCCCGTGCGCGTCCTGGTGGGCCGGCGCGCGGAGGAGGCGCGCGGGGGTGTCGCCGGGGGGGCCGTCGAACGGCTGCTGGGCGAGGGCGAGGACGCGGGCGCCGGCTCGTCCGCGGCCAAGCTCATCAAGCTGATCGTGAACATGAAGGGGATGCGCCACATCGGGGACATCTCGGAGACGGTGCGCGAGTACCTGGACGACACGGCCGGCACGCTGCTGAACACGGCGAGCGTCGACACGAGCCAGCCCGGCTTCGGGCTGGGCGGCGGCCTCGGGCGGCGCGCGGGGCCGAGCGGCGGCGCGCAGCTCCAGGACGCGTTTCGCACCTCCGTGGTGCACAACATCAACGGCATGCTGGAGGGGTACGTGAACAACCTGTTCAAGACCATCGACGCGCTCAAGACGAGCAACCGGGAGCTGGCCGAGCAGCTCCGTCAGCGCGAGCGGGACCTCCGGCGGACGCGCGAGGCGGCGCTGGCCTCGGCCCAGACGGAGGCCGACGCGAAGGCCGGCGTGGCGTCCAGCAGGCCGAGCGCCTCGCTGGGGCACGAGGTCATCGACATCGCCCAGGACATGGGCGACGACACGTACATCGCGAACAGCTTCCATGCCCGATACATCCCGACGAACGCGGCGGAGATAGAGCGCCTGTCCAAGCTCTGGGAGCAGGAGCTCCTGCGCTGCTTCAAGCTGACGCGCCTGGTGAACAACCAGGGGCAGGAGATGTCGATCTGCTACTCGAACAGCGCCATCACGCTGCTCCTGGCCCCGTACTTCGCCTCGGTCCTGCAGGTGCGGAACATAGGCTTCCTGCTCCCGCAGCAGGACGCATATAAGTCCGAGGAGGAGCTGTGCGAGGCAGTTTTCAAAAAAACGCGGCTGCACGCCTACCTGACGGAACTCTCCACCCTGTTCCTGGCCGACGTCCGCCGGGCGCTCCTCGAGGCCGCGCCGGCCGCGGACCATGGCGAGCGCCGCCGGCGCGGGTCCGGGTCCCCGGGGCGAGGCGACCATCACGGGGAGCGAGACCATCGACGGCCTCATCCGGGAGATCGAGAGCCGCGGTGGGGCGACCGGCGCGGTGAGTGACCTCGTGTGGCACGTGCTCCCGCGCTTCGTGTGCGAGGTGCGCGAGATCCCGCCGCGGCCGCCCGTGTTCACCACCACGTCCGTCGTCCACATGCGGGTCGACGAGGCGACCGGCGCGCTCCTGCTGACCCTGGCGGGCCACACGCGCGAGATCACCTGCGAGGAGTACATGGACCTCTGCCTGGCCCAGCCGGGGTTCAAGGGGTTCGCGCTCGTCGTGATCACGGCCGTCGAGGACATGACGCGCAGCCTGTCCGTCCCAGGCGTGGCGCTCCCGCACCGGCTGGCCGTCCACAAGCCGGACTCCCTGGACGAGTTCTCGCTCTGCGTCGTCCAGATGTACCTGGAGAGCTGCGCCGGCGCGCAGGCCGGCCCGGAGCTGTTCGCGCCGCTGGCGCGGCTGCTCGACCGGCTGCGCGCGGCCGCGAACCCCATGCGGAAGGTGGCCAACTTCCTGTACGTCGGGACCACGCGCGTGCTGCACACGCTCATGTACATGTCGGGCCACGGCGCGTTCAGCGTCCAGCGCGTCCTGCCGCACTACCTCATCGCCAAGGAGCTGCTGGGCGGCGGCGCGCCGCCGCCCGTGTTCGTGGCGCTCTTCTCGGGCCGGGACCACACGCCTCCGCGGCGCCCCGTCTGCCCCCCGGGCGCGTGCGCGTTCCGACGGGGGGTTCTGAACGCGGCCCTGTTCACCCCCGACCTGCAGAACGCGCTCTACGCGTGGTGGACCTCGCCCGCGAGGCAGGCCCTGGCGCAGATGTTCGCGCTGTACGCCTGACCGTCGCCGGTGGTGGGGGTTGGGCCAATAAAGAACGATAGGCCACAAAGGCTCGGTCCGGCTATCCGTCTTTATTATCCCCCTCCCCATCCCCCTCGTCCGCGGCGCGGGGGCACTGAAACAGGAACTCGAACGTCCGGCGAAACTCGAACTCCCCCGCCGCGTCGCCGAACCGCGCGGCGGCCGCGCCGCTCAGGCTCGCGGCCAGGGCCCGGAGGGCGCTCCGCACGTGCGGCGCGCAGTCTATCTTGTAGAGGAGGGCGGGGGCGGGAAAGAGCGCCCACGGCACGACGAGGCGCTCGCCGTCGTGTCCGAGGACCGCGACCGCGTCTCGGGGACCGCAGTCGCGGTCCAGCGCGTCCTCGCGGTCGTACAGGCAGCCGGGGAGCCACGTCCACTCCGCGATGGGCCGGGGGGCGCTCCAGAACTCCGGGTTCAGGCGCTCCCGGAACCCCGTCTCGACGAGCGCCATGCACTCCCGCTCGGCCTCCTCGTACAGCGCCCCCGCGGAGTCGCGCTCCGGCTCCGCCAGCGCGCGCAGGAGCCGCGAGCACGCCTCCTTGGCCTCGCGCGCGAAGGCGGTCCGGGCCGGGAACCCGAGGAAGTCCGTCCGGCCCGTGGCGGAGTCGTGGAGCCAGTACTGGTGCGGCGACCACGCGAAGGCGCGGTCGTAGACCCCCTCCAGCCGCAGGCGAAGGGTCACGCCCGCGGGCGCGGGCGCGCCGAGGTCCGCGAGGCGCGCGAGCGCCGCCGCCTCGCACCGCGCGCGCAGCTCCTCCGCGGCGCGCGCGGCGTCCTCCGGAGCGACGCGGTCGGTCGCGAGGGCGCCGAACACCCCCCAGAACCCGTCCTTCACGTACGTGCAGATCGCGAACCCGTGCGCGTTCGCGACGCGCTCCACCTCGACGCTGAGGGCGTTGGCGAGGCCGATGACGGCGGCGTAGGTGCGCGGGCGGAGGTGCTTGAGCCCCCCCACGAGCGTCAGCAGGGAGCGCTTGACGTGCGCCTTCCCCAGGGCCAGCCGGGCGCGGAGGACCTCGCGCACGCGGGCGTGCGCGGGGTGCAGGCACGCGTAGAGCGTGGCGAAGAAGGAGGAGAAGTCGAACTTCGCCATCCACCGGCCGGCCAGGTGGGTGGGCTCCTCCAGGATGGTGGTGACGCGTCCGGCCGGCCACCGGTCCGCGTCCTCCGCGCCGGCCCGCGGGTCCGCGTCCTCGCGCGCGGGGGCGAGCGCGTGGTAGGCGTAGATGCCGAGCGCGGGCCACGCGCCGTCCGTCAGCGCGTACAGGTCCACGGCCTCCGCCACGGCGCCGGCCTCCGGCGCCACCAGCGTCTGGAACCCGGGAAAGCCGAGCATGTGGCAGTAGACCTTCTCGTCCCCGTGCGGGTAGACGTCCGGGCCGAGGTACGCGAACAGGGGCGCGGCCTGGCCGGGGCCCGCGAAGAGCGCCTCCCGCCACTGTCGGTACAGGAGCATGAGCGCGACCGGCGAGAACGAGGCTCGCTCCGCGATCAGGTAGTCGAAGTCGAGTGGCACCAGCGCGCGCGTCCGGAGCGAGCGCGCGCCCACGAGGACGGAGTACTCGCGGACGGCGAACAGGTCCGTGAGCGCGCCGACCTTCTTCGCGGCCGGCTGGGTCACGTCGGGGAAGCGGCGGGCGAACCTGGCCGACCGCGTGACGATTTCCGCGTCCACGGCGGGGGCGCCCTCCAGGCACCCCGCCTGAAGCGCGCACAGGCGCGCCCGGGCCAGCGACGCGTCCCCCGTCGGCGACGCGTTCGCCCGCACCGCGTCGCGGTCGAGGCGGACGCGCGCCTCGGTGCGCAGGACCGCGCCCCGGGGCCGCGGCGGGTCCGCGGCCCCGTCCCCGTCCGCCGCGCAGACCCGCGCGAGGAGCCCGGTGTCCTCGCGCACGGCGAACCGGACGGGCGCGTAGAAGGCGAAGTCGCCGACCGCCGCGCGCACGGCGCGCACGGCGCACAGGTAGAGGACCTTCCACAGGGCGGTGTTCCGCAGCGGGGCGAGCGGCAGCGCGTCCGGCGCGGCGGCCTCGCGGATCATCCGGTGCAGGGCCGCGGCGCTCGGGCGCTGCTCCGCCGGCGCCCAGCGCCCGAGCTCCCCCAGCGTCAGCTCCGCCGTCGCGAACCGCACCTCGTACCGGTCGGGGTCCCGGCACAGGAGGGCCGCGAGGACCCCGACGCGGTCGCCCGGCTCCACCCAGAGGGAGTGGATCGTGATCGCGCACACGTGGCCCGTCGCCCACCGCAACCGGGGGACGCCGGAGGCGCCCGGGCGCGCCGCCGCCATCAGAGCCGCGCGAAATCCAGGGCCCCCTCGGACAGCGGCCACGCGGTGGGGGGGACGGCCTCCAGGGCCGCGTCGAGGGCCGCCTCGCACAAAATGGACGCGTCGGACGCCAGAAAGCAGATATAGGAGCTCCATTTTGGAGGGCGTAGCTTGTACCTCCGTTCGCGGAAGAGGTCCTTGTTGGCCATCAGCGTCCGGTAGAGCTCCCGGTGGGTGTGGTCGGCCGAGTGGTCTATCCCCCGGAGCCGCAGCAGCGCGACGATGTCGCCCTTGCGCAGGTTCTTCACCCGGCCGGCCCCCGGGAAGGTCTGGAGGCTCCGCGCGACCCCGACCCCGAAAACGTCCTCCCACACGACCTTGAACACGTGCACCGCGTGCTCCTCGCGGCTCACCCCCCGCCGCCGCGGGGGCCGCCGGCCGGCCAGCGCCGACGTCGCGCGCGCGACGGGCGCCCGGGCCACGACCGACGCCGGGGCGACGTGGCACCGCACGAGCTCCATGAGCCAGTCCGTGTACCGGTCCTGGTCCGGGCCGATCCAGGCGACGATCTCCTCGGCGGACAGGTCGCGGACGCGCGGGTCGCGCACGTCCAGCCCGACCGCGAGGGCGAGGCGGGCGCAGCGCTGGTACAGCTCCCAGCGGGCGGCGCACACGACGCTCGGGGCGATCGGCGCGACGTCGAGCGCCCCGGACTCGGCGATGAACGGGATGTTCCCCGACGCGTAGTGCTCGTAGACGCGCCGGAACACGTCGAAGCTGGCCAGCGCGGCGGGGAGCCGCAGGCACGCCCCGAGGACGGCCAGGTTGACCAGGTGCTCGCGGGGCCCGGGCAGGCCCATGCGGCGCAGCAGGCGCGCCAGCGCGTCCGGCGGCACGTCGCTCGGGAGGTACTTGTGCACGAACGCGGAGATGTCCGCGCTGTCCGCGATCTCGACGCCCGGGTCCGGGCTCGGGACGAGGACGCGCTTGAGGTCCCGCAGCGCGCCCGCGTTCGCCACGGCGTCCGCGCGCAGGTGCGCGATGAACTCGCAGAAGCGGGCGGCCGTGACCCGCTCGCAGCCGAGCAGGGCGACCGCGATCCGGTTGTGCTCCAGCAGCGCGTGCAGGATGTTCAGGCTGTCCCCGACGCTCGCCAGGGTGCACCGCTCGAAGAAGTGCTTGTACTTGAACTTGGCGAACAGGGTCAGCCCGCGAGGGGGGACGAAGCTCCGGCGGCACGTCAGTCGAAAGCGGCAGCACAGCAGGTCGGTCACCTGCGTGAACGTGGACGGCCACCCCCCGTGGTTCCGGACGACGTGGTTCAGCAGCATGGGGGTGAAGACGGGCTCCAGCCGGGCCCCGCCGCCGTCCAGGTACACGTGGAGCTCGCCGTGGACCAGGTCCCGGATCCGCCCGAGGGACTGGTACACGGAGACCATGTCGGGCCCGTGGCTCATCGGCTTGACGTAGGCGAACATGCAGTGGAAGTGGCGCCGCTCGAAGCTGATGCCCACGGTGACGACCGTGGTGTAGATGAGCACCCGCGCGGCGGCCCAGTCATCCACGGGGCTCGCGGGGCGCGCGGAGTTCAGGAGCAGCACCGCGGGCGTGAAGCGCGCGCAGAACCGCGCGACGAGCTCCGAGAACAGCACGGTCGACGAGAAGACGCACACGTTCTGGTTCGCCGCCAGGCGGGCGCCCAGGCGCCCGAAGAACGACTCCGGCGCGCGCGCGTCGGGCGGCGCGCCGCCCGGCGCCAGGGCGCGGACCAGCGCCTCCACGCCCAGCTCCCGCAGGAAGACGCACCGGCGCCGCGAGAACCCCGGCGCCGCGTGGCGGTTCAGGACCACGCGCACGTTGCCGGCCCCCCGCAGCCCCGCCACGAGGTCGACGAACTGCGAGTTGATCGTCGCGTCCATCGCCAGGATCCGCGGGCACGTCCGCAGGAGCCGGTGTAGCAGGGCATCGACGCGGCTCAGGTGAGTCATGGTGGGCGAGTATAACTGGGCCAGCGCGGACATGGCCTCGTCCAACACCAGCACGTCGTAGCCGCCCAGCAGGGCCTCGTCCACCCGGTGCAGGCTCTCTATCTGCACGATCAGGCGCCGGAACTCGGCGCCCGCCATCACGTAGTCGCCCGAGTCGAGGTACGTGACGAACCCGGGCAGCCCGGCCGCGCGGAACCGCTGGTGCAGGGTGTGCGTGAAGCTGCGCCGGCACGAGACGACGAGCACGGACGCGGCCGCGCCGCCGGGCTGGACGCGGAGCCAGTCGATGAGCGCCGTCGTCTTTCCGGAACCCATCGGCGCGCGAACGATCGTGACCCGGCGGCTCTGGGGCGCCGACGGTGGTAACAACATAACCGGAGTTCCGGTCTGGTGCTCCACATAAACGTCGGGGCGCTCGGCCGCGAGCCAGGCCGCGAGGTCGCCCCCGTATAACATTTGGGCGAGAGAAACACTCGACGCATACGTCCGCTCCGCGGGGGTGAGCTCGCACGGCTGACCCGGCGGCCCGTCGCGCGCCGACATGTCCGTCCTCGACCGGGTCGAGACGATCTGCTGGCGGACGTGGATGGTCCAGGCCAGCGGGTTCGCACTTCTGGCGGTTTTATTGATCGCGACGCTAATCTCCGCCTCCGTGGAGGCGGCGGGGCTGCCGTGCTTCTACGCCGCCGTCGTCGACTACGCGCCTCGGAACGTCACGGCGGACGGGGGGGCCACCCGGGGGCTCCAGCCCGCGCTGTTCCTGGAGGCCCCCACGACCGCGGCGTTCTTCGCGTACACCGCGCTCGTCCTGTTCTGCATGGCCATGTGCAACGTCGCGATCCCCGCGACCATCCGCCGCGAGGGGCAGCGCAGCCGCGCGCTGCGGCGGAGCATCGTGGCCCTCGCGTCCATGACCAGCCCGCCCGCGGCCCTGTTTTTGGGCGCGCTGCTCGCGTGGACGCTGCAGACCGTGGTCCTGTGCCTGTCCCACAAGCTCGTCTCCCTGTCGGCCGTGCTGTACGTGTGCCACGCGTGCCTCCTGGTGCCGTTCTTCGTCTACTACTGCGGCGCCGGCATGCCCCGCGCCGCGTACGTCGGCCTGGCCGACACGGTAAAGTACAACAGCCCGCGCCTCTACATCCTCCTGCACTACAGCCGCGCGATCAACGCGAACCTCCTGGGCGGGGCGCTGGCCCTCGGGATAGGAGTGGCCCCCCTGATGCTCGGCCAGCTCATGGCCACCGGGCTCCAGATGGCCTTCTGGAGGACCATCGCCGGCGCGATCACGATGTTCGCGGTGTGCGCGATCGTCTACCTCGTGAGCGCGGAGCTCGTGTTCTCGCACTACGTGCAGATGCTCGTCGGCCCGGCGTTCGGCATCCTGGTGGCCGCGGGGTGCATGGGGGTCTCCCTGAACGACTACAGCGCGCGGCTGGCCCCGGTGATCGCCGCGTGCGCCCCCAACCTGCCGCTCGCCGTCCGCGTGACCCTGGCCGCGGTGGGGCTGTTCGCGGCGCTCATGCTCGTCGTCCGCCTGGTGCGCGCCTACCTCTACCACCGGAGAAAGAACAGCGCCTTCTACGGGCGGGTCACCAAGGTCCGGCGGCGCGCGGCGCGGTACGTGCAGCGCGTGCGGAAGGCGCGCGGCCGGGGCCGCGACGCGGACGCGGAGCCGCTGTTCGACTCGGACGGGTTTGGGGGGGCGGGGGAGGGGGACGGGGACGACGCCTACGAGGTGCCGGACGACGAGGAGCCCGTCTACGAGGAGCCCGCCGCGTACCAGAAGCGCCCGACCCCCAGATCGTACACGCAGTATTGAAAATAAAAACGCGTTCGGTTTATAAATCTTTATTACGAGCCTCTCTCGCCTCCGTTCTTCCCGCGCGCCCCCTCTCCCCCGTCCGCCCGCGGGCGGGCCGCCGGGGAGAGGGGGCTAGTACGGGCTGGGGTACCGCCCCCGGTACGGCGCCGCGCGCGGCGGGCCGTCGTGCCGCGCGCGGGGGTCGCGCGGAGCCCGCGCGGGCGCGGGCTGCTCCCGCCGCACGTCCGGCGCGCACAGGTCGTCCTCGCTGAACTCCTCGAACGCCTCCGCGCTCAGGGCCACGACCTCCCCGCGGTCGGTCACGAGGAGGTTCCGGCGGCGGCAGCAGCGGCAGGAGGCCGCCTGTCCCATAACTCGGAGCTGGCGGACGCGAACGCCTCGCGCGCGGTGGTCTGCAGGCCGTCCCACACCCGCGCGTCGTCCACCTCGACCGGGGTGACGATCAGGAGGACGGGGATGGAGCAGCCGCTCGGGATGCGGTAGCTCCGCTCGGGCCAGCCGCCGGCGCCCGGACAGACGACGTCTAGGGCCCGGGCCTCGGTCGGCCGCCTCCGTCGCCCGATGTAGGTCACCAGAAACGGGCGCAGCTCCCGGTCGGGAAAGTAGCCGGACAGGACGTACTTCTGGACGAGAATCTGCTTGAAGTTGGCATGGCGCGGGTTGGCGAGCACGGGGATGCGCAGGGACGCCTCGCCGGTGTCCCAGCGGGCCGGGGTAATGCTTTTCGCGACCGGATCGGGCTCGTTAAATAACCACACGTCCGAGGAGGCCTTCAGGTTCAGGTCCAGGTGGCGCCGGTCCAGCCCCGTGCAGCGCCGCTGGACGTCGGACGGGGCCTCGGGGCGCCAGGCCGGGTCGCACGTGACGAGGGCCTCGTAGGTGCCGGGGGCTTTCGCCTCGGCGAAATACTCGACCCCGGGCCGCCGGGCCGCGCGAATGAAGTCGCGGAGCGCCTCCGCGCTCTTCCGGCGCAGGAGCTCGCCGTGCGCGGCGGCGAGTGGTGTGCCGTCGTCGGGGGCAAAGAGGTACTTGGCCCGGCACTTGATCTCGAAGAAGGCCAGCTCCGTCTGCGTGTGGTGGGGCGCGAGCCGCTCCCGCGCGTCGCGGTCGCAGACCAGCATGTCGAGCGACGCGCCGATGACCCCGGTGCGGAGGTCGATCAGGAGCCCGCAGCCGTACGGGGCCGGCGGGTCCGGCCGCGGATCGAAGATGAAGCGGTCCTCCGAGGCCTCGGCCCCGTCTAGGCCGTCCGGGGTGGCCACGTCCCCCGGCGACACGCAGAGCAGCCCCACGAGCCCGCGCACGAGGGGCTCGTTGGCGCGGCCGAAGGCGAGCGCGTCCGTGTCCGGGAACTCGGGCGCCGCCGCCCCGCCGAGCCGCAGGCTGTACAGCGGGCTCTTCGGCCCCCACCGGATCGTGCTGGCGGTGACGAGCGACCTGCGCAGCAGGTGCCACAGGTCGCAGCGCGCCTGCTCGCGCGTGGCCGCCTCCACGGCCAGCAGGGCCGCGCGGGCCGCGCCGCGGGCGCCGAACCGCGCGGCGGCGCCCGCGGCGAGCAGGCCGTGGGCCTCCAGCCGCCGCAGCAGCTCGCGGAGGTAGCCCATGCGCGCCGCGAGCGGGTCGAGGTTGGCGGGCGGGCCGGCGCGTCCGGCGTAGTCCTCGAACGCGAACGTCATTATTTCCGGCGGGAGCGAGACCGGCAGGTCCAGCCGGGCGCCGGCGGGCCCCGGCATCACGGCCACAGCGCGTGCGCCGCGTGTCGCGCGGCGGGGTTGGGGTGGCAGAGGAGCGTCGCGAGCTCCAGGAGCGAGTGCAGGACGGCCGGGGGCTGGTAGCCCCGCAGCTCCTCCCCGTAGTCCTCCGCGAAGCGCACGACCAGGTCCCGGAACGCCTTCTTGTGCGCCGCGTCGGCGAGGGCCCGGCATATGAGCTCCTGGGAGTCCCACGGGACGCCCCCCATGGTGGTTAGGGGCGTGGCCCGAAAGACGGCGCGGTTGAACACGCACCGGTAGGCCAGGACCTCGAGCGCCAGCTCCGGGGACGGCCGCGACAGCTGCAGCAGCAGCCCCTTGTGGAAGGCCTTTATCGCGGTGTGCCGCCGGACGCAGCCCCCGACGACGAGCTCGAGCAGGGTGTGTCCCAGCGAGTACAGGTCGATCGCCAGGCCCAGGTCGTGGCTGAGCGTCCGGGGCTTCTGCGGGACGCGGGCCTCGTTGATGTAGTCCACCAGGAGCTCCGAGGGCCGCGTCGCGCAGTGGCCCACCACGAGCTCGTGGTGCGTCTTGAGCATGGTCGCCGGGGTCGAGATGTACCGCACCATCTGGTCCTCCTCCGGGATGTCGAAGTCGGCCTTGGCGACCGGCGAGTGGGTGTTGAGCGTCATCAGGCTGAAGTCCGCGAGCACCGCCGTCACGATGGTGTTCCCCGCCACGTTCACGAACACGTTTCCGCCCTTGATGTCGAGGTGCGTGAGCCCGCAGTGCGAGTTGAGAAAGACCACGGCGCGCCCGAGGTCGACGAAGGCGCGGTGGGCGGCCTGGCAGATCACGATCGAGGGCTGCGCCCTGGACAGGCGGCGGGTGTACGCCGCCAGGTCCATGTCGTACGCGGGCAGCACGAGCTGCTGCGTGTCCAGGCAGAACCCCGACGGGCGTATGATGTTGTGGATGTACAGGTGCCGGGCCGCGCGCTGGGCGCCGTCCGCCGCCAGCAGCGTGGCCACGAGCTCGTGGGCGAACTCGTGGCCGTTCGAGAAGGTCTTGACCGCCGCCCGCGCGGCCCGGAAGATCTCGACCCGGCCGTAGCTCCCCTTGCCGCAGAAGACGGGCGCCTCCGGAAACGCCACCTTCCGCAGGCTGAGGCTCGCCAGGACCTCGAAGACCGGGCGGCGGGTCGAGGCGTCGGTCTTGAGCGTCAAAAACCGGTCCGTCCGCACAACGGCGGAGGCCCGGCGCTTGCCGACGGGAGGCCGCGCCAGGACGGGGGGGTCCTTCGTCCGGGGGCGGGCGGGCGCGTCCGCGGACGCGCCCTTGCGCGCGTCGGAGCGCCGGCCGGAGGTCGTGGCGCGGCTGAGCCGCGCCGCGGTGTGGGAGTGCCAGGTCACCGGGACGCGGGAGGAGGCGCGGCCGGACCGCGGGCTCGCGCTCCCGGAGGCGGGCGTGCGCTGCATGGCCGCGGGTCGTCGTGGAAGCTCTCGGAGCCGGGGCCCTCTCGAGCGGAGTCAGTGTGGCGGGCCCCGCCGCCGCCGCCAGTTTTAGGGAGGGCGGAGAGCGCGGCCGCTCCCGAGGGAGGGGGTGGGGGCGTTGCCTGGACCAACCAGCTCGTGAGCAGCTCGCTGTCGTCCTCGCCGAGCCAGGAGTCAGCGGGGGGGGCCGCCTGGCACGCTGACAGGAGGGAGTCGTCCAGCCGCTCCTCCAGCTCCAGGATCTGGTCCTCGGCGGAGTCGAACGCCGCCGCGAAGTCGGCGTGGGCGTAGCGGCGGTTCTCCAGCAGGAGGGCCTTTATCTCCCGCTGCGCGGCGAGCTGCGCGCGGATCGCGTCGATCTTCTGGCGGGCCCCCCGGACGCGTATAGCCGCGCTCAGCTGGGCGGCGGCGCTTAGATGCGCCTCCTTGGCGGTCGAGAAGGCGTGCACGAACTCGGGGTCGCTCGTCGAGGCCCCGGCCCGCAGGAGGTCGAGGGCGCGCGCCTTGAACGCGGCCTCCCGGCGGTGCGTGCACTCCAGCCGGAGGCGCTGCTGGCGGAGGCGGGCCCGGTCGGCCATCCCCCGGGCGGCGCGATGTTCGGGAGCGCCCTCGGGTGCCAGTCGGACCGGTACTTTCAGCGGCTCCTGCGCGACCGCCGGGAGCGCGTCGGGGCCCGGCGTCCGAGCCTCGAGGCCGCGGCCGCGGAGGCGGACGACGACGTGCGCGTCCCGTTCCTCAACTTCGCCACCAGCGTCCCGCGGCGCCACCAGACGGTGTTCCCGGCCGTCGGCACGGTGCACAATTGCTGCGCCAGCGCCCCGCTGTTTACCTCCGCGGCGAGCCGGCTGCTCTTTAAGAGCCTCGACCCGGAGTTTCCCAACAGGGCCCTCGCGGCCGACGCGTACCTATCGGCGCGGGTGACCGACGCCCTCCGCGACGTCGGGTTCCGCGCGTACGACGACGCGGAAGTCGTCCCGTACCGCAACGCGTACTACAGCACGATGAACGCGGTCGACGCCCTGCGGGCCTCGGACGCGTTCGCGCAGGTCGCGCTGTTCGTCCGGCGGTTCCGCCGGCTCGTGGACTCGGCCTTCGCGTCGGTCCACGCGCCCGGCGACCGGGCCCCCGCCAAGCGGGCCCGGGTCGAGGTACCGGCGTACGGGAAGGCGCACGGCACCCTGGAGCTGTTCCAGAAGATGCTCCTCATGCACGCCACCTACTTCGTGGCCGCGGCGCTGCTCGGGGACCACGCCGAGCGCGCCGGCGCGTTCCTGAAGCTCGCCTTCAACACCCCCGAGTTCTCGGAGCGGGTGGTGCAGCACTTTCGGCAGCGGGCCACGGTGTTCCTGGTGCCCCGCCGGCACGGCAAGACGTGGTTCCTGGTCCCGCTGATCGCCCTGGCCCTCGCCACGTTCAAGGGGATCAGGATCGGCTACACGGCCCACATCCGCAAGGCGACGGAGCCCGTGTTCGAGGAGGTGGGGGCCCGGCTCCACCAGTGGTTCGGGGCGCAGCAGGTCGAGCACATCAAGGGGGAGATCATCGCGTTCACGTTCCCGGACGGCGCGCGGAGCACGGTCGTGTTCGCGTCGAGCCACAACACCAACGTGAGTACGCGCGGGCGGGGCCGAGGTGGGGTCGTCAGAGCCACAGCGCGGCCCCCTTCACCCAGCGGTCGCGCGCGCACGCGACGCGCAGCCGCGGGCACCCGCAGATGAGGACGTTGGCCGCGACGCGGTCCACCTCGACGAGCCGCCACCCGGCGTCGTTCACCGGCACGGGGTTGAGGTGGCCGTCCAGGCCCACGATGAGGTCCGACGGCGACCGCACGACCTTCGCGCGCCCCCGCGGCACGAGGAACCGCACGACGGCGACCCGGTCCAGGAACAGGACCCGGAACAGGTCGCCGTCGCCGGCGACCGGCACCTCGCGCTGGCGGGCCTTGCGCCAGAGGCAGGGGGCCGCGCACACGCACGCGTCGGGCGCGGCCTCCTCCGCGCCCAGGTTGACCGTGTCTATGTGCGGGGGCGGCCGGCACTCCTCGCACCCCTCGGGGTGGCTGAGGAGGCGGTGGAGGACGGCGCCGAGGTCCCGCGCCCGCCAGCCCGCGGGGCACAGGGAGAGCAGGGGCTCGTCCATCCGCAGGAAGTAGAGCTTGCGCTCGGCGAAGGACCACCACGCGCCCGGGGCGACCGCGACGCAGTCGTCCGTCCGCGGGGGGCGCCCGGGCGCGGCGAACGCGCAGACGTCGAAGGCCGGCTCGGGGTCGGGGGCGGCGTCCTCGGCGGCGACGTCGGGGAGCCCCTCGGGGGGCTCCGTCCGCTCCGCGTCCGCGAACCGCATCTGGAGGAGCGCGCCCCCGAGCCGCGCGCGCGCGCGCACGTGGGCGGTGAACGCGAAGGCCGCCGTGGCGTTGAAGACGGCGAGGACGTGGAAGCGCCCTGGGGGGAGGCCGAGCGCCCGCGGGCGCGTGACGTACAGCATCACGCGCACCAGGGTCCCGGCGGGGCCCGGGGGCAGGAGCTCGGACAGGGGCTTGCTCAGGACCGTCGCCGCCGCGTAGATCTTCACGCGGGAGTCCGCCCGCACCAGCCGCACGCCGGCGAGGTCCTCGTAGAGCGCGTCTGCGACGGCCCGGACGGCCGCGTCGCGGGACTCCGCCCGGCCGGCGCGCCGCGGGTCGGGGAGGGGCTCCATGGCTCCGGTCGCTACTGAGTCACGGGCCGCGGCGCCCGTCCGCAGAGTCTGTTCAGAATAACGTCGTCGAGCGGGGCCGGCCAGTTTAAATATGGCGCCACGTTCGCGTCCAGCACGAACCCGCCCGGAAAAACCACTCGGCACGCCAGGTCGCGCGAGTACCCGAAGCAGACGTAGGCGTAGCACTCCCCGGGCGCGTAGCGCCGGTACACGGCCGCGTCCGCCCGGTCGCCCGGGCCCGGGGGCACGAGCGCCGAGACCTGGCCGAACGGCGCGGGCGCGCTCAGGACCGGGAGCGGGGCCGGCGACACCTTGACGATCTCGCCCCCCGAGCTGAAGTAGTCGAACAGGAGCGCGTCGGCCTCGCCGGCCACGGCCCGGCAGGCCTCGTGCCGGGGCACGACCCGCACCCCCTGCCGCGCGCCGAGGTACGCGAGCGCCGCGGCGCACAGGGCGCTGTCCAGGAACTCGCGGGTCGGGAACCGGCCGAGGAAGCGGAGGAACGCCTCCAGAAAGGCGGGCGCGCGCTCGGAGACGCGCTCGACCCACGGACGCTGCCGGTCCGCGATCTCGTACCGGAACCGCTGGTGGAGGCGCGGGCGCGCCGCGAGCGCCGCCGCGAGCGCCGCCGCGAGCGCTTCCGCGGCGGCCGCGCGGAAGCGCTCGCGCAGGATGACCTCGGCCGCGGCGTCGAACGTGGCCAGGGGCGGCTCGAGCTCCCCGAGCGGGGCCTCCAGGAACGGGAACCGGCGTATCAGCTCGGCGCGCGCCTCGGGCCGCAGCTCCCGCGGGTGGCGCACGTCCGCCTCGCGGCAGCGCTCGGCCAGGACGGGGGCCACCGACCCGCGCAGGTGGCCCGCGGGGGCGCGCCGCCCGCCCCACGCCGCGGAGTTCTCGTAGGAGACCACGACGAAGGGCCGCCCCGTCGCGTACTGCGTGCGCTCCACGAGGGAGACGGGGCGCCGGCGCCACAGGTCGCACGGCGTGTCCCCGCCGGACACGACCGAGTAGGCGACGTCCAGCCAGTCGGCGGCCGTCCTCGGCCCGGCGTCGGCGCCGCTGGCCATCAGCACGTCGTCGGGGGCGGGGGGCTCGGGGGCGAGGGCGGCCCCGGCCAGGACGGCCGTCAGCGGGGGCGGGACGGGGTCCGGCTTCCCCCCGGCCGGCAGGAGCGCGTCCGCGCGCGGCCCCCCGCCGGGCGGGGGCCGGCGCCCGGCGGGGGACAGCGCCGCCGCCGCGCCCTGGATCAGCCCGGACGCCACCACCCCCGCGCGCGCGGGGGCGGCGCGCGCGGGGTGCCGCCGCGCCACGACGTCGGCCGCGCGCCGCAGGAGGGTCATGATCTCCCTGTCCCGGTCCTCGAGGCGCGCCTCGAGGACCGGGTCGTCGAAGCCGGGTGGGGTCGACGCGGCCGCGTCGTAGTCAGGGGGCGCGTCGCGGTCCGGGGGTGCGTCCCCCAGCAGCGCCTCCAGGTGCGCCCCGGCGACCGCCGCGGCCGGGGGCACGTCGTGCGCCCGGACGTAGCGGGCCATCTGCCGCCCCAGGCGCGCGACCCGGGCGAGGTCGGCGTCGTAGCGCGTCCCCGCGGGCAGGAGCTCACGGTACGTGAACTCGAGGTCCGTGACGGTCCCCGCGCTCGTCTCCAGCCGCAGCGCCGCCCGGGTGAACTCGTCGAACCGCCCCTCGAACGTCTCCAGGGGCAGGGAAACGAACAGCCCGCCTCGGCCCGCGACCCGGTCGAAGATGCGGGGGCGGGGCGGCGGCGGGGAGGAGGGCACCAGGACGCTGGCGAGCGCCCCGATCGGGACGTACTCGGCCGCCACCGGCGCCCACGCGGTGCACGCGCCGCTCCCGTGGAACCGGGTCTGCGCCGCCGCGACAAAGGGGCGCCGCGCCGGCGTCCCGGCCGCGAGGTGCGCCGGGTCCGCGCCCGCCTCGGCCAGGCACGCCGGCGGCAGGATGACGTGGACCAGGCCCCCCGCGGCCCGCCGGCCCCGCGCGCCCCAGAGCCGCGCCTCGTTGTCCGCGTGCGCCTCCATGACGCGCCTCCGCTCTGTGTCCGCAGGGGATCCGCGGCCAGGACTTCAACCTGCTGTTCGTCGACGAGGCCAACTTCATACGCCCGGACGCCGTGCAGACGATCGTCGGCTTCCTGAACCAGGCCAACTGCAAGATAATCTTCGTCTCCTCCACCAACACGGGGAAGACGAGCACCAGCTTCCTGCGCAACCTGAAAAACTCTTCGGACGAGCTGCTGAACATAGTGACTTATATCTGCGACGACCACATGGACCAGGTCACGGTCCACACCAACGCGACCGCGTGCTCGTGCTACGTGCTGAACAAGCCCGTCTTCATCACCATGGACGCGGCCACGCGCGCCACGGCCGAGACGTTCCTCCCGAATTCGTTCATGCAGGAGATCATCGGCGGCGGGGACGCGGCCGCCCCGGGCGACGCGGCGGCAGTGTTCACGCGGGCCGCGGGGGAGCAGTTTTTGCTGTACCGGCCGTCCACGATCGCGCCGCAGGGCGCGAGCGCCGACGAGCTGTTCGTGTACGTGGACCCGGCCTTCACGAGCAACGCGCGCGCGTCGGGGACGGGCGTGGCCGTGGTGGGGAAGCACCGCGACGCCTGGGTCATCTTCGGCCTGGAGCACTTCTTCCTGCCCGCGCTGACGGGCGCCTCGAGCGACGAGATCGGGGCGTGCGTCACAAACTGCCTCGCCCACGTGCTGGCGGTCCACCGGGCGCGGTTCGCGGCCGCGTACGTCGCCGTCGAGGGCAACAGCAGCCAGGACTCGGCGGTCGCGATCGCGCTCAGCGTGCGGCGCGGGCTGGGCTCGCTCGCGCGCGCCGCGGTCGTGCCGATGCCCGCCTCGGTGCTCTTCTACCACAGCACCCCCCCCGGGGGATCCGTGGCCTACCCCTTCTTCCTGCTCCAGAAGCAGAAGACGGCCGCCTTCGACCGCTTCATCCGCCTCTTCAACTCGGGCAACGTCCTGGCCTCCCAGGACCTGGTGTCGCTCACCATCCGGCCGCAGACGGACCCCGTCGAGTACCTGTACGACCAGCTGCAGAACCTGACGGAGCGGAGCTGCGGGCCGGGCGAGACGCGGGTCTTTTCGGGCAAGCGCGGGGGGGCGGCGGACGACCTGATGGTCGCCCTGGTCATGGCGGTGTACCTGGGGGACTCGCCCCTCGCGCGGGGGGCGTTCGCGGGGCTACCAATAAACGAGTGAACGAGACAAAAACGAGAGCGAGTCGGGGGCGGGTGAAACGGGACGCTTTATTCCCCTCCCCACTCAGACACACGGCACGACGGGCGTGCGCTCCCCGGGGCGGATCACCGCCGACCCGTCGAAGGTGCAGACCCGGAGAACGGCCTTCGCGCCCACGACGTCCCCCAGGCGGCTCGCGGACGTCAACCACGCCATCAGCGCGTCGACCACCACGAAGCGCCGGGCGCCGTCCTGCGGCGGGGGCGGCGGCGCCTGCCGGATGAGCTGGCCCGCCTCCCGGGTCGCGCTCCCGAGCTGGAGTATGGCGTTCGCGAACCCGTCCTGCATCCCCAGGACGAGCAGGTTCGGGACGAGCGACAGGAGGACGAGCGCGCCCTCGTTTATGTTGAAGAGCATGTTGATGAGCAGGGTCCGGACGGAGGCCTCCACCCCGTCGCGGTGCTGCACGTCGGGCGCGAGCTGGTACTGCCGGCCGTTGTAGTACATGACGTCGGCGCCCCGCGGGTTCGCCGCCGCGCCGCCGTCGCCCCCCAGCGCCTCCACGGCGCGCGCCAGCACGCGCGCCAGCAGCTCGCGGCCCTGCGGGAGGGGGACGGTCAGCGGGAACAGCAGGTCGACGCCGAGGGAGGCGAGGTGCAGGCGGCTCTCGGCGCCGCCGAGCGGGGGGACCAGGCAGACGGCGTCGCCGTTGCACAGGTCGAAGGGCCCCGTGTTCTGGATGAAGGCGCCCCGCGGGAGCGGCCCGACGTCGAGCGCGAACGCCAGCAGCCGGCCCGGCAGCGCGCGGGCAAGGACGGCGGGGAACCGCCGCCGGTAGGCCGCGAGGTACGAGAGCGTGTCCGGGGGGACGCCGTTTACGTGGAACGATGCCACGTCAACCTCGGCGAGCGTGACCCGCCGGCGAAGGGCCCGCAGGAACACGATCTTGCCCTCGCAGCGCTGGAGGGCGGCGAGGTCCCCGGGAGACGCGGTCCCGGGGATGAGGATCTCTATCTCGAACGCGGCCGGGTCCATCGCGCGTTCCTGGGCGGGGTCCGACGAGCAGGCCGCGTCCCCCGGCCGCACACTAACGCGCCCGGCCCGCGGGCCGGGCTTTTATTTCCGGGCGGCGGCCGGGCCGCGCGCGTTACATCACCGGGAGGCACCCCTTGAGCGGAGACGCGTCCCGGATGAGGTACTGGGCGAAGTGCGTCTCGGCGTCGCCGGTGGGCCGCGTCCGCAGCAGGGCCGCGTCGCTGGCGCACAGCGGGGGGTACGCCTCCTGGAACATCCCGCACGGGTCCTCGACGAGCTCCCGCGCGCCCGGGGGGCGCTTGAACTGGACCTCGGTCGCGGTGGTGCTGCGGGAGACCGCCGTCCCGGCCTCCGCGACGAGCTGCGCGACGCACCGCCCCTTGCTCTCCACCTCGGACGGCGTGAAGAACTTGAAGCAGGGGCTGTAGATGGGGGAGGTGCCGCTCATGTTGTACTGCCCGTTGTACAGGCGGTCGGCGTACGAGTGGCGCTGGGAGGCCCACGGGTTGTTGGTCGCGCGGTGCGGGTACGCCGGGTCCCCCTGGGTGTGGTCGAACATCAGGTTCGCCGGGTCCGCGTCGCCCTCGCCCGCGTAGAGCACGCTCGCGGACCGCCCGCGGGGGTTGCAGGCCAGCCGAAAGTAGTTCAGGTCCGCGGACACGGGCGTGACCACGAACTCGCAGACGGACGCCTGCCCGTGCACGGTCCCCGCGGGCGCGGGGGGCATGATCTGCCCGAAGAACGGCAGCGGGCCCTGCGCCCGGATCCGGTTCCCGGTGTTCACGACCCCCCGCAGGAACGCGTCCGCCTCGGGGTTCAGCAGGGGCGGGTCCCCCCGGGCCATGTACAGGTTCTGCGCCAGGTTGCCGAGGTCCGTCAGGGGGGCCCGCAGCGCGGGCGTCGCGTACGTGGCCGTGTACCCCACCCCCAGGTCCACGTGCGCGCGGGGCTGCGTCAGGGTGAAGTTGACCGCGCCCGCCGCGTCGTGCTTGTCGACCCGGAGCTGCCCCACGAAGTACGACTCGGAGGCCTTCTCCGCAAACAGCATGTTCTCCGTGGAGAACCGGTCCTGCCGGACGACCGTCAGCGCGACCCCGGGGTGGAAGCCCGTGCGCAGCTGGTGCGCGTACGCTACCGGGCTCATCTTGAAGTACCCCCCCATGAGCGCGTACGTGAGGGTGTTCTCGTCGGCGCGGCTCTGCGCCGCGTGGCACGCGACCGGGTACCGGATCGTGGACAGGTAGTTCGCGCCCATAAAGTGGGGGACCGGGGGCGCCTCCCGGCCCGCCGCCAGGACCCGCGGGCCGACGCCGGGGAGCGCCGCCAGGTGGTCCGCGCAGGCGAACAGCGGGTTCACGGGCGCCGGGTAGAAGAACGTGCCGTCCAGCAGGGTCTCGTCGTTGGCCTGGTACGCCATCATCAGGAGCCCGTGGTGCAGGGCGGCGTCGTAAGTCCGCATGTGCTGCGTCGCCGCGGTGGCCATGCCGGCGTCGGGGCCCGCGGTGGCGACCACCGCGGACGTCCGCTCGGCCATGTTCGGCATCGCCTCCTGCAGAATAAGCAGCGCGTCGGTGTCCACGGTGACGCGCGCGTTGTGGAACAGCACGTTCAGCGAGTTCGGGACGAGGTTCCGCGGGTTGAGCGGGTGCCGCGGGTCGTCCACGCTCGACGGGGCCTCCTGGTCCGGGGGCACGTCGGGGACGACCACGGTCTGGATGAGCGGGTACACCCGGTCGTAGTGGACCCCCATCGTACAGCACTGGCCCCTGGCGAACGCGGGCACCATCGCGAAGTAGTAGATCTTGGACAGGACGGCCCACTCCGCCCCGTGGTGGGGAACGACGCCCCCGGGCGCGTCCCCGCGGACGGCCTGGTTGTGCACGAGGTGGTGGCCCACGTTGCGGAAGTTGGCCTCGGCGAGCTCGACCCGCGCCCGCGCCGCGTACCGGCCCCCGTTGACGCGGACCGTCGCGCGCCGCGCCGGGTCGACCTGGTCGTGGAAGATGAGCGGGTCGCAGTCCCAGATGAGGGGCGGGAGGAGGGCCGGGTCCAGCAGGACGTTGTTCAGCTCCTCGTGCGTCTGCTCGCCGACGGGCGTCCCGGCCAGCGTGAACTCCGTGACCAGGCGCCGCAGCGCGTGCGCGTGGTCCACGAGGTCCTTGTAGACGGCCGAGCACTCCTCGGGCAGCTCCCCGCTGCCCAGGTAGGTGTTGATGTACATGACCATGTAGAAGTTGTTCACGAAGGCGGCGTTGTGGGTGTTGTGCCAGTAGCCGCGGATGCACTGCATGACGAGGCGCGCGAGGGCGCAGAACGTCCGCTCGCTGCCGTGGATGACCGCCTCGATCAGGTAGAACACGACGGGGTAGTTGGCGTCCTGGAAGGCCCCGCGGACCGCCGCGACCGTGCCCAGGCCCAGGCGGTGGCGGTCGATGCTGAGCTCGAACCCGCGACTGTCCCGGAAGTCCACGGAGCAGAGGGGGATCGGGAGGTTGCCGTTGACGACGCGGAGGCTGGCCTCGATCGTCGCCATCACCTGGGGCGGGGCGGCCGGCCCCGGGAGCGGCACGTCGGCGAGCGCCGCGAAGAAGTCGAACGCGGGGTGGAGCTCCAGTTCCAGGTCGGCGTTCGCCGGGCTCACGAACTGCTCGAACGACAGCAGCCCCTCGGTGACCCACCGAGGGCGGGTCTGCATCAGCCCGTGCCAGCCGTCCAGAAAGTTCCGCACCTGGTCGATGAGGGGGGCGGTGCGCGCGTCCGCGACGTACGCCCCAAACAGGCACGGGAGCTCCCGCCCGGGCCGGCGCAGCGCCGCGAGGGCCGCGCCGACGTCCAGGAGCGAGGGGTGGCAGAGCGTCCCGACGGCGCTCTGGAACGAGATGCTGGTCAGCACGCCGTCCCGGTTGTGGAAGAAGATGGACTGGGGGGGCAGCGTTCGGGGGTCGGGGTGGCCGGGCGCGGGGGCGTAGCTCCCGGGGTGCCGGGAGAAGCGGTCGACCGCCGGCTTGTAGAGCCCCACCGGCATCACGAAGGTCACGTCGAGGGTCCCGACGAGCGGGTACGGGACGCGCGTGGCGTGGTACACCCGCTTCTCGAGCGCCTCCAGGAACACGAGCCGGTCGCCGACCGCGATCAGGTCGGCCTTGACCCGCGCCGTGGCGGGGGGGGCGTCGGGGCCCGCGACCTGCGGGTCCGTGGGGGGCATCTCCCGGTCGTCCAGGCCGAGGAGGTGCCGCGCGACGTCGTCGAGGCCGTTCAGCGCCTTGCCCATGGTCAGGGCCGTCACCAGGTTGCCACCGGAGATCATCATCTCGCCGTACGTCACGGGCACGCTGGCCTCCGTGTCCGCGAGGGCGGCGAGGCTAAGGACCCGCTGGCGCACCCCGGCGGTCGTGACGATCACCCCGTCCACCGGCCTCCCCTGCGAGTCCGCGTGCGTCATCTTGGGCACCGCGACCGAGGGGGCGGTGCAGTTCACCAGGTCGGCGATCTTGCCGAGCACCAGATCCTTGTTGGCGAGCTCGTGCTTGCTGAGGAAGAACGTGTCCTCGCGGATGCGGCGCTTGATGTCCGAGAGGAGCGCGGAGCGCATCACCTGGCCCGACAGCCGGGTGTCCTCCCGGTACAAGGAGAGGGGGAACAGCACCGCGAGCGGGACGGCCTTCTCCAGCAGCACGTTGAGCAGCTGGTCGGCGGTGCCCCGCTCGAACGAGTCCAGGACCGTCTGAACGTTCCGCGCGAGCTGCTGGATCGCGCGGACGCGGACCTGGGACGCGATCCGCGTCCCGTCCATCAGGCTCCCCGAGATGAGCCCCAGGGCCTCCGCGGCGATCGAGAACGCCGCGCTGAGGGACCTCCGGTCGATGCGCTTGACCATGTAGTTGTGGACGGGCTGGTCCACGGGGTGGGGGCCGTCGCGCGCGATCATGGGCTGCTGCACCTCGAACTGGATGGTGCCCTCGTTCACGTAGTTGAGCTCCGGGAACTTGGTGCACACGCACGCCACCGAGAGGCCGAGCTCCAGGAACCGGACGAGGGTTAGCGTGTTGCAGTAGACGCCCAGCAGGATGTCGAACGCGGCCGCGTACAGGCTGTTGTCGTCGGACCGGATCTGCTGGAAGTAGTTGAAGAGGCTGCGGTGCGAGGCCACCTCGATGTTGGACAGCACCCGACCGGAGGCCAGGCCTCCGGTCGACACGATCGGCCGCAGGGGCTCGTTCGCGCGATCCATGTCGCGATGCGGGCGGCGGGGGGCCCGGAGGAAAAATGAGTGGGGGGCGGAGACGGGGCGCTTTATACGCGGCGCCGCGGTGGCGCCGCGGCTACACGGACAGGCGCGTCCGCAGCCCCGCCGCCAGCCAGATCCGCGGGACGCAGAACCCGAGCGTGTCGCAGAGGAGGTCGGCGCTGTAGACCGCCAGCGCGACCGCCAGGCAGAGCGTGACCGCGAGCGGCGAGCGGTGTGCCGGGTCCCAGCCCTGATCGGGCGCTATATAGTGGTCCGAGTCCCGCCGAGCCACGGCCGCGAGGAAGAACCTGGGGTCCCAGAAGGCGGCGGTGTACGCGGTTATCAGGAACACGGCCGCGCGGCACACGCTCAGGGTGGCGAGGAGGAGCTGCTGCCACGGCAGGAGCGGGAGGCGGTCCGCCCGGATGTTCGCGTACATGAAGCACGCCATGAGGCCGACCCGGAGGTAGTACGCTACCGTGGCGCACGCCCCCGCGAAGATGAACTGGGCGTCGCCCGAGTGGCGGTAGTAGCCGAGGAAAAACACGCAGCACGCTGGCTTGATCAGGAGGGCCGACGCAAAGAACGCAAGCACGTGGGGGGTGAAGGCGGGCCGGCCGCCCTTGCCGACGCGCGCCGCGCCCGAGCTGAGCAGGAAATCGTGGTCCCCTCCGTAGGACGCCAGGGAGACGCGGTCCAGGACGTCGCCGTCCTCGGCGTCCTCGGCGTCGCGGGCCTCGCGCAGCTTCTCGTACCCGGGCGCCATACCCGGACCGCGCGGACGGGCCGTGGATCCGCCGGGGGCGCGGGGCTGGCTCTAGCGGACGGGGGGCGGGAGGCCGAATAAGAGCCCGGGCCAGAGACCCGCGGCCGGCTCAGAGACCGGAAGCCTCTCCCGCGGCGCGCGCGCGGCATATATTGGGCGCCGGAGATATAGGCGCGGCGCCGATCGGCGGGCCGGCGCAGTCGGGGAGCGCGGCGGACGGTCACGTGCCGAGGGGCCCCGGAGGCATGGAATTCGAGTACCGCTCCTCGGTGGTCCACAACGGGGTGACCTTCTACGTGTCGGCGGCGGGGGACCTGGCGTATTTCGTGTTCGGGGGCACCATCTTATCCGCGCGGCGGCCCGACGCCCCGGGGGGCGCGCCCGCCGTGGCGAAGTTCGGCCTGGCCCTGCGAGGCGTCTCCCGGCGCGACCGGCTCGCGGCGAACTACGTCCGCAGCGAGCTCAACCGGCTGGACCGCCGCCCGCTCGTCCCGCCGAGCGACGAGGACGTCTTCGTGAGCCACCTGGGCTACCTGGGCCCCCGCGCGCGCGCCTCGGAGGAGGAGCTCTGCGGCCTGTTCGACCTCGACGTGTACGACTCCTACCTGACGGAGTGCATGGTCTCCCTGCCCGTGGCCTCCGGGATCGTCCTCACGACGGGGGCCCACCACCCGGACGACCGGACGCTGGTGCTGCTGGACGTGCCGACTATCGTGAACGCCTCGTCGGGGTTCATCTACGCCCCCAACCGGGACTGCTTCGCGCTGGTCCAGGCCCACCTGGACGCCCCGTCGGGCGCGCTCGGCCGGATCATCGACGGCCTGTTCGACGCCGTGCCCGCGACGCGCCCCCCCTTGCACGACCCCGCGCCGCCGCGCCACGAGGTCGTCGTGACGGCCGCGAGGGCGGTGCCGACGCGGGTCGTGCGGTCGGGGGACGCGGGGCCGCCGGCCCAGAGGGGCGCGCGCATCAGCGAGTTCGTCCAGGTGAAGTACATTCTGCGCCAGAGCGCGCCGGTCGTGTGGGAGCGCGGAAACGGGGCCTCGAGCCTGAACTCCGTGCTCCTGCTCTGCCGGGTGTTCCGGGCGGTGGAGCCGCTCCTGCTCGCGGACCCGTGGGAGGGCCTGGACGGCGCCCTGAGCGACGCCAGGGACGTCGTGCGGAACGCGGTGACGGCCGTCTTCGGGCGCCGCAGGCGCAAGCCGATGCTGGGGGGGACCCTGGCCGAGCTGGGGGTCAGCCCGTACCAGAGGTTCGCGCTGTTTCAGTTCCTGCTGGCCGGGTGGGAGCGGCTCAACTGCTACGGGACCCTGGAGCGCCTGATGCATTCCTACGTCGCCGGGCGGAACCTGCCCCACGAGGTCGCCCCCACGGACGAGCAGCTCGTCCTCGGGGCGGCGAACATCGTCGCCCGGGAGCTCTGTCTCCTCTGCACCGTCACCGAGCAGCTGATCCGGACCCGCTTCCCGCCCGCGCAGCCCGCGGCCGCGGAGAAGGCCCTGCTGCTGGAGACCACCCGCGTCATGACCCTCGCGAACTCGCGCTGCCGCCAGCGCCCGCTGGAGGCGCTCGGCGCGGAGGAGCTGCGCGGCGTGGAGTCCGCCGTCGCCGGGTTCCTGGGGGCGCTGTACGCGCGCGGCGCCAACGGGGCGACCGACGCCGCGTGCGCGGCGGTCGGCGCCGCCTGGCCCGTCATGGTCCTCCTGGAGGTCAACGACATCACGGCCTTCGACCGCACGCACGCGATGCGCTGCGCGAGCCTGTACCTCGAGCGGATACTGACGCACAGGCTGGACCACGGCGGCGTGTCCCTGCCCGAGGCCCACCCGTGATCGGCGCGTGTGGGGGTAGGGGCGGCGGAGGGGGCCGAGCCCGGACGCGTGGGTATGGATTGCGGATTTTATTAAAAAAACTACCACCCGAGCCTCACGCGTGTTCGCCCTCCTTGCTGGGGAGCGCCGAGTACCCGCGCATGGTCGGGAGGAAGTTGTAGATCATCCGGCCTATGATAAAGGCTATCAGCAGGATCATCGCGGCCCCGCCGACCGAGGCCCACACGTAGGCCGCGGGTATGACGAGGGTCTCGTACATCGCGAAGGTGACCACGTCCAGGACGGTCCCGTTGGGGAACAGGAGGACGGCCTGGGACTGCGTCGAGTGTAGGCTGGGGTTGAACACCGGCATCGAGGAGTTCACCCTGAGCATGAACTGCCGCTCGACGGCCTTGGTGGTGATGTACACGACGTCCATGACGACGCCCGAGGTCAGGTAGCGGACGAACACGGTACCGCAGTACAGGCACGGCTCGTACGGCGCGGGGACAAGCACGGGCCGGGAGTCGATCGTCCCGCTCGCGGGGACGCACGAGCCCCTGCGCGCGAACGTGAACACCAGGGGGTTGTTGATGTCCACTCGGCCCACGGTGTACGACAGCCCCCACCGCGGGCGCTGGCGCGTCACGAGGAAGCTGCCGTTGTGCGCCATGGGGACGACGACGAGGAGGTCGGCGGGGGCGGCCGCGCCGCATGCGGCGAAGACCTCCGGCACGTACGCGCGCACGTGCGTCCAGCTGAACGCGCTCGCGCCCCCTATCATCTCGGCGACGGCCGCGGTCGCGTTCACGACGACCGCGCCGTACGCCCGCGCCCGCGACCACGCGTCCAGCGCCGCGCGGGTGGGCAGGGCCGAGAGGATGTCGAGCAGGTGCGCCCGCTCGATCAGGTCGAAGCGGAGCGAGACCATGCACGGCGTGAACGCGCTGAGCACCGTGGCGGCCAGCGTCGGGTTGCGGGCGCGCAGGATCAGCTCCTCTAGGTCGAGCGCGGAGGACGTCGCGTGGCCCGACGTGCACATCGACGTGCACTGGCCTATCGCGGCCCGCGCGACCGCGGCGTTCTCCGGGTCGGGCGACAGGAGGACTATGGACGCGGCGAAGAACAGCGCGTTCCGGCTCGTCTGGTTCCAGGCCAGCCGGTTCTCGAGGAAGGTCTCGTAGAGCAGGGTCACGGCGTCGGCCGCGGCGCGCGCGACCGCGCGCGGGACGCTCGGCCCGTAGAACGCGTACGCGGCCTTCAGCCTGTGCTCCATCGTCGCGAGGCGGTCCCGCGCGGGCAGGGGGGTGTCGAACAGGCGCCCGACCTCCACCTGCGCGCTCGCGGGGTGCTGGGTGAGCAGGTCGGTGGACATGCGGACCCGGCCGGGGTCGCAGCCCAGCCCCGCCACGAGGACCGGGTAGGCCAGCAGCCGGGTGTGGAAGTCCGCGTCCACGAGCTCCGCGGACGTGACGTAGCCCGACTCGCGCACCGTCTCGGTCAGCGCGAACAGCGCCACGCCCAGTCGGGCGAGGATTCGGTGCACGTAGTACGCGTGGTCGTCCCGCCCCCGGGGCGGCGGGGCGTTCGGTCCGGCGCGCCCCGCCAGGTGGTACAGCAGGGCCAGCGTGAACGAGTGCGCCGCCGCCAGGTGGACCCTGTAGTCGCGGCTCTGCTCCACGTACGCGGCGACCTCGCGCATGGTCGCGTACAGGAGGTCGTCGGTCCGCCGCGCGTTTCCGTGGGCCAGCACATAAACGCGATACGCTGGCCCGGGCGGGGGCCCGGGCGGCTCGAACGCGTAGTCGCCGTTGAGCGCCGTGACCATGGGGAGGCTAGCGTTCGCGGGCGCGATCAGCAGCTGGAGGGGCGGGTGGTCGTCGGCGGCGAAGGCCACGCTCATGAAGGACGCGCCCAGGCGGATGCTCGCTCGGGCGCGCTCGCACTCGAACGTCACGTACCCGGTCGGCCGGTACTCGACGGGCCAGACCGCGGCGAAGTCGGGCAGGCAGACGGCGCTCTCGCGCCTCGCGAGGTCGACGGCGATGATCCGGGGCCGGTCGGGAGGCCGCGAGAACACGTCCTCGACGGTCACGCGGTCGACCGTGGGCGCGCCCGCGAGCCCCTCGGGACCCGGCCGCGGCGGGAACTCGGCCGCCCCGGAGACGTTCGTGGCGTCGAAGTACCAGTCCTGGAGCGGGTAGCTGGGCACGACGTCGTACAGGACCAGGTGCGCCGTCGTCAGGTAGGGCGCGACGTACCGGTTCTCGAACACCCCGTCCAGAGCCCGCACGCGCCCGTTCGACGCGTTCTCGGGCCGGGCGCGATCCGCCCACGTCGCGTTAGCGGCGACGAACGCCATCTCCTCCACGGTTTTGTTTGGGGTCGAGTGTGCGAACCGAAAGTACAGGAGCAGGGAGGCGTTCAGGGCGGACCGTCCCAGGAGCTCCGTCCCGTTGACCGCGGGCGCGTGCGCCGGCCCGACGCACGGGATGCTCCTGTGGTCGGAGCCGTTTCCGCTTAGCGTCATGTTCCACGTTCGCACCGTTTCGTTTAGCGCGGCCGCCGCACCCCCGGCGAGCCCGGCGAGCCCGGCGAGCCCGGCGAGCAGCGCCAGCGCGCGTATCAGCGTCAGCGCGCGCATCAGCGTCTCCGCCATCTCCCACTGGGCCCCGCCGCCCCTATCGGCCGCTATGTACCCGCGCGGTCATCCCACCCTCTTTATACGCGGCGGGCGAGGACGCGCACACGCTGTAGGCTACCATGAAACAGTAAGACTTTATTGTTCCCCCCCCCCACCCCTAGGCGGCCATCTCGGAGGCGAAGTCCCGGGCCGCGTCCTTCAGGGCGGCGAGGGACGCGTCGGTCGTCGCGGTGGTGAGCATGATCGGGTACATCTCCCGGACCGCGGCGACGCACGCCTTAGGCGTGCCCGCCATGTCCATCGTCAGAACGTTGATCCCGCGCAGCTTCTCGGCGAGCGCGTCCAGCGCCCACGCGTGCACGCTGAACAGCGCCCCGTCGCGGTCGCAGAGGGGGGCCGTCTTGAGCGGGGCGAAGAGCGTGTCGGCGAGGTCTGGGCGGAGCTTCACCTGGTTCGTATTCGGGCACGCGAGGATAGCCCGCGCCGTGTCGTCCGACCAGTTCAGCTGCGGCCACCCCTCCCTCCACGCGTCCCCGTTCGCGACGAACCGGATCGTGTTGACCAGCAGCGTGTAGACGTTGTGGAGCGTCGTCGCCAGGGGCGCGTGTTGGCGCTCCCCGTCCCGGGCGCGCGCTGACACGCGCGCCGACTGCTCCTCCAGCGTCAGCGAGCAGACGATCAGGTTGGTCCCGGGGGGCTCCGCGGGCAGCGTCGACATCAGGCCGAGCAGCTCCGCGACGTCGATCTCCTTGAGCACGTACCGGGCGAACGGGAAGCACACGCACGCCGCGACCGGGTGCCGGTCGAACAGCACCGTCGTGACCCGCTCGGCGGGCCCCCGCGCCGCGAGAGAGCCCCACTCCCCGGCCGTCTTCGCGTGGAGGATCAGGTACGGCGCGGCGAACCTCGACTGGTAGTACGCGGTCAGGTGCCCGGCGTCCGCCTCCGTGATCTCGCGGCGGCGGCGCCGGGTCGCCAGGCTCCAGATCCCGCGCAGCGCGTCCGTCCCGAACATGGTGCGCCAGTACGACATGGGCTCGGGAAAGTAGACGACCCGCTCCTCCCACTGGTCGGCCGCGAGGAGGCGGCAGGCGGTGGTCTTTCCGACGCCGTACGAGCCGTCCAGGTAAACGCGCCGGAGGAGGTGTCGCTCGCCGGCCGCCATGGCGCCGCCGCGAGGGACCCGTCGCGCGGACGAGCGGAGGTTGCTCGCGGGCACTCGGTGCCACAACCGGTTTTATAGGATGCTCGCCGCGGACGCGAACGCCGCCCGGCGGACCGGCGCGCTGAGCTCACGGCTGACGCGCGTGCTCGGCGCGGGCGCGCCGCCCTCTTCCGGTAACCCCTTCGCGGACCTCTCCCTCCACTTCGAGGTGAACCTGGGGCGGCGGCGCCCGGACTGCGTGGGCCTCTTCCGGGCCGGGGACGCCGCCGGGGTCCAGGGGGTCTGCGTCGTCGTCGAGCTGAAGACGTGTCGGTACTCCGGGAACATGAACACGGACAGCAAGCGGGCCCAGCGGGCGAGCGGGCTCGGCCAGCTGCGCGACTCGGTCGCCCTTCTGCGGACCGCCTCCCCCGTGGGCGTGGAGGCGGTGTCGATCGCCCCCGTGCTGGTCTTCGTGTCGCAGCGGGGGCTCGGCGTACTGCGCGTCACGCGCCTGCCGCCGCAGGTCGTGCGCACGGATGTGACAAGGCTTCGCGCTTTAATTGGAAGCCTGGCCGAATACACCCCGATCACTCGGCCCCGTGCCCCGCGCAAGAAGGAGGGCGCCCGCGAACCGACGCGGCGGCGGCCGGCCGCCTTCCCTCCTCCGCTCCCGCCGCCCCCGGCCGAGGCCTCCCCTCCGCCCGCGGCCGACCCGCTGGGCGCCATAGCCGGCCTGTTCGGCGGGAGCGATGCACCCCGGGGTGCGGTTCGTCTTCCCTAGCGTGGGAGCGGGCGGCGCGTTCCCCCCCGACGCACGGAACTTTATCGCCCCGGCGTTCCCCCAGGCCCTGTGGAGCGCCCCCCGGTCCTCGGCGCCCCCGGACGCCCTCGAGCAGCTGGCCGTGGCGCAGGCGCGGAACCGGGCGGCCGCCGCGGCCACCGACGACCTCATCGCCCACTACGCCGCGGTCCCGGACGGCGTCGACCGGCGCCTCCGGCCGCTCGAGGCCCAGCTCTCCAGGATCGCCAGGGTCCTGGGCGACCTGGAGGGGGCGGCAGAGGCGGCCGAGGCGGTGGACGCCTCGGCGGGCGCCGGCGGGGCGGACCGGGGCCCGGGCGCCGAGGAGGAACCGCCGGAACGGGGCGCGGCGCGCGAGGTGCAGATCGTGAAGAACGACGCCGTGCTGGAGTACGACACCAACCTGCCCACGGACTTCCTGGCGATGGTCTACGCGGCGCGGGCCGCCGGCGGGTCCTCCGGCGTCGTGTTCGGGCCGTGGTACCGCACCCTCCAGGACCAGCTGGTGGCCGACCACCCCCTGGCCACCCGGAGCGTCGACTACCGGGACGGTAGGATGTCGAGGACGTTCATGACGACGGCGGTCGCGGCGCTGCAGTCGTGCGGGCGGCTGTACGTGGGCGCGCGCCCGTACACGGCGCTCGAGTGCGCGGTGCTGTGCCTGCACCTGGCGCACCGGAGGACCGTCGACGGGTTCCAGTACCCCGCGACGTTCGGGGGGCTCGTGCGGCAGATCCCGGCCTACCTCGACGCGCTAGCGCCCGAGGTCGAGGCGCGCGCCGGGGCGGGGGCCGCGTACGCGTACGCGTACGACAGGCTCCCCCGGCAGCACTTCCAGGCCCCGGGCGGCGGGCGGTACGACCGGGGCGCCCTGGGGGGGCACGCGGTCGTGGCCGCGCTCCTGGCCCTCAAGGTCCTTCCGGCGATCCCCGGGACTCTCGGGTCCGCGGCCGGCCCGGACCCCGAGATCGACGGCGCCGCGGGCGCCTACGTGGACGAGGTCAACCGGGCCGCGGGAGCCTACTTCGCGCGGGCCCAGAACCTGTTCCTCACGGAGGACCAGACCCTGCTGCGCGCCGCCGTCAACACGATCACCGCCCTGCTGCTCCTCCGCCGGCTCCTGTGGAACGGGAACGTGTACTCGGACCGGCTCAAGAACAGCTTCCAGCTGGGCCTGCTCGTCCCCGCCGCGGCGGACGCCGCCGCGACGCCGCGGGGCGCGGACGGACCGGGGGCCGCCTGCGGGCTGAAGAGCGCCGGAAACAACCTCGCGTTCCTGTGCGCGCACTACGTGGCCCGGCTCTACGAGGAGAACCCGGGCGCGGAGGTCACCCAGCTGTTCCCCGGGCTCGTCGCCCTGGCGCTCGACGCGACCGCGGACCGCGCCGCCGCCTCCGGGAGGCGCGTCGTGCGGGTCGCCGCCGACCGACAGCAGGCGGGCCTGGTGCGCCTGGTCGCGCTGGAGCTGGAGAACCGGCAGCGGGTCGCGGGGGCGCCGATCGCGGAGGTCATCGGCGCCCACGACGCGGTCCTCATGCAGTTCGAGCGGGGCCTGGGCCTGCTGATGCGGCGGGCCCGTCTGCGCGCGGCCCTGGCCGAGACGCGCCAGCTGCGCCAGTTCAACGTCAGCAGCGACTACGACCTGCTCTACTTTCTGTGCCTCGGCTACGTACCGCTGTACACGGCGGCCGTGTGACGGGGGGAGACCCTATAAATAAGTCCGCGCGTTCGCTGGGGCGCGCTCTTTCGCGCGGCGCGGGTCCCGGCCGGCGAACGGCATGGCGGCGCCCGCCGCGTCCGGCGCCGACCTGGGGCCCATCTACGTGTGCGGGTACCTGGCCCTGTTCGACACGAAGGACGAGGGGGAGCTCAAGCTGACCCGCGCGCACGTGGACAGGGCGCTGCCGCCCGCCGCGCCGCTGCCCATCAACATCGACCACATCACCCCGTGCCGCGTCGGGGCCGTGCTGGGCCTCGCCGCGGACGACACGGGCCTGTTCTTCGTGGGCGTCGTCCACTGCCCGCAGCTGAGCGGCGCGCTGTCGAGCGCCGTGCGCCCCGAGTTCTTCGGGGAGGAGGACCGGCCGTCGGAGAAGGAGCGGCTGCTGTACCTCATAAGCAACTATCTCCCGTCGGCCTCGCTGTCCTCGCGGCGCCTCGCGCCGGGCGAGGAGCCCGACGACACGCTGCTCGACCACGTGGCGCTGTGCGTGATCGGGCGGCGCGTCGGGACGATCGTCGCGTACGACCTCACCCCGGAGCGGGCGATCGCGCCGTTCCGGCGGCTCGACGTCGCCACGCGCGACGCCCTCCTGGACCAGGCGCGCGTGGCCGAGTTCGAGCTCAGCGGGCACCAGTGGCTCGTCGACGAGACCCTGCTCTCCAGGGCGCTGCTGTCCACGGCCGTCAACAACATGCTCCTGCGGGACAAGTGGGCCATGGTGTCCCGGCGCCGCCGCGAGGCGGGGATCGCCGGGCACACGTACCTCCAGGCGAGCGCGGTCTTTGACCTGGCGCGGAGGGCGGAGCCAGATCGGGCGGAGACGCCATATAAAGACCAGGGCGGCGGGCCCGGGCTGACTCTGCGCATCGCGTGCCCCGCGGCGGCCGCGGACCGAGACCGGAGCGACCGCGCCCCCGAGATGAGCGGCCAGGCCCCGGCGGGCCAGGTACCGTCCTTCCCCCCCCTGCCCCCGGGGGACTACGTGGTCGTGCCGACGTCCCAGTACAACCAGCTCGTCCTCGGCCAGGCGAGGACCGCGACCGCGCCGCCGCCGCCGCCGTTCGGGCCCGCGTTCCCGGGACTGGCGCCGGCGCCCCCGATGGCCGCGCCCGCGTACGGGGCGCCCTACGGGTTCCCGCCCCATCCCCTCGAGGCGCAGCTCATGGCGATCGCGGGCGCGCTCGCCGACCGCGGGCGCGGCGCGGGCGGCGGGGACGTCGACGCGGGCCCGGCGTCCGAGCGCCGGGGCGTCAAGCGCCGGCGCCAGCAGCTCGAGGACTTCGGACGGAGGGAGTACGAAGACGCGTACTACCCCGGCGAGGGGGCGCACTCGCCGGAGCGGCCCGCGCACGCGTCCTCCGGGAAAACGCTGGCCCGACTCGCGTCCGCCGTCTCGTCGCTGCAGCAGGAGATGAGCCAGCTGCGGGCCTACGGCGCGCCGCCGCACCTGCAGCCCCACTGCCGGGGGTACCCCAGGCCCGGGTACCCCCCGCAGGGCCCCGCCGGGTTCCCCGCGGCCGCGCCGCCCGCCGCGCACCCCGCCCAGTACGCCCCCGCCCCGCCCCCGCAGCCGGCCCCCGAGCCCGTCACCCACCCCCCGGCGCCCCCACCGAGCGACCTGCCCCAGGACGCCGCGCCGACGGTGGACGCGAGCGCCGTGGCCGGGCTGCCCGGGCCGGGACGCGCCCCCGACGACGCGGCGCTCTTCGCGGCGCACATCATGAGCAATCGCGCGTGACGCCAATAAATAAAATAAAAACATACACAGGTCTGTCGGGCTCCGCGTGTTTATTGCCCCTACCCCACCCTCGCGCCTCAGGGCCCCAGCGTCCCGTACTTGTCCGCGGCCGCCTCGTCGTCGGAGCCGGCCAGGCGCTGGTAGCGGGGACCCCCCCCGCGCCGGCGCGTGACCATGTCTATGACGTGCGCGTTGATCAGGCCCGGCCCCTTCTTCTTCTTCTTCGCCTTGTGCTCCTGCCGCTCCATGGCCGAGACCATGGTCATGTAGCGGATCATCGTGCGCGCCTCCTCCAGCTTCTTCTCGTCGAACTCCTCCGGCTCGCCGCCGTCTATCGCCTCCTCCTTGAGCGACTTCGTGGTGACGGGGTAGAGGGCCTTCATGGGGTTGTTCCGGATGCGCATGACGTACCGGTACGCGAGGAAGGCGGCCACCAGCCCCGCGAGCACCAGCAGGCCGATGGCCAGCGCCCCGAACGGGTTCGACAGGAAGGACGCGATCCCGGTGACGGTGGAGATGGCCAGCCCGGCCGCGCCCATGACGACGGACCCGACCGCCTTGCCGACCGCCCCGAGCCCCTGGAAGAAGTTGGCCATGCCGCGCATGATCACCAGGTTGTTGTCCGCCTTCACCACGGTGTCGATGTCGTAAAACCTCAGGGCGTACAGCTGGTTGCGCCGCTGGATCTCGCTGTAGTCCAGCAGCCCCGTGTCGGCGAGCTCGGCGCGGGTGTACACCTCCATGGGCATGAACTCGCGGTCCTCCAGCATCACGATGTTGAGGTCGACGTACGCGCTGATGGTCTCCACCGAGGCCACGGGGATGGTGCGAACGTACGCGTAGTCCTCGTAGTACACGTAGGTCGAGCCGAAGCGGAAGTACCGCTTGTGGTTGACGGTGCACGGCTCGACGAGGGGACGGTCGATCAGCAGCTCGTTATCCTCCCCGAGCTGCCCCTCGATCGCGCCCGTCGTGTTCCCGTACGAGAACGACACGAGCGGCCTGCTGTAGCACGTGTTGGGGGAGCCCAGCACGCGCATGGAGTTCTGGATGTACACGTTGCTCCCGTTTAGGGGTACGCACGAAGAGATGGCCATGATGTCCCCCAGCAGGCGCCCGGACACCCTCCGATCCAGCATGGCGCTCGCGGCGGCGCTGGGGTTGAGCTTGACCGTTTCTTTCCACAGCGCCAGCTCCTTGTTTTGGAGGGCGCACCACGCGGTGGCGATGCGCGCAAACATCTCGTTGACGTGCGATTGGATGTGGTTGTAGGTAAACTGGAGGGCGGCGAACTCCGCGCCGGTCGTGGTGGATATTTTTGTAACATTTTTGGGCGACTCCGAGCCTGATGCGGACGTGGACCGTCTGACGCGGCTAATGCTAGCCGTGCCGTTCACCCACGCTAGCTCGCGACGGTACAACTCGGCTAGCTCGTTGGACATCAGCACTTGAAACGCCAGAATAAACCCACCCCGCACGAGGTAGATTTGGACCCCTCCTACGCGCACGTGGGTCCCGTTGTACCTCTGGCGGTATATTCTGTCTACGGAGGCGTTTGCATCCTTTTCCACACACTCGCTCAGGTGAACCGCGTTGATGTTAAACGGGGTGGTGCTGCCTACAAATGTAGAGGATATATCCTTAGCCGTAAAGCGGTACGACGTGTTGGACGTGTCGCGGATCATCTCCTCCACCTCACGCCATTTGGTCAGAGAACACACGCTGGACTGTTTGGGGACCCAGTTCCAGGCCACGGTTACGTGTTGAGTGGTTAAAAAGTTTCGGGTGACCTTGGTGGCGCTGAGGGTGTTTGCGTCGAGGTCGCGCGTCTGGTACCCCTCGACCTGCTTGAACCGCTCCGGCGCGTAGCTCGTGTGCTCGCTGGAGGACCCGTTGATGTGGCCGTAAAACGGAGACATGTAGATGATGTCCCCCGTGGACAAGGCGAACGAGTCATACGGGTATAGCGAGCGGGCATCCACTTCTTCCACAATGCAGTTCACGGACGTTCCCGTCCGATAGAAGCCGGGGCTGCCGATAACCACGTGTGTCTCGCGAGTCGTGTGCCATCCACGGGCCCCGTTTGTGTTGAATTTTGACGCCTTCAGGGGGACCTTTTCCGGGTCGGCGTCTCGGTCAAATGCCGTGACCTCTCTGTTGCTGCGCACGTATTCGGCCTTGGACAGACATTTGCCCTCTTTGTCGATGAGGTCCGTCACCTCCGAGACCTTCACCGGCACACGGTCGGCGTATTGGTTTGTTATCGCCGCGTAGGAGCTCCCCGACCACGTCGTGGTCACGATCACGTTCTTGTAGTAGATGTGCGCCTTGAACTTGTACGGGGCGATGTTCTCCTTGAATAAAACCCCGATCCCCTCCGTAAAGTTCCGACCCTGGTCGTATTGTGGGCATGCCTTTGGCGGGGCCACACGCACCACGGTGGCTCCAGACGGGGGCGGACACACGTAAAACTGATCATTATCTTCGGCGGCCTGGGCGCTTCTGAGCTTCTCGCGAATATCGTCGCCCTTGGGCAGCGTAGCATTCGCGCTGACCGGCGCCGGGGTGGGGGTTGTGGGAGGTCGGACGGTTGGCGTGGACACGGTCGTCGCCCCGACGCCGCACAGGAGGCCCAGGGCCAGCGCGGCAAGCCACGCCCATTTCAAGGGCTCGGCGCGCGGGCTCCGGGCGCCAGTTGCTGCAGAATCGCGTACAGCATGGAGAAGACGTCCCTGTCGTAGATCACCACTGAGTCCGCCCCGACGTTCCCGTCGCGGCTGTTGAGCACCGCCACCAGGGGGCATGTCGCCTCGTAGGTGAGGTAGAGTCCGTCCCGGCACACCTGGCGGCCGGTAGGCGCGGGAGCGGTGCGGTCCGCCCGCAGTAGGTCTACGTGTCCGCAGTGGAATACGGACGTGAACACTGATAGCGCCAGCACGAGCTCGCGGATATATTGCCACGCGAGTCGCTGGGAGAACGTGACTCCCCGGCGGGGATCCGCCTTAAAGCAGTAGAACCCCTGGAAGTCGCTGACGGCCCAGTCGCCGTTTACGACCGCCAGCATGAACCGGGCGAGCTCCTCCTTCAGATGCGGCAGCAGGCCGACGTTCTCGACGCTGAAGTACAGGGCCGTGTTCGGCGGCTGGGCGAAGTTGTGCGCGCTGTGGTCAAAGAGGGGACCGTTCACGAGGTCGAAGAACTGATGCGTGAGGGCCGGCCACAGCGAGCGGTCGACGCTGCGGCGCACCAGCGCGGCGCGCATGAAGCGGTGCGCGTCGAAGCGCGCGGCGTCACCGCGGTTGTCCACGACCCGCCCGGCGGTCGCCACCGTCGCGAGGAAGGCGCGCCTGGCGCAGAACCCGTTGTGGACCGCGATGTACGCGGCCGTGAGGGAGCTCCCGTAGACGTTAACGCGCAGCATCTTCTCGAGCTCCCGCCGCTGGCCCCGCACGCACTTGCCGAGGCTGTCCAGGGAGCGCTTCGAGAGGCGCTCCGCGTACTGGCGCCGGCGCGCCCGCACGCCCGCCGCGGCGTCGCTGGCGAGGCGCTCCCACGACCCGCGCGCGGGGGGCGGGGGCGGCTCGGGCGGCTCGGGGCCCGCGTCCCGGCCGGCGCCGTCGTCGGCGTCGTCGTCGACGCCGTCCAGGAGGCGCCGCAGCGCGTCCTCGTTCTGCTTGTCCGGGCGCGTCAGCCGCCGCAGGATCGCGCTCGACATGTGGTGGTCGTAGCACGCGCGGATCAGGGCGCTCAGCCGGTCGTCGGGGGAGCTCGCGCAGCTGCCCTGGAGCAGGGTGTCGACGAAGTCGAGCTCGGCGATGCGCGGGGCGTACACGCGGTCGAAGTGCGCGGGGGTCCCCCCGAACGCGGCCAGCTCGACGGCCGCCGCCCGCAGGTGGAACTCGTCCTCGCGCCGGGCCAGCGCGTCCAGGTTCTGCGAGAACGCGTCGAGCGTGCGGGAGAGCGCGTCGTCCCGGGCCGAGGAGATCCAGAACTTGAGCTCGCTGACGGCGTACAGGCGCCGCGAGGCCGGCCTGAAGACGTCGTGGGCGTCCAGGAGCGCGTCCGCCGCGTCGCGCACGCTCGCGCCCTCGGCGCGGTCCCCCGCGGCGCCCGGGGCGGCCGCGGCCAGCCGCTCGACGGCGAGCCGCGCGGCCTCGCGCCGCTCCGGCGCGATCGAGTACACGTGCGGGAGGTGGCGCTCGACGTCCTCGGGCTCCAACCGGACGCGCACCTGCCGCGTGACGTGGTCGCAGGCGCACGCCACCAGCCGGCGGCTCACCGCCTCCCCCTGGTTCGCGGTCACGCACAGCTCCTCGAAGCACACCATGCAGGGGTGCAGCGGGTCGTAGAGCTCCGGGGGCACGACCAGGCCACCCCCGACGGTCGCGGCCATGAACGCGTCCAGCGCGCCGAGGGCCGCCAGCGCGTCCTCGGCCGCCACGACCAGGTGGCAGAAGTTGAGCTGCTTCAGCAGGTTCTCCACGTCCTGCAGGAACCGGACCTCGGCGGCCACGGTCTCCCCGCCGTAGACGGGGACGCGGAGGGGGCGGTGGTGCGCGCACTCGCCCGCCAGGCCCATGGTGGCGGCGAAGTACTCCTCGGGGGGGGCGCCGGCGCCGAGGGCGTCTATCACCCGCGCGCCCTCGGCGAGCGCGTAGCGCAGCGCCAGCGACACGGTGTACGTGAGCGGGGTGAGCCGGCGCGCCTCCTGCTCGCGAAGGGGGCCCCCGAGCCTGGCGTGCAGCCAGCGGACCATCAGCGCGTTCAGCTTGAGCTCGGGGAGCAGGCGCCGGGCGACCGCCGGGTCGCAGCGCTTCAGCAGCTCGAGCTGGAACGCGTACGCCTGCACCTGGCCCAGCACCGCCAGCAGCTTCTGCCGCGCCCCGGCCCCGCCGAGCGCCGGCGCGCCCGCCCCGCTCTCCCCCGACATCGCGCCGACGGAGAAACGCCACGCGGAGACGCGGAGTGGGACAGACAGACTCTTTATTGGCGGGCCCGGGGCTATAACATGTCGATGGTGATCGCGGATTTTTTCTCGGGCGTGGCTAGCTCGAACAGGTCGTCGACTGGGGCCCGCTTTTCCCCCGCGAGCGGGCCCGGGGGGCGCACGAAAGACACGTCACCCCCGCACGCGCTGAAGTCGAAGGCGGTCTCCGTCGCCTCGCCGCGGGCGGCGAGCTGCCCCTCCAGCTCGCGGACCGCCTCCAGCCCCGCCTCCACCGACCAGCCCCCCTCGGCCGCGGCGGTCCGCGCGTTCAGGTCGACCAGGGCCGCCGCCAGGAACTCGTCCTCCACGAGCTCGATCCAGTCGTCCGCCGTCAGGTGCTGCACCCGCGCGCCCATCGCGTGCAGCGCGGCCGCGTACACGGCGGTCTGCACGCTGGGCCCCCCCTCGGCGACGAGCGCCTGGACGTGCTCCCCCAGCGTGTAGTCCTTGGCCCCGGCCCCGGCCGTCGACTGGGGGCAGACGAAGCCCGCGCGGGGGCACGCGATCACGAAGCGCCGGGTCCTGTCGAAGCACAGGAGCGGGCACACGTTCTTCCCCCCGTTCAGCCCGCTCCAGTTGCCCGCCTGGAACACCCGGTTGTTGCCCGCGCTGCCGTGGTACTTGCTGACGCCTAGCCCCAGCACCACCATGGGCCGGGTCGCCATCACGACGCGCAGCACGTTGGTGGACGTGAACGTGCACGTCCACATGTGGGGGGTCTCCTCGACCCCGTCCAGGACCTCGCGGGCGGCCTCCGCCACGGAGTCCGCTGTCTGGAGCGGACGGGCGATCCACTGCACCACCGAGGAGGGGTCGCAGGGTCGGCGGGATCCGGCCACAACGGCCGTGACGCTGTTGACGAAGAAGGTCCGGTGGTCGCAGTACTTCAGGATGAGGTTGGCCATGTAGAACTGCGCCAGCTCGGCGAAGTTGTTGGGGTGGACGTTGACGTAGTTGATGGCGGCGTACTCGTCCGAGAACCGCTTGACCGCGCAGATGGTCGCGACGTCCTCCGCCGTCAGCATCTTGGCGGGCAGCTGGTTGCGCTGCAGCAGCGTCCAGAACCACTGGGGGTTCGGGGCTCCGCCGCCGGCGGGGCGCCCGTTGGGGAAGAGGACGTGGTGGAACTGCTTGAGCAGGAACCCCACGGGGCCGTTGAGCACGTTGACGCTCCCCTCCGGTTTCTGGTACGCCCCCGCGAGGCCGGCCACCCGGGCCCGCGCGGCCTCCGACATGTTCGCGTTCCCCGCCGAGAACATGACCCGGTTCTTTACGCGGAGCTCCCGGAATACCTCGACGCTGACCCGCGCGAAGTCCCCGTCCGCGTGCCGGACGGGGGGCGCCGTCTGGTCCAGGCGCAGGTCCGGGGCCGGGACGCCCGCGTCGCTCAGCGTGACGGTGGCGGTCCTGGTGGTGACGAACCCGCCGTTGAGCATGTCCATGAAGCGCCGGCGCAGCACGGGCTGAAACTGGGGCCGGAAGTTGCGCCCCTCCACGGCCTGGCCGCTGAAGACGCCGTGGCACTGGCTCAGGACCAGGTCCTGGACCAGGGCGAGCAGGGAGCGGCGGGCGAGGAAGGACGTCGCGGGGCATAGCGCGCTCGCGTAGGGGTCGACCGAGAGGGACAGGGTGTGGTTGGCCTCGTAGAGCGCCTCGCGGATCTTGTAGTCCCGCGTGGTGACGAGGGTGCGCATGAACGCGTCCGTGGCCTGCTCGACCAGCTCCCTGAAGGTCGTCAGCGCGGCCCGGAAGCTGCCGTGGCCCGTGATGACCCCGCCCAGGCGGGCCGCGGAGGCGGCGTCGTACGTGAGGAGGTTGTGCTGGTCCAGCTGGGAGAAGAGGCTCTCGACCGTCGCGCGGTACGTGGCCTGCATGGTGGTCTTGGGGGGCTCCGTGTCGTTGGGGCGCCGCAGGGCCCCGTACGACGCGTAGCTCCCGAGCACGTCGCAGTCGCTGTACGCGCTGTTCATGGTCCCGAACACGGCCATGGGGACGCGGGCCGGCGGCCCGAACCTCGGCAGGCGGTGGCGGAGGCGGTGCAGCGTGGTGTGCGCGCACGCGGGGCGCGTGTCCCGGTCGCACAGGCCGCACGGCACGTCCCCGTCCAGGGTGCTGGCCAGGTACCGCACCGCGTCCGCGTCGCTGCGCCCCACGAACGCGCCCCCGTCGCACCGCTCGAGGTAGAACAGCACGCGCGCCAGCAGCTGGGGGCAGAACCCGCACGCCAGCGCCAGGTGGTCCACCGCGAACTCGTGCCCCCCTCCCCCCACGCCGGCGTGGGGGCGCCCGCCGGTCTCGGGGATCACCCGGCCGTCCTTGTCCGTCTGGGGGTTCCCGGCGACGTACGGGGCCGCTATCTGGTAGAACCTGTTGAACGACGTGGCGTGACCCTCCTTCGCGTCCCCGGGGCCGCCGTCGTCCACCTCCGTCATGTACAGGACGGAGTTGGACGCGAACACCATGGCCCCGACGAGCCCCGCCGCGCGCGCGACGTACGCGCCCAGCGCGCGCAGCCCCTCGGCGTCGTCGGCCGCGTCGGCGAGCAGGGGCCAGTCGTCGACCGACGGGGGCCCGTCCTCGTAGACGCCGGCGCCCACGGCCGCGACGACCGAGATCGCGGCGTCGGCGGCCATCACGGACGCCAGGCGGCGCTCCGTGCCGCCGCCGGGGTGGGACGCGCCCCCCCCGGCGGGGTCCGCGCCGCGGGCCCCGTGCCGCGCGCCGCCCCGCGCCCCGGCGGAGGACGAGTCGAACAGGGTGAACGTCACGTCGTTGGGGAGCACGGCGCCCTCGTGCGCCTCGTCGAAGGCCAGGTGCGCGAACCCGCGCGCCACCGCGTCCACGTTCCGAACCCGGAGGGCCACGGCGGCGGGCCCCAGCACGTAGCCGTGCAGGAGCTCGCACAGCGCCGGGTTGAAGAAGGGCCGGGGGTAGCTGAAGTCCTCGCCGATCGCGCGGTGCCTGGCGTTGAACGGCTCGGTGAACACGCGGTTGAAGTCGGGCATGAACAGCTGGAGGGGGTACACCGGCAGCCGGGTCGCCTCCCCGCCGCCGAGCGGAACGACGCTCGCGCCCCCGTAGTGGATGAAGGTGTTGCACACGAACACGACCTCCTTGAACGCCTCCGTCGTCGCCAGGTACACGACGGCGCCGTCGGGGGACAGGCCCGCCGCGGCGCAGATGTCGGCCCCGGTCGTCGGGACCGCGTCCTCCGCGAGCGCGCGGAACGCCGAGAAGCCGAACCGGGCGCGGGCGTTGTCGCACGCCCGCGTGAGGTTGGGCGCGGCCGTGCTGGGCCGGAAGGCCCGGCCCCCGTGGAACACGAACACGTTCGGGTGGAAGTGGCTGGACGCGAGCTTGAAGGTGACGCCGGAGCCGCCGAGTCCCGTGGTCCTGGCGCCGGCGACGACGGCGACGTTGGCCTCGAACGCGTGCTCCACGGTCAGGCCCCGGACCAGCGGCAGCACGGCCAGGTCCGAGTCGGCGCTCCGGGCCGCGAGCAGCGAGCACCGGTCCGCGTCCAGGGTGCCCGGGGGGCACACGTACACGTAGGCGGCCGGCCCCGGGGGGAGGGCCACCGTCTTCGTCGCCGGTTCCATCGTTTGGGATTCCCCGCGGGCGGGCGGAAGCGCGGTCAGCCCGCCCCGCCGCGGGGCCGCGGGCTTATATCGAAGGCCCGAGACCACGCCTTTGCGCACGTGCGCGCGCCGACGCGGGCGCCCGAGCCATAAATACGAACGGGCCGCGCGCGGCGCCGGAGAGGCCGCGCATCCGCTACCAACATGGCGACCGCCGCCGGGGACTCGGACGGGCGTCCGGGCCGACGCGGCTTCTGCAACCCTTTCCTGCACGGGCCCCCGGGCCAGGCGCGGCGGGACGCGGGGCCGCAGGCCCAGTGCAGCTACTGCACGCGGATCTCGTCCTTCAAGTTTATAGCGCCGAGGTGCCTCGACGAGGCGGCCCGGCCGGAGGCCCGGCGCGGGGTCCACATAGGCACGCTCGCCAGGGCGCCGCGGGTCTACTGGGGGGGCGAGGAGGGGGAGATCCTGGACTTCCCGCGGGCGCTGGGCTGGCCGCGGAGGACCCGCGTGTGGGCGGGCGGCAGCCACCTCCCGGACGACTTCGACCCCCGGTTCGAGACGTTTCACGTCTACGACATCGTGGAGAGCACGGAGCGGGCCCCCGCGCGGGACGCGTCCCGGTTCGCGGCCCTGACCCGGCCCGGCGGGACCGTGGTCACGCTTCTGGGGCTGGCGGACAACGGGAACCGGGTGGCGGTCCACGTGTACGGGGTGCGCCCCTACTTCTTCATGGAGAAGGCCCAGACGGACCGCCTGGGCGGCGTCCGGGACGAGCGGCAGCTGGCCCGGGCCCTCGCGGCGGCCGTGCAGAGGGCCTCGATCGCCCACGAGCTGGGCGGAGCCGAGGCGGACCCCGCCGCCCGCCGCCCGGGCGCGCCGCCGCTCCACGCGACGGCGGACTGCTTCGACGTGGGGACGGTCGAGGGGGCGAGCGTGTACTACTTCGACGCGCCCCCCCAGACCTTCTACCGGGTGCGGGCGCCGTGCGCCCGCACTGCGCGCTACGTGTGCGACAACTTCTGCCCGGACGTCGTAAAGTACGAGGGCAACGTCGACGCCACGACCCGGTTCCTGCTGGACAACCCGGGCTTCGTCAGCTTCGGGTGGTACCGGCTCAGGCCCGGCGCGGGCGGGGAGCGCGTGGCCGTCCGCCGGCCCGACCAGCACGCCACGTCCTGCGACGTGGAGGTCAACTGCACCGCCGAGAACCTCGAGCCCGCGGCCGAGGCCGCCTGGCCAGACTACAAGCTGATGAGCTTCGACATAGAGTGCAAGGCGGGCGCGGGGAACGAGCTCGCGTTCCCCGTGGCGACGAACCCCGAGGACGTCGTCATCCAGATCTCCTGCGTGCTGTACTCGCTCGCGACCGGCGCCCACGAGCACACGCTTCTGTTCTCGCTGGGCTCGTGCGACCTCCCCGCCCGCGCGAGCGGCGGGGCGGACGGGCGCCCCGCGCCGGTCGTCCTCGAGTTCGACAGCGAGTTCGAGCTCCTGCTCGCGTTCATGACCTTCTTCAAGCAGTACTCCCCGGAGTTCGTGACGGGGTACAACATCGTGAACTTCGACTGGCCGTACATCTGCGACCGGCTGACCGTAATCTACGACGTGCGCCTGGACGGCTACGGCAAGATGAACCGCGGGGGGTGGTTCCGGGTATCCGACGCCGGCCAGAATCGCTTTCAGAAGCAGAGCAAGGTCAAGATCAACGGGGTGGTCGTCCTGGACATGTACTGCGTCGCCACCGAGAAGCTCAAGCTGCCGAGCTACCGGCTGGACGCCGTGGCGGAGGCCGTGCTGGGGGAGCGCAAGGCGGACCTGAGCTACAAGGAGATCCCCGCGTACTTCGCCGCCGGCCCGGGCGAGCGCGGCGTCATCGGGGAGTACTGCATCCAGGACTCGATGCTCGTCGGGAAGCTGTTCTTCCGATACCTCCCCCACCTGGAGCTGTCGGCCGTCGCCCGGCTCGCCTCCATCACGCTCCCCCGCGCCATCTTCGACGGGCAGCAGATCAGGGTGTTCACGTGCCTGCTGCGGCTGGCGCGGGAGCGCGGCTTCCTGCTCCCGGGCTCGGCGAACAGGTGGGCCGTCCGGGCGGCGGACGGCGGGGCCGGGGCGGGCCCCACGACGGGGGCGGGGGCCGAGGACGGGGCCGAGGACGAGGACGGGGACGCGGCCGAGGCCGAGGCGAAGGGCGCGCCGACCCGGCGCGCCGGGACCGGCGCGGGGCGCGCCGTCGGGTACCAGGGCGCCACGGTCCTGGAGCCCGCGGCGGGCTTCCACGTGGACCCGGTGGTGGTGATGGACTTCGCCAGCCTGTACCCCAGCATCATCCAGGCCCACAACCTGTGCTTCACCACGCTGGCGCTGGAGGCGTCCGCCGTGGCCCGCCTCCGCCCGGGGCTGGACTACTCCGAGTTCGACGTCGGGGGGCAGCGCGTGTTCTTCGTGCACGCGCACGTCCGCGAGAGCCTGCTGAGCGTCCTGCTGCGCGACTGGCTGGCCATGCGCAAGGCCATCCGCGCCCGCATCCCCGGGAGCCCGCCCGAGGAGGCCGTGCTGCTGGACAAGCAGCAGGCGGCCATAAAGGTCGTGTGCAACTCCGTGTACGGCTTCACCGGGGTCGCGCACGGGCTGCTGCCCTGCCTGCCCGTCGCCGCGACGGTCACCACCATCGGGCGGGACATGCTGCTGCGGACGCGGGAGTACCTCCACGAGCGCTGGGCCACCTTCGCGCGCCTGGAGGAGGACTTCCCCGCCGCCCGCGCCGCCCGCCGCCCGGACGTCCCCTACGCCGTCAGCGTGATCTACGGGGACACGGACTCCGTGTTCGTCAAGTGCGCGGGGCTGACCTACGACGGGGTGTGCGCGCTCGGGGAGGAGATGGCCCGGCACGTGTCCGGGGCCCTGTTCCGGGCCCCGGTCAAGCTGGAGTGCGAGAAGACGTTCTCCAAGCTCCTCCTGATCACGAAGAAGAAGTACATCGGGATCGTCAACGGGGGGAAGGTCCTGATGAAGGGGGTGGAGCTGGTGCGCAAGAGCAACTGCCGGTTCATCAACACGTACGCCCAGCGGCTGGTGGACGTGCTGCTGCACGACGACGTCGTGTCGAACGCCGCCGCGGAGATCTCGAGCCTGCCGCACACGGCGTGGCGGGAGCGACAGCTCCCGCCGGGCTTCGCGCGCTTCGGGCGGGTGCTCAGGGAGGCGCACTCCCGCATCTGCGAGCCGGGGCTGGACGTGGGCGAGTTCGTCATGACCGCGGAGCTGAGCCGCCCGCCCGAGGCGTACGCCAACAAGCGGCTCGCGCACGTGACCGTCTACCACAAGCTGCTGCTGCGCGACGAGGCGCGGCCCAGCGTGAAGGAGCGCATCCCCTACGTCATCGTGGAGCCCACGGAGACCGTCGTGCGCGACATCGCGGCGGTCAACCTCGCGCGCGGGACCCCCCCCGCCGCCAAGGCCGCGCGGCCGCTGGTCTCCGACATGGCCGAGGACCCGGCCTACGCCATCGCCCACGCCATCCCCCTGAACACGGACTACTACTTCTCCCACCTCCTCAGCACCGTCGGGGGGACCTTCAAGGCGCTGTTCGGAAATGACGCGCGAACGACCGAGCTTTTGCTGAAGCGCTTTATTCCCGAGACCCGGGGGGTGGACGCGGGGCTGCAGGCCAGGCTCGCGCGCGCGGGGTTCCGGCGGCTCGAGCCCGCTACTCCGGGAGAGGAAAGCTGTCAAACGCTGCGTACAGCCTTCTGTATTCTAGCAGAAGCTCCCCGTCGAAGTTGAGGTCCGACATCTTGCAATAAAGGTCGCGCGCGCTGATCGCCGGCACGTCCGCGTTCGCTTGTCTCGCGTCCGTCTTTCGCACGACCAGTAGGAACATTGTCTGCCAGACGTGCGCGACGACCCGGTAGCCGGGGCACGCGGACAGGAGATGGTCGAGCACGCGGTGGTGGAGGTGCACGGCCTTCCCGGGGAAGATGGCGTACATGGCGTAGCCGGCGCCGGCGGGGTCGCGGTAGAACAGGGCCCGCACGTCCCGGAGGCCCGCGTCCCGGAGCACGTGGTAGGCGAAAAAGAGCTCGGGCTGCGCGAGCACGTCGCCCAGGCGGCGCTCCGCGCGGGCGTCCGCCGGGGCGACGTCCTCCGCGTCGGCGCCCTCGGCGAGCGCCGCCACCGACGCCAGAAACGCCCGGTACTCGTAGATGTTGTTGAGGAGCTGCACGTACGCCAGGGTGAGCGAGGCCCGGTCGGCCCGCTTCAGCCGGGGCTCCCCGGAGACGGCGCAGGAGGGGCAGCAGCCCCCGATGCCCAGGTAGTACCCCAGCCCGGACAGGGAGACGCAGTTGTCCGCGACCGTGTCGGCCAGGTCGAACGGCAGGGAGATGGGCGCGGTCTTGATCACGGGGACGCTGATCTCGCGCACGGCGGCGATCTCGTCGGCCGGGGACGTCGCCAGGTACCTGAAGTACGGCGCGTAGCGGTCGCGGAGGGCGGCGCGGCGGACCGCGCCGCTCCCGCGCCGGCGGCGCAGGGCCCGGAGGCTGCGGCGGAGGGCGCGGGAGCGGCTCCGCGCGGAGCCGCTCGCGCGCGCGTCGGAGTCATACATAGTTGCACAGCGTGTGCTCCAACGACACGAGTGGCACTCCGTGCCTCCGCAGGGAGTGCCCGGCCTCGCGCAGGAACCGGGCCCCGGCCGTGGGCTTCGGCGGGAAGAGCTGGTAGGTCTTGAACGTGTACGCCAGGGCCCACAGTCCCGCGCAGACCCGCCCTTCGAACTTGTTCTCGCTGGCGAGGCGCGCCTTATATATCTCCAGGTCCTCCCCTTCCGCGGGGTGGCCGAACAGGAGCTCCGGATCCGTCTGCAGCTCGGAGACGGCGCAGAGCGGGTCGCAGAAGAAGTGCTTGTACACGGCCTCCACCGGGAGCGCGGATAGGATGGCCTCCAGGCGGCCCCCGTCGCCCAGGGGCTTCCGCCGCCACGCGTCCAGGACGGGGGGGATGCAGTCCACCAGCGCCACGTTGTTGGCGGAGTGGGTCACGGTGTCCTCCCGGAAGCGGCGGAGCGCGCGCCAGTACTCCCGCGTGGGCAGGAGGTTGCACAGCACGCACTCCCCCGTAGTCCCCCCGCGGCACCGGGCGTGCTTGAGGGTCGTCGCCACGATCGGCCCGAAGGCGACGTCGACCGCGCACTCGGGCCGCGCGAAGGGGCGGAACCGGGGGGCCGTGTCGCGCTCCAGGCGCGCGCGGTTGTCGCGCCAGTACGCCTCGACGAGCGCGCGGCGGGTCGCGGCGGACCGCTCCACCGCGGCGCCCGCGTCGCAGGCCACCCCCGCGAGGAGCAGCAGCGCCAGGTCGGCGTACGCCCAGCGCGCGTCCGCGGGGTCCGGGGGCGGCCCGGGGTCCGGCGCGCGCCCGTCGTACTCGGCGGCCCGGCGCCGGGCCTCGTCGCAGCACGTCCGCGCCGGCCCCCGGCGCGGCCCCGCGCGCGCGCAGTCGACCGACTGCGCGCAGCTCCGCCAGCCCAGCAGCGCCGTGCTCAGCGAGTGCTGCCGCGCGCCGAGGGGCGCGGCGGGCCCGCCGGGGTCGTCGCCGGCGGCCACCGTCTGGAGGAGCGCCCGCGTCGCCGACTGGATGAGGAAGGAGTAGTTCGAGTACTGGACCTTGGCCGCCCCGCGCTCGGGCCCGCCCGGGCCCGGGTCCGCGCGCCCCGCGCCCGCCGGTCCGCGCCCCTCGTCGGTCCGGAAGCAGCAGTGGAGGAAGAAGTGCCGGTGGGTGTCGGCGAGCGTCAGGGCGCGGGTGGCGAACGCGCCCGTGAGCGTCGCGTTGTGCGCCTCCAGAAAGTGCCGGTCCATCAGGTAGACCAGCTCGAAGGAGGCCGCGACGATGGTCACGGCGCAGGGGGGGGCCGCGAGGGTCTTGGCGCACAGCATCGCGTAGTCGGCGATCCAGCGCGGGGACAGGCCGTACCGGACCCGGTACGCCTCGATGGTCCTGCAGACCGCGCACGGCTTGTCGATGGCGAACGCGGCCGAGACCTCGGCGACGTACGGGGCGACGCTGCGCGTCCGGGGGCCGTCGGCGTCGCCGTCGGCGTCGCCGTCGGCGGGCTCCTGGGGCGTCTCTATTAGATGCGCCGCGAAGATCAGCTCCCCGCAGAGCGCGGGGTTCGTCCGCAGGAGGGCTGGATCGAGGCCCGTGTAGGGCATGGCGAACGCGTCCGCGGCCCAGGCCCCGCGCGCGCCGTCCGGGGCGCCGGCGTCCGGGGACCCGTCCGGGCCCGCCCCGGCGCTCCGCGACCTCATCCCGGCCGAGGAGCTCATCGCGCGCGACGTCGACGCGCTGGCGCGGGAGTACCTGCGCGACGACACGCGCGTCGCGATCTGGTTCGAGGACCTCGTCCCTCCGGAGCTGGAGGTCCTACTGCCGACCACCGACGCGAAGCTGAACTACCTGGCGTTCACGCGGAACGTCGCGTCGGCCGTGGCGTACTCCGACGCCGGGCGCGCGCCGTGCGCGCACACCGAGGCCTTGGAGGCGAAGAAGGCGCGGTTCGCGGCGGTCATCAACAAGTTCCTGGACCTCCACCAGATCCTGCATGACGTCTAGCGCGGGCGATGGGAGGGGCGCGCGCGTATTTAAGGGCCCGCGGCCCGGCCCGGCGCGGGCCGGCTCCGAGAGGGGGGTCCTCGAGCGCGAGCGTCTTCCGGCGAGCGGGGCCCGCGGCGACGACATGCGCCCGTACGCGGCCGACGCCGGCGCCGACGCGGCGCGGGCGCTCGCGTCGCGCATCAAGCTCCTGGTGCCCGGAGGGATGCGGTACGGCGACGGGGACGCCGCGCCGCCCGGGGACCCGTTCAACCCGCCCGCGCGGTGCGTCTTCCAGTGCACCGGCCGCGACGGCGGGAACGAGTGCTTTCCCGTCGAGTACGTGCTGCGGCTCATGGCCAACTGGGCGCGCGTCGCCTGCGACCCCTACGTCCGGGTCCAGAACACCGGCGTGTCCGTGCTGATCCAGGGCTACTTCAACCCGCCGCCGGGCGCGCCGGTGGCCGGCGTGACGGCCGAGCAGCACAACGTCACCCTGGAGTCGACCCTGTGCACGGGCATCAGCCTGTCCGCCCTCGACGCCGTAAAGGCCGAGGGCGGGATCGACACGCGCCCCTTCTACGCCATGATGGTGATCCACTGCTTCGTGCGCATGCCGCGCGTGCAGCTGGCGTTCCGCTTCATGGGCCCGGAGAGCACACACCGGACGGAGCAGCTGGCGGAGCGGGTCCGCCACCGGGCCGTGGCGGCGCGCGAGGCCCGCCGCGGCGGCGGGCGCTCGGAGTCGCCGCCGCGCGCCCGGACGCCCGGCCAGGACCCGCCGCGCCCCGACCCCGGGCGCGCGTGCGACCTGCGCGCCGCGTGCCTGCGGTGGAAGCACCGGCCGCGCGCGCTGGCGGCGGCGGCGGCGGCGGCCGTGGGCGTGGCGGCGCTGTTCGTCCTCGCGCGGGCGGCCGGGTTCTATTAGCGCGGCCCCCGCGGGGATCGCGCTCACTCCGCGGCCCGCGCGATCCCCGAGGCACCGCGAGCCCGCCATGGCGTCGTTCAACGTGGCCGATCCGCGGTCGTTCACCCCGGACTCGATGGACCAGCGGACCCCGGAGGAGATCCTGCGGGCCCTGAATCGCGGCAACGCCGCCCCCGACTGGAGACGGGTTCCCCAGGCCGAGGCGCTCGAGGCCAGGCGGGCCCTTCTCATCGGCATCTCGCTCGGCATGGTGACCCTGCGCCACCGGCACGAGAAGAACACCCTGCCGCGGGAGGAGATGTTCGCGGTGCGCGACCCGGCCGAGTGGGCCCGGGTCACCATCGGGCTCAAGCGCACGTTCTCGCCGCGCACGACGTAGCCGCCCCGCCGGGGCGACGGATCGGCTAAATAAAAACGGTTTATCGACGCCAGACTCGCGTGTTTTGTTTTTATTGACCTAAAAAGAGTTATTTCCGCGCCCCCGCTCCCATCCCGGCTAGCCGATGAGCAGGCGGATCGAGAACAGCTCTGAGAGGACGTACGCGCCGTTCTCGACCAGCAGCTCCCGCGTCTGCGCGAGGCGCAGGGCGATCCGGCGGCAGGCCTCGATGAGCGTGCCTAGCACGGACAGCCCGGTCCCGCGCACGTACCTGCGCCGGAGCATGGAGTTGGACGTCGCGATCCGCGACCCGCCCGACAGCACGGTGCCCTCGCTGTCGTACCCGTCCCCGGAGTCGCTCGTCGCGGAGGTGGGCAGGGAGGGGTACGAGAGCTCGGCGGCCTCGTCGCTGAGGTCCGAGAGGCTGGGGGCCCGCGGCAGGCTCCGGCGCGAGGGCCACGACTTCAGGGGCCGGCCGGGGCCGGGGTCCGCCGAGAAGTCCGCGACCCCGCGGGCCGATTCGAGGTCGCCGCCAGGGGCGTCGGCGGCGGGGCCCTCCTCCGCGTCCCCCGCGGCGCGGCGGCGGCGCGCGCTCCGCCGCCGCCGGCCCCGCCTCTGTCCGGGCCCCGCCGGCGGCGGGGCCGGCGCCCCCGCGCCGCCGAGGTCGGAGTCGCCGTCCAGCCACTCGGCCCACGGGCCTATGCCGGGCGCCCCGGGCCCCGGGTCCTCGGGCGGGCGCGCCCCGAACGGGAACGGGTCGTGCGGGGGGTGCCGGAACGCGGGGGGCATGGGGTAGAGCGTCTCGTCGTCCGCGAACGTTGGGCCGGCGCCGCCGGTGATCAGCGCCGAGTACAGGGGGTCCGCCTCGTCGACGGGGGGCAGCAGGTCGCCGTCGCTCTCCGCGGCCAGCCGCGGCAGGTCCGCGTACGCCTCGTCGTCGACGAAGTGGACCACCGTGCCCGCCGCGCCCCCCCCGGGCCGCGGCCAGAGGACGCGCGCGATATCGAGGCGCGTGTCCAGCGTGACGAGGCAGGGCGGGGCCGCGGCGAGCGGCTTCGCCGCGATCAGCGCCGACAGGTGCTCCAGCTGGGCGGCGAGGCAGATGTCCTCGATGGGGCTGGGGTCCAGCGCCAGCAGCTTCTCGCCCCACGAGGCCACGTCCGACGAGACGGCCACGCCCAGGCGCGCGCCGTCCGTCCCGGGCCTGGAGTCGAAGAGCCGCACGCACATCAGCAGGCCGGACCCCTCCGAGAACACGTTGGCGTCCTCCATGGCAACGACGAGGGGCGCCCCCAGGAGGATCGCGCACGTGACGACGTCCATGGCGTTGACGGCCCGCACGTCGCTCGGGGGCTGGCCCACCGTCGTAAACGTGACGCTCCTCCCCGTGGGGCGGTAGAGGCCGTCCACGGCGTCGTCGGCGTCGTCGCCGGGGGTGCGGGGGGGCGCCCGCACCGCGGCCTGCACCGTGGCCGGCAGGTCCAGGCGGGCCGTGACGAACCGGTCGTACGTCAGGCTCCGCGAGCCGAGCGAGTCGGTCGCGAGCACGCTCCACAGGGCCGCCAGGGCGTCCGCCGGGATGCACATGCGCGCCAGAACCGTGAACGCCGTCAGGGCCGCGCCGGGCACCGCCTCCTCGACGGTCCGGAGCGCGGCGCGGACCCCCTCGTGCGGCAGGGCCCGCCAGAGGGCCAGCGGGTCGGCGGCCGGCGCCCGCGCCTGCTCCCAGTCGGCGGGGCGGATGGCGAAGAGGCCCCCCTCGGACGGGTCCCCCGGGGGCCCGGCGAGCGGCACCGGCCGCGCGCGCGGATCCCGCGCGTCCAGGGCGTCGACCGCCACGCGCTCGGCGAGCGCGTACGCGAGCACGCGCCCCGCGGTCTTCATCACGTACTCGTGCTGCTGGGCGAGGTCCAGGCGGACGCAGTTGTAGAGGTGGGCGAACACGCCGGAGGCGGCCGCGACCAGCGCGTCCGCCGGGGTCAGCCGCAGAACGCGGGCGGGGCCGCCGGCGGGGCGCCCGGGCTCGGCGCCGCGGGGGCGGAACTCGCGCGCGTCCGCGTCGAAGGCGAGCGCGCCGAGCGTCGCGGCTCCGAAGCGCTGGGGCAGCATGGTCGCGAGCAGCGCCGCGTACCTCTCCGCGGCGGCGAGGCGGCCGTCGGCGGGGTCCCAGTCCGCGCGCCCGTGCCGGACGAACCGCGAGAACGTCTCCATCCCCCGCTCGGCCGCGCGCTCCAGCTCCAGGCGCAGCGCGACGACCTCGTGCGCCACGGCGACCGCCGCGGCCGTGGCCGTCTCGAGCACGCCGCTCTCATCCAGCGGGGGCCGCATCGCCCGGCCGGGCTCGCCGCACAGCGCGACCCCGAGCTTCTCGCACACCGTCGGGTAGCAGACGGTGTACGCGACGGGGGTCCCGACCTCCGTGAGGAACGCGCGCGGGAGCAGGCCGTCCAGCTCCGACCGCGCCTCCCGAAGCGTGTAGATCACGTGCTTGTCCCCCAGCAGGGCGGCCACGCGGCCGCGCAGGTACGGGTCGCCGGCCGCGGCGTCGCCCGCGTCGGTCCCCGGGGGGGACGCGGGCGACGCGCGCCCCCCGCGGAGCGTCGCCGCGGGGAACGCGCGCGCGTACTCCGCGTACAGCGCGAGCCGGAGCCGCAGCAGCGCGCCGACGGGCGCCGCCTCCGCGCGGGCCCACCGCGGGAGGCGCGCGAGCCGCTCCTCGAGCCCGCGCCTGTGCGCGACGAGCCGCTCGTACCGCGACTCCGTCCGAATCTCCGCGACGAGGGCCCCCAGCGCGCGCAGGCCCTCCTCGGTGTCCCGGGCGGCCGCCAGGTACTCGTCCGTCGCCGCCCGGCGGGCGGTGAACTTGGCGTCCGTCGCCCCGACCAGCTTGGCCGGCAGGCGCCCGTAAATCGCCCGGCCCCGGATCTCCGCCACCACGCTCGTCGCCGCCTGCGCGCCCACCAGGCTCCGGCCGGCGCGGGCGTAGTCCTCGCGCGAGGCGCCCGCGGCGGCGCGCGCGCCCTCGAAGTCGCGCCACGCGGCGTCCCAGGCGGCCTCCGCCGCCAGGAGCTGCTGGTGGGCCTGGCGCCAGAGGTCGTGGAGCTCGCCCAGCTCGCGGAGCCGGTCGGCGTACGCGTCCATCGGCCCCCGCTCGTCTATCCTCGCCGTCAGCGGGTGGGAGTCCATCACGGACCGCGCGTGCCCGAGCCATTCCAGCGCCTGCACGTCGAGCTCCGGCGTCGCCTCGACGCGGGCCAGCAGGAGCCCGGCCTCGGTGACGATCTCGTCCACCGAGGCGGCCCGGTCGAGCAGCGCGGCGACGCTCGGGGGCGGGGGGACGACCCGGAGCAGGTTCTTGAGGTTCGCGAGTCCCGCGGCGTCGTCCCGCTCGCGGGCCCGCTCCGCGAGCACGACGTCGGTGAGGAGGCGGACCGCGCGCTTCTTCGCGTCGGCGACGTCCTCGGCCGCCTCCCGGGCGGCCTCGCGCGCGCGCGCCAGGTCCCGCTGCACCGTGTCGCGCGCGTAGGCCTCGTACGCGGACCCGGCGAAGACGGCGCGGTCGAGCTTCTCGAGGTACGAGACGGCGCCCCGCAGGAGGGCGTCGCTCGGGAGGTGGAGGGTGACCCCGTCGTCCAGGACGCGCTGCGCGTCGCGCGGGTCGCGCACGCGCGCGACCTCCTCCAGGGCCCGCGCGATCTCCGCCGGGCGGCTGCCGGCGGCCTGGAGCACGTCCGCGCGCAGGGCGCCCAGCCGCTCGCGCAGCTCGACGAACTCGGGGTACCCGGTCCGGTAGAAGGAGACGTACTTCGCCAGCGCGGGGATGCGCAGGAGGTCCGGTCCGAGACACGTGACCGTGTCGTAGTGGGACGGCGCGCCCCGGCCCGACGCGGCGAGCGCCAGGACGCCGGCGGAGATCTTGTGCAGGAGCGCCAGCCGGGAGAGGTCCGCCCCCGGGAACAGCGCCGCCAGCGCCGGGGCGGACGCCTGGTAGTCGGGCCACCACGCGATGCTCCGGAGCGGGGCCAGGGACGGCTCCGCGCCCAGACGCGCGTTGTCGGGGGCGTACGGGTTGAAGTCGAGGGCGGCCTCGACGGCGAGGAGCGCGCGCCCCGCCGCCGCGCCGAGCGCGCGCTCCGCCTGCTTCTCGAGCGGGCGCGCGGCGAAGGCCCGCGCGCGCGCCACGTCGAGCAGGCGCGAGAGCTCGGCCGCGTCGAACGCCGACTGGGTCTCGATGCGGTCCAGCGCCCGCTGCAGGTCGGCGGCCCAGCGCTCCTCCGTCCGCGCGTCGGCAAGCCGGGCGCGCTGGGCGTCCGCGGCCGCGAGCAGCCCCTCCACCGCCGCCGCCCGCTGCAGCACCAGGGCGGCGGACTTCCTGCCCTCGCCCAGCAGCTTCTGGACCGCGAGCGGCGGCGTCGCCGGCGCCTCGGCGCGCGGGTGGGACGCCTCCATGGCGTCCGGGTCCGGGTCGGGGGCCGCGTCCGTCCGCAGCGCCTCGAACCGGCCGACGGCGGCGCGGGCCGCGGCGAGGGCCCGCGCCGCCGTCTCGGCCGACGCGGCGGCGGCGGCGGCGTCCTCGGCCTCGCCCGCGGCCCGCGGCCCGCGGAGGCGCGTCTCGGCCACCGCGAGCTCCGCCGCCGCGTCGAGCAGGTCCGCGTTGGCGGCCGTCAGCGCCCCCGCCCGCCGCAGCGCCTCCACCCGGGCGTCGTAGCGCCGGCGCAGCTCGCGCACGAACCCCATCTCGGCCGGGACCGGCCCGAGCGCCTCGAGCGCCTCGTCCGCGTCGCGCAGGATGCGGGCGACGTCGCGCAGGGAGGCCTCCGCCTCGGCGGGCGTCGCCAGGCCGGCCGCGGCGGCCACGAGCCGGTCGGAGTAGTCGGAGAAGAACACGACGGCCGGGTGCGCGACGGGGTAGCCGAAGATCCGCTGAAACACAACGGCGAACGGTAGGCCCAGTCCGGCCAGCTCCGGCGCGGCCTTTCCGCCCGGGCTCGAGAGCGCGCCCCGGTAGCGGTCAAAGAGCTCCGCGGCCCGCGCCCGGAGCGTCGCGGCCAGCCCCGGGGGCGCGTCGGCCAGGAGCCGGGGGAGCTCGGACTCCTCGACCCCGGCCAGGGCGCACGCGTCCAGCAGCGCGCGCGGGGCCGCGCGCAGCGCCGCGAAGCCCTCCCCGGGGTCGAGGAGCGCCCCCAGGCGCCCGTGCACCTCGTCCCGCCGCGCTCGGGCCTCGAGGGCGCGCTGCCGCGTCGCGCGCAGCAGCAGCTCGATCTCGGCCCCGCGGAGCCGGACGCGCTGCCGGGTCTCCTCGGGCAGGAGGCCGGCCTCGTCGTACCCGTCCAGGACGCGGGCCTGCCTGAGCGCCTCCTCGGCGCTCCGCGCGATCGTGTCCAGGTTGTCCTCCCGGTCCGGAGCCGCCTCCGCGTCGCGCGCCGCCTGCTCCACGGCGGCGCTCAGCACGTTGAACCGCGCGACGTCCCCCCGCAGCGTGCTCTGCCGCTCGGCGCGGCCGTTGATCGCCGCGACGTCCCGCAGCGCCCCCTCCACGTCCCGCGCCTCGAGGATCCCCTCGAGGCTCGCCTCCCGCAGCAGATCCGACCACGCCTCCAGGTTCTGGCCGGACGTCAGGTCCCGGCCCTCCTGCAGCAGCCCCCGCAGCAGCCTCGCCGACCGGGACTCCGCGACGGCGTTGCGGGGGAGCTCCGCCCCTTGCAGCGGCTCCAGCGCGCGCAGCCCCCGCAGGCGCTCGTCCACGCGGGGCAGGGACTCCGCCAGGCGCTCGAGGTGGGCGACGGCGGCCGCGGCGACGCGGAAGCGGTCTCCGCCGTAGCGGTCCATGAGGATGGCCTGCGTGCTGTACCGGACGCCCCGCGCGAAGTAGTCCGCGATGGCGTCTCGGATCAGCTCCTCGGCGGCCTCGCGGATGCGCGCGACCCGGCGCCGGGCCTCCGGGGGCTCGAGCGGGGCCGCGTCCTCGCCCCCGGCGAACCGCACGGCGTCATCGGCGCGGATCGCGTCCAGGGTCTCGCCGGCCTCCCGCAGGGCGTCCTCCACGGCCTCCAGCTCCCGCAGCGCGGAGCGGTTGGCGCTGCGAACGCGCGCGTCCTCGGCCCGCGCGGCCACGAAGAGGGTCGAGACGCGCTCGCGGAGCGAGGCGCCGTCCCGCAGCAGCGTCGCCGAAAAGAGCCCCCCCTCGAACCGCGAGAGCGAGTCCAGGGTGCGCGCCGCCAGCGCGTTGTACTCGCCGCTCGGCGGCTCCGCGGGCCCGCCGTGCGGGCCCGCCTCCGCGTCGCTCAGGGCGGCGTGGAACCGCTCGGTGTCGCGGATCACCCGGGCGGCCACCATGTTCAGCTTGGCCTGGATCAGCGCGCCCAGGTGGGAGGGGTCGGCCCGGAGGGCGTCCAGCAGCCTGGCGTAGGCGGGGATGCCGTGCAGCACCATGCCGGTGGTCAGCACGAACGTGCCGGCGGGGCTGGCCACGGGGAGCGCGCGGGCCAGGGGTGCGAACAGGCCCCGCACGGCGCCGGGGCTGTCCTCCCGCGTGCGCGTCCCGTTCTGGACCAGGAACACCAGCAGGCGGTCGAACAGCAGCAGGATCGCGTGCTCCAGGGGGTCGCGGTCCTGCGGCCGCGCGAGGGGCTTCGCGACCCAGGGCGCGTTCAGCGCGCAGAGCCGCGCGTGCTCGTGGATCCTGTCGAGGGTCGCCCGGACGTCCTCGATGCGGGCGTCGACCCGCGCCACGCGCGCGAGCGTGGCGTCGACGTCGTCCTCGTCCGCGGGGACGTCGAGCGCGAGGGGCGACCGCGCCCGGCCGGGCTCCGGCCCCCCCGCCGCGGGGTCGGGGTCGGGGGGGTCGGGTGGGTCGGGGGGGCCGGCACCCTCGCCGGCGTCCTCGCGCGGGGGCGACCGGCGCCGGTACTTGACGGAGGGCCTCCCCGCCTCCTCCCGCGGCCCGCGGGCGCTCACGTTCTCCGCGCTCGTCGCGGGGGTCCAGATGGCGCGCCGCCGGCGGGGCAGGCTGGTCCTCTTCCCCAGGGCCCGCCGCAGCGTCGCGGCCTTGGCCGCGCGCGCGGCCGTGAGGTACCGGGGCCGCTCCCCCCCCGGGTCCTCCGGCGCGACCCCGGGCGCTTCGGCCCAGACGTCCATGGGGGCGTCGCCGCCCCCGAGCGGGTCCCCCTCGTCGGGGGCGGCCGGCGAGGGCGGGGGCGCCCCTATCACCGCCGCGGTGGTGGCCGGGGGCGCCAAAGCGAGGGGGTGGACCGCCGCGACGCTCCGCTCGACGTACGGCTCGTCCTCGAGGTACGTCTCCCCCACCCCGTACAGGACGGAGACGGCCGGCGCGATGTCCGCGGGGCCGTCGGGGCCGGACCGGCACGAGACGAAGAACACCAGCGCGGCCGCCCACAGCGACTCGGGGTCCGCGCGGGCGCGCGCGGCCAGGTGCGGGTACAGGTCCTCGGCCCGCATCCGCATGACCAGGGCCTCGGCGGTCGCGGCGTAGCCGTGCGGGTCGAACACGTACACGGCGTCGTCGTCCCGGAACACCGCCACGCCGATGGCGTCGATCACGACGAGCGCGTACGACGTGCGGTGCGGGCGCCACACGGCCTCCAGAAACTCGCGGGCGGGGACCTGCGTGCTCAGGAAGCCGGCGCCCGGCTCCGTGTAGAACCCACACTCCCCGTACACGCGCGAATAAACGCAGCAGAGCGCCTCGGGCGAGTCCCGGTACGTGATTTTATTCGGGAGGTGCACGATGGGGCACATGGCCGGGGGCGTCCCGGCCGCCGCAGTCCACGCCTGTCCCTCCACGAGCGCGCCGTCGATCCCCGCGGGCGTCGCGGCCGCGCCGATTCCGCTCGTGAACACCAGCCGCAGGAAGGAGAGCGAGGACCGCAGGCACGACACTCCCGACCCGCGCCCCAGGTCCCCCGCGTACTGGTTCCGGGGGCCTGCGGCGACGACGGCGACGCTCTCGGCGGCGTCCCGCCGGGGCGAGCCCCGCGCCATGCTCCGGGCGGACCGCGGTGTTGTCCCGCGGGCGGTCCGCTCCGATGTAAACGGGCGCGGTTCCCCGAAGAAACTTTTTAACGCGTCCGTGTCACGCCGTGGGCGTGAGCGTGCCGTCGGCCGCCGCGAGCAGCTCCTCCGGGGTTATCCACTCGTGGGTGGTGATCAGGTCGCCCGCCGGCGTGCTATCGCCCGGGGGTAGCGTGGTATGCGCCCCCAGCACGGAGAGGTCCACCTCCGTCCAGCTCTCGACGTTGGCGCGCGGTCCCAGGACGGCGCTCGCCTCCGGGGCCCCGCCGACGCCGTCCCCGCGGTCCCGCAGGATGCGGCGGGCGGCCGCGCGGGCCTCGTCCCGGGGCACGTCTGGAGGGGGCGGGGCCACCTCGCGGTCGGCGTGGACCTCGTCCCAGACCCGGCGCAGCTTTTCGATGAGGGCCGCGACGTGCTCCTCGGTCGTCCCGGGTGCCGTGGCGCGGTACAGGGCCGCGTCGACGGCGTCCCACCGGTGGAGGAAGGCCGCCACGTACCTCAGGCCCGGGGGCTCCGCCCCGGAGATCAGCTTGCCCGCGGCCACCTCCAGGCCCGTCTGCGCGCGCACGAGCCGGCGGTGGGACTCGGAGAGGGCCTCGAGCGCCCGCTCGCAGGGCCCCCCCGCTCCCTGGGCGGCGGCGCCCTCGCACGTCTGCAGCGACTGCACGGTCTGCGCCAGGGCCCCCTTTAAGGCCCCGACGTCGGCGCGCAGGTCGGCGCGCCACGAGTCGACCTCGGCATACAGGCGGTTGACGCCGTCTATGACGTGGACGATTTTCCACGCCCCCACCGGACGCGCGTCGTCGGGGGACGCGTAGACGGCCAGGGTCCACCGCTCGGCGTCCACGGTGAAGGAGCACCGGAACAGCCGGCCGAGGTCGGCCACGGCCTCGCCCATGCTCGCGGCCGCCGCCTCTATCGAGTCGGCCAGCTCGGCGGTGTGGGTCGCGTTGGCCCTGAGGGCGTGGTAGAGGGCGTTCACGAGCATGGTGGAGAGGAACGCGCTGTTCTGGAGCGTGGGCCGGTCGGGCACCCGGAGCAGGGTCTGGTCGCGGCACGCGCCCAGCGCCGCGGCGGCGACCGCCCGCAGCTCGCCGAGCAGGGCCTCGACGTTTCCCGCCTGCGCGACGGTGGGCGGGGCGGCCGCGGGGCCGCAGAAGGGGAGCAGGTTGAACAGGAGGGCCGACAGCTTCGTCCGGTACCCGTCCACGTTGGGCACGGCGTCCGCGCCGTAGTCCCGCGCCCAGGTCAGAACCGGCACGAGGCCCGCGGCGCTCCGGGCCGAGAACCGCGCGCCGCCGACGACGGCGACGACGTCGCCGACGACGGCGGCGACGAAGTACGGGACGAAGGCCTGGTGCGCGAGCAGGTCCGGGGCCCGCGTCGACGGGTAGCGGACGGCGAGCACCGCTCGCCGCAGCTCCTCGCCGCCCGGGGCCCGGGCGGGCGCCGCGACCCGGGGGACGCTCGCGGGCGCGGGGGGCGGGGGCGGGGGCGGGATACCCCAGCGCTCCTGGGAGCGCAGGTCGAACCACGCCAGCAGCGACTCGCGGGCGGCGCTGGGCGCGCCGACCCCGAGCGCCGCCTCTGCGGCCGCGGCCTCCTCCTCCAGCCCCGCCCGCGCATCCGCGACGAACCGGAGCACGGGCTGCGGGGCCATGCAGTGCCGGATCGTCTGCTCGGCCCCCCCCTCGGGTATGCCGAGGGACGCCAGGGTCTCGGCGTACTGGACGTTGAACTCGGCCATGGTCGCGGTGTAGAACGTCACGTAGTCGAGCCCCCGGCCGTGGCGGGCGAGCAGCTTGAACAGGACGCCCCCCAGGACGGCCACGCAGCCCACCGCCTGCCGGGCCTCGGCGAAGAACGGGGGCGCGTCGCCGCCGTCCCCCCGCTCGGGGCCCCGGCCCACGACGGCGCGCTCGAAGAGAACGCAGTGGCGGGACGTGAACCCGGCGGACACGAGCGCCCGGACCGCGGCCGCCGCGGTCCGGCTCGCCTGCACCTCGTCCCAGACGCGCCCGGCGAACTCCGCCAGCGCGGCGAGCGCCTCGGGCGCCGCGAGTCGCGGCGCGCGGAGCAGCTTCGCCACGGCGGACGCGTGGAAGGCGAGGGCGTCCCGCGCCACGAAGGTCGCGTCGAGCAGAAAGTCGGCGTCGGCGCGCAGGCGCGCGGCCACCGACCCCAGGGGCACCGCGCGGGCGTACGGGTCGTTGAAGGCGAACGCCGCCGACACGCGCACGTCGTGCGCGGTCTGGGGTGACGCGTTGACGTCCTGCAGCGCGACGAACGCCTCGGGGGGCACGGCCGCGGAGAGCTCGGCGAACAGGGCCGCCGTGTGGGTGGCCCGAAAGCCGGCGGCCGCGTGGGGCGGGAGCTCGTCGATGAGCGCGATCGCCGCCAGCGCCCGCGTGAGCGCGGGCGCCGCGGGGTCCCGCGTCTTGTCCCACAGGACCCGGACGGGCAGCCGCCAGGTGCACTCCAGGGCCAGCGTGGCCAGGCCCTGCTGCACGAACGGCATGTCGTACAGCAGGGCGAACTCGTCCGATAGAACATCCCCCGGGAGCTCCGCGACGTCCCCCGCGCCCGCGGGCTCCTCGGCGGGGCCCAGGCACCTAGCGTGCGCCGCCCGGAACGCCCCGATCCAGCCCGTCACGAGCCGGCGCGCGTTCGCGGGGCCGAACCGCGACGCGGTGCGGAGTCCGGCCCGCTCGAGCGCGCGGAGAGACGCGGCCGAGTTCATCTCCTCCACGAGCCCCAGCAGCTCCTCGAGCTCGTCGACGAACCCCGCGACGCCCATCTCGACGCGCCACAGGAGCAGCGCCGCCAGGTTCTCCGCCAGGATCGCCGCGTCGGGCAGCCCGGTCTGCGCGAAGATCCCGCACAGCGCGGGCAGCGCGCTGCTCCATATCCGCGCGGCCGCGCCGACGGACACGCGGTCGGCGCACAGCAGGAGCGCCGAGATCGCCTGCTTGGCGCGCACGCCGCGCTCGAGATCGTCCCGGCGCGACTCCGCCAGGTCGTCCAGCGCGGCGACGAGCGCCGGCCACGACGCGTAGTCCATGTTTCTCGCCCCCGCGGTCCACGTAAGCGTCTCCTAGGGAACGGCGCGCGTGCCGGCCTACCTCTCGGGCCGGCCTCGCCTCGGATCTGACTCGGCGTCCGGGGGCCCGGATGACTATATATACTACCCCCGGGGCCGACGCCCGGCCACACCGCCGGGCGTCGGACCCCGGGAAGGCATGTCCGCCGGAGCCGGGCCGGGTAACGCGTTCATTCAGATCGGGGACGGGCTGAGGATGTTCGTGGGCCCGCACGGGCCCCGGGCGTCCGGCCCCGGGCGGGCGGGCGTTGGCCCAGTGCCCGGGGGAGGCCCCGGCTACGACGAGTGGGCGAACGGCATGCTCCACGTGTCGGCGCCCACGGTTTCCATACAGAACATGACGGGCGTGCAGATCCTCGGATCCGGGCAGGTCTCGGTCCACACCCCCGAGGGGTCGGTCACGCTGTCGATGGGCAACCAGCCGTACCTGAAGCTGACGCGGCACGTTACCCTCACCGACTTCTGCGACCCGCAGACGGAGCGGCCCGGGGCCCTCATCCTGACGCTGCGCCACCCGAACGATATCGTGGGGATGGCCGTGTCGGCCACCCCCCCGGGGCGCCAACCCCGGGACGTGGAACGCGCCTGGAAGGCCCTCACCGATCTCTCCAACTACGGGGCCGACTGCGCGGGGGGCCTGCGAGCGTCGCTCGTCTCGCTGACCTTCCTGGTGGCGGCCTGTTCCGCCGAGTACGCCGATCGGGCCGCCGCGGAGTCCGTGCGCGCCCACGTCGTCGCGAGCTTCGGCGGCCGCGACATCCAGGGGCGGCTGGACCGGCTCTACGAGTGCATGCGCGTGATGGTTCGCTGCCACGTGTTCCCCCATCGGGCGTGCGCGGCGCTGGGGGGGCTCCTAACGTGGATCGCGCAGGACCGCCTCGCGAGCGTCACCGCCGTCGTGCGGGGGATGCAGGAAGACGCGCGCACGGACCAGACGGGCGCCCCCCGATCGACCTTCCACGTCCCCGTCTGCGCGTTCCTCGACCTCGACGCCGAGCTCAAGCTCGAGCCCGAGGGGGCGAAGTTCGTCTATCTGGTGTTCGTGTACGGGCAGCGCCTCAACCACGAGGGGTTCCGCGTTCACGTGGCGGTGAGCTCCCTCAACCCGCAGATGATCGGGAGCGCCCTGGGCTTCCTCCTCCACCGCACGCGCTCCGAGAACGTCCTTCGGGGCACGGCGGGGGCCGCCGGGCCGGACGGGGGCGGCGACGCCTCCTTCCCGCTCGAGGCCCTGGCCCGGAACCCCGCCAGCCCCCGCTGCCCGGTGTACCGGCTGAGGGACGCCGACGCGACCCGCGACCTCTTCCAGTGGTCCCCCGACATGCGCGGGCGACCGACCGCGAGCACGTGCATGTACGCGGCGTACGCGCGGATGGGGTGGGTCCCCTCGGACCGGCCCCGGGTGTCGTGCCGGAGCGAGCGGTACCGCGCCACCGACGTGACGATCGTGAGCCTCGAGGGGCTCACGTGGAACGTCGGGGAGTGGGTGGCCTGTTACTACTGAGCGCGAGACGCGAATAAAAAAGCCCCTAGCCGTCATCAGCGGTATTTTCATATTTGCGCCACACCCCCAATACTCCGGTTAAATAGCACAGGCGGCCCCCGACCCGTCTCACGGCTCGATAGGAGCGGAGCGCTGGTCGGACACGCCCGCGGGGTCCCCGGATTATCTCTTCTCCCTGCGGAGCTCGGGCGGCGCCGATGGAAGCCCCCTTCTTGTCCGCGGCGTGCCCGCCCGACGTCCTCAGGGCGCTCCGGACGGAGCACCGGAAAATCGTCGACCTCGGGTACGAGGTCGAGGCCCCGAGGCTCGATGGGGCCGGCGCGTCGCGCGGCGCGGTGGTCGGGTACGTGACCCGGGTCGTTGACTCGTTGAAGCCGCAGTCCCGGTCCAACGAGCTGGTGTACGTCGCCTGCGGGAAGCTGGTGCACCTGCGCATCCGCGCGCGCGAGGTGCCCATCGGGACGTGGATGGACTCACCCGCGCTGGCCCTCCTTCCGGCCGTCTCCGCGTACCTGCGGTCGAACGTCTGCTTCCTCGCGACCATCGCGAGCGAGTTCCAGCAGTGCGCCTACGAACGGCTGTGCAACCTGGGCCTCCAGTCGGCGCTGAAGTACGAGGAGATGTACCTCGCCCGGCTGGAGTACGGGCGGATGGAGTCGCTCGCCCAGTTCTTCATGCGGATGGCCGCCGCGGCCACGCAGTGGACGACCCCCGAGATGGCGGAGGCGCTGGGCTGCGACCCCGCCATCCCGAACCTGGTCTTCTACCGCTACTTCAAGACGCTGAGCACGCAGCTGATCATCCCGGCGACGCCCATGATGCTGTTCGGGGGGCGCGCCGCCGGGCCGACGGCCAGCTGCTACCTCCTCAACCCCGAGTTCACCAACAGCACCGACGCGGTCCGGGGCATCACCTCCGAGGTGGCGAGCATCCTGCTGAAGCGCGGCGGGATCGGGATGTCGCTCCAGAGCTTCAACAAGCGCCCCTCGGACGCGTGCAGGCGCGGGATCATGGGCGTGCTCAAGCTCCTGGACTCCATGGTCATGTCCATCAACAGCGACAGCGAGCGGCCCACCGGGGTGTGCATATACATCGAGCCGTGGCACTGCGACACCCGGGCCGTCCTGAACATGCGGGGCATGCTCGCGGCGGACGATAACTCGCGGTGCGACAACCTGTTTAGCTGCCTCTGGGTCCCGGACCTCTTCATGGACCGGTACATCGCCTACGCCAACGGGGATGTGAACGTGCGCTGGACGCTGTTCGACGAGCAGGCGTCCCACCTCGCCAAGCTGCACGGGGACGACTTCGCGCGGGAGTACTGCCGTCTGGAGGGGCTGGGGCTGGGCGTGGACAGCATCCCCATCCAGGACATCGCGTTCTCGATCGTGCGGAGCATCATCATGACGGGGAGCCCGTTCATCATGTTCAAGGACGCCTGCAACCGGCACTACCACATGGACACCGCGAACAACGCCATCTGCGGGTCGAACCTGTGCACCGAGATCATCCAGCACGCGGACCGCCACCGGAACGGGGTGTGCAACCTGGCCAGCGTCAACCTGGCCCGCTGCGCCGACCGCGAGGACGGCGCGGGGCCCGTCGCCTTCAACTTCGAGCGGCTGGAGGACGCGGTCTCCGTCGCGGCGGTGTTCGTGAGCGCGATGATGCTGAGCAGCCAGTACCCGACCGAGAACTCCGGCCGCGGCGTCGCCGAGACCCGGTCCCTGGGCATCGGGATCCAGGGGCTCCACACGCTCTTCCTGGAGATGGGCCTGGACATGGTCTCCCCGGCCGCCGTGGCGCTGAACCGGGATATCAGCGAGCGCATGCTCCTGGCGGCCATGAGCACCAGCAACCGGCTCTGCGTGCTGGGCGCCCCCCCGTTCCCGGGCTTCCGCGAGAGCAAGTTCGCCCGGGGGGAGATGCCGTTCGACGCGTACGGGGACGTGGCCACCCTCTGCACGCCCCGCTGGGACGCGCTGCGCCGGAGCGTCGTCAGCTACGGCCTCTACCACGCCCAGTTTATCGCGCTCATGCCCACGGTCTCCTCGTCCCAGGTCACCGAGTGCAGCGAGGGGTTCTCCCCCGTGTTCACCAACATGTTCAGCAAGGTCACCGGGGACGGCGAGCTGCTGCGGCCCAACGTCCACCTCCTGCGGGCGCTCCGCGAGGCCTTCCCCCGCGAGCAGGACCGCCTCGCGGCGGTCGCCTCGCTGGAGCGGGCCCAGTGGTCCGTCTCCTCGCTGGGCCCGCTCCCGGACGACCACCCGCTGGCCAAGTTCAAGACCGCCTTCGAGTACGACCAGGAGGCCCTCATCGACATGTGCGCGGACCGGGCGCCTTTCGTCGACCAGAGCCAGTCCCTGTCGTGGTACGTAACCGAGCCCCCCACCGGGCGAATCTCCGCCTCCACCATCATGCGTCTCCTCGTGCACGCCTATAAAAAAGGCCTCAAAACGGGCCTGTACTACTGTAAGATCCGCAAGGCGACCAACAACGGCGTGTTCGCCGGTGGGGACCTGGTGTGCAGCAGCTGCCAGTTGTGATCGCGCTACCATGGCGGGGCCGCGGCCGCAGCCGACCTACTTTTACGCGCCCGAGTGCCCCGACATAGACCACCTGCGCTCGCTCAGCGTGGCCAACCGGTGGCTCGAGACGGAGTTCTGCGTCGCGGACGACGCGAAGGACGTCGCCGCCCTGACCCCCTCCGAGCTCGAGTTTTACCGCTTTCTGTTCGCTTTTCTGTCCGCCGCCGACGACCTCGTGAACGTCAACCTCGGGGACCTGTCCGCGCTGTTCCCCCAGAAGGACATCGCGCACTACTACATCGAGCAGGAGTGCATCGAGGTCGTCCACTCGCGCGTGTACGCCGCCGTCCAGCTGGTGCTGTTCGGCGGCGACGCGGCGGCGCGGGCCCAGTACGTCGCCCGCGCGGTGGCCGACCCGGCCGTGCGGCGCAAGGTCGCGTGGCTGGAGCGGCGGGTCCGCGAGGCCGCGTCGACGGCGGAGAAGTACGTCCTGATGATCCTGATCGAGGGGATCTTCTTCTCGTCGTCGTTCGCGGCGATCGCCTACCTCCGCCGCCGCAACCTGTTTGGGGTCGCGTGCCAGCTCAACGACCTCATCAGCCGAGACGAGGCGGTGCACACGAGCGCCTCCTGCTGCATCTTCAACAACTACCTCCCGGACGCGGCGGCGCTGACCGGCGAGCGCGTCCGGGAGCTCTTCCAGGAGGCCGTGGACATCGAGTGCTGCTTCCTCATCTCCCGCGCCCCCCCCGACACCGGCCTCCTCGACGTGCCCGCCATCCTCGGGTACGTCCGGTACAGCGCCGACCGCCTGCTGGGAGCCATCGGACACCCCCCCCTGTTCGGCGCCCCGCCCCCCCCTCCCAGCTTCCCCCTGGCCCTCATGATCGCCGAGAAAAACACAAACTTTTTCGAGCGCCGGAGCACGACCTACACCGGCGCGGTCGTGAACGACCTGTGACCCGGGGCGCCGCAATGTTTGCACACCGTTTTCAATAAACTCGATTTCTTTATTAACCTCTCTATCTCCCGTCCTCTGTATACGCGCGCGCGTCGTCCCAGTACTCCGTCAGGACGGCGTGGTAGCTCCTCGGCGGGGTGAGGGGCTTCCAAAAGCTCCCCGCGAACCGCTCGGAGTCCTCGCCGCCCATGCACTGCTTGAGCGCCTCGTGGACCCCCCGCGGATTCAGCCGGTCCTGGTAGATCGGGACGCGCTTCAGCAGGCTGACCCCGTCCTGCCGCAGGGGCGAGATCATCGATATCACGTGCCGAACGAACTTCTTCTCGACCACGTCCCCCCGGGTGCGCGTGGGGGGCAGGAACCACACCGCGTCCCCGCACGTCTGCAGGATGGGCGGGTACCGCGACGCGTACTTGGTGCGCACGCTGTAGCGCTCGACCGTGGCCCTCGTGGTCGTCAGACGAGGGTCGTCGGCGTCGCGCGCGCGGGGCCAGGGTCCCGTCTCGGGCGAGGCCGCGCCGTCGCTCGGGGCCGGGTCCCACGGGTGCGAGACCGGCGGGGCGTCCGCCTCCTCCCCGTCCTCCTCCTCCTCCGACTCCGAGCTCGGCGTTCGGCCGAGGCGCAGCGACCGGATGACCTGCTGCACGGAGCGGAGGACGGGGGGCGCGTGCAGGTCGGTGTGGCACCGCACGAACGAGGCCAGGAACCGGCTGTACGGCAGTCCCAGGGAGGCCAGGACGTCCCGGCAGCGGAGGATGGGGGGAAACAGCGGCGCGACGTCCAGGATCAGGTCGCACCCCGTCAGGATCATGTCCGTGTCCGTAGTGTAGATCTGCGCCACGGTGTTGGTGTGGAAGAGGTTGGCGCAGATGTCGTCGGCCTCCATGTTCAGGATGTCCACGTAGGCGTACCCGAGGTGCCGGATGAGGTCGACGCACAGCTTGTGCGCGAGGCGCGGGCCGGCCCTGGGGCTCGCGGCCCCGGCCGCGAGCGGGGACGCCTCGCAGAGGGGGGCGGTCGCGTCGGCGTCGCGCGCGGGGTACTCGTAGGTCTTGAGGACCTCGTCGTCGGTGCCCTGCTCGGGGAGGAACGGCGCGACGCGCCCGGACCCGCCCAGGTGCGCCATCGTCTGGTTGACGATGGCCTTCGCCCCGCGGGTGATGCGGCCGTACCCCCCGATCCCGCGGTCCGACACGAATATGGGGAAGTACGCCCTCCGCTCCAGCGTCCGGAGGAGCTTGAACAGGGACCGCGTCGTGGCCTCGGCGGCGCTCATCCGCGCCGCGGCGTCGCGCGACATCCGCTCGACCAGCGTGTACATGACGTTCCACAGGTCCACCGCGATGGGGGTCTCGACGCCGGGGGGGGTGGAAATCACGTCCCGCTTCACCAGCCGGTTGGCGTACGCGTAGCGTAGCAGCTTGAACAGGCCCATCTCCCGCGACGTCACGTAGCGTCTAGTGGTGATGGAGAGCCGGCGCGCGCGTCGGATCTACGTCTATAAATATAGATTCGGGCGGGGTTGCCCCACCGGTCTCTCATATGATTAACCTATGGGGCGTGTCTCAGGTATATAAAATACGGGGAACCGCCGTCCCGGCGTCCGCGCCGCCTCGCTCCTCCGCGCTCCAGGTGCGTCGGAATGGCGGGCGTGGGAGCGCCGCTGCAGGCCGCGTACGCGGTGCCCGGCGCCGTCGGCGCCGATGACTCCCGATGCAAGACGGCCTTCGCGTCGCTCGTCGGCCGGCAGCTGCAGGACGCGACCGTGCTGCTCGATATGCTCGGGGTCGGCCTGAAGAACGCCTTCCTGGTGTTCAGCCGGCACGGACTGATGGTCCACAGCAGCGTGTGCGGGGAGCAGGTGTACGTCGGCGTGCCGTCGGACCGGTTCACGGAGTTCCACTGGAATCCCGCCAACGGGGACGCGCACCTCGTCTTCCTCGCCAACGTCGACAGCAAGCGGGGCCTGCTGGACGCGTTCCGCCTGGACAAGAAGCGGACGGTGAAGCACGTCGTTTTCACGCTGACCCACGGCAGTCCCAACTGCGTGCTGGAGCAGCGCGTGTACTACCGCCGCGACGGCGAGCCCGACGACTCCTACGCGCTCGTCAAGCACGAGTTCACCAACTACTCCATCATGGTCCCGGGCGCGACGCCCGACTTCACGGCCACGTTCACCAGGCCGCAGCTCGCGAAGCTCCAGGCGGTGAGCAGGCCCGGCGCCGAGAGCGTCACGTTCGAGCTCGCGCGCGGGGGCGGTCTGACCGTGACCTCGACCACCGCGCAGGTCGGCTTCACCCCCGTCTTCGACCCGGCGCGGGAGCCCCAGACGAGCGCGCAGATCTTGGACGAGGCGCGGGCCTCGGTCAAGCGCTCCAACGCGCGCCTCCTGGCCTGCTCGGGGCAGGTGAGCAGCTTCAAGATCTCCCTGGAGTCCACGCCGGGCTTCAGGACCATCCTCCAGAAACTGCGGCACGCCGGGGGGGACGTCGTGCTGCGGTTTTTCCTGTCCCCGCAAGACGCGTGCATGCTGAGCGTCTCCAGCGGAACGCCGGTCGGGCTGACCATGTTCCTGTTCTGCTCCCGGACCCCGTTCTTCCTGGCCCCGCCGGCGGGGCCGGCCGGGCCGGCCGCCGGAAAGCGGGAGCGCGGACTCATCGAGACGCTCTTCTCCGCGGCCCCCTCCCCCACCCGGAAGAAGAAGAGACCGGACGCCGCGAGTGACGTGGCGGGCGTGTGAGTTATATATCGGCGCCGGGGTCCCTGCCAAACCAGCAGAGATCCGGCCCCGCGGAAGACGGGCTCGAGGACCCCGGCTGACCCTCCGCCATGACCCCCTACGTCACCTTGGAGGAGCCCGCCGAAGGCCCCGTCGAGGGGCCCGCCGTCAGCGCGGCGCCGCTCCTGATTTCGCTTCGCACGCTGTCGTGCCGGGGCCCCAAGGAAACGTGCCGCCCCTGCCTCGGCGTCGTCTCGAGAGCGGTGTTCATGATCGGCGTGGAGGCGGCGGTGCTGGCGGCGTCCGTGAGTCTGATGACTGCTACGATCGGAGACCCGCGCTACGCGATCCCGCTGCTGCTTGGGGCCCTCCTGCCGCTGCTGCTCCGCGTCCCGATGTGCCACGTCCACAAGCTGCTCGTCCCCATGTGCAACGCCTGCCAGATCGCCAACACGATCGTGATCGCGGGCTGCTGGGCCGCGCGCGCTCGCGGCGCTGACGCGCCCGCCCCCCTGCTCGTGTCGGCCTCCGTCTCGCTGATGTTCTGGAGCGCGTGGAACGTGTACTCGTACTTCACCTCGGCGGCCAACGGACCCGAGTCCCACGCGTACGGCGCGCTCTGCGCGATCACCACCGGCGTCTTCTTCGGCACCGTCGCCGTGACGTACTTTGGCGGCAGCGCGGTGGTGGCCGGGTTCGGCTTCGCGGGCGCGCTGGTGGCGGCGAGCCGGGACTGGGGCGCGGAGCTGGAGGACGCGTGCTACTACCGCGCGGCGCGCTACGTCGAGATCCGCTCGTTCGCCGACCTCGGCCGCGCCGTAAAGCCGGACGCCCCCATCGGAACGACGGAGGAGTCTGTGTCCGCCGGGGCGGCGCTTCGGGGCAACTGCTGCCGCCTCCTGCTCCTCGGGCCGGCCCTGGTCCTCGCCCAGATGCTGTGGTGCCTGTACTACGCGTTCCACCTGCACGAGGGGATGACCGGACGCCAGATGATCGTGTTCCTGCTCCTGTGCGCCGCGTGCGGCCACTGCGTCGCCGTCTTCTGCGCCTACACCATCTCCCGGCTCCCCGGGCCCGGCTTCGACGTCTGCGTGCTCACCCACCTCCTGGTGCAGGGCGTGGGCGCGGCCTCGCTGTACGTGGCCTTGAACATGGGGCTGGGGACCGTGCTGCTGGGGTCGGTGTCCCTGACCCTGGTCACCTGCTTGCACCTGCTGGGCCGGGTGTCCGCGTGGGACCGGCTCGCGCTATCGTACGTGTGCCGGGGCGTCTACGCGATCGTGTACGTGTCCATCGGGGTCTGCTGCATTTTAGCCACCCGGATATGCCCCGGGGCGTACTCCTGGCCGTGTAACGCGACCGCTAATGCAACCTCAGGGAAATAAACGTTCTTTGCGCAGTAACGGCTCGAAGCGTGGCGTATCTATTGCCCCCGGGAGCGAAACCACACTACGCCCATCTTTAAATATGTCTCTGGGGGGGCGCTCTGGGTTAGTCGGGGACCCGGGACCGTTCCCCGTTCGTTCTCCCGGAGGCGATGCGGGGACAGGCCCCGCTCGTGCTGTTGGTCGTATGTGGCGCGGTGGTGTGGGGCGGTGCGCTGAGGGACGCGTGGGGGCTCGCGCACCCCCACGCAAAGAGCCGCACGCCCCCGGATCTGCCGCGCACGCCCCCCGCCTCGCTCCCGCCGGCCCGCCTCCGGCCACCGCGGCCCGAGGCGCGCGCCGGCGCGGCGATCGCGGGCTCGGCGGACGTTTCCGGGCCTCGTGTGACCCCACCCCCACCCCTCATGGACGCCCCGCGTCCCCCGCCCCCCTCCGAGCCCGCTGCCCCCCGTCCACGGCCCCCTTCCAAGCCCGCGGCCACCCGTCCACGGCCCCCGAGGCCCTCGCCCCCACCGAAGCCCCAGGCCCCCGATGTGCCCGCTGATCCTCTGGCCCCTGCTGCGGCGGGAGGGGGTGCGGCGGCTGACGTCAGCGCCGGTGTGGGCGTGGAGGTCGGCGCCGGCGCGGGGGCCGAGGTCGACGCGGGCGCGGATCTTGACGCGGACGCGGCGGTCGACGCCGGCGCGGGGGCCGAGGTCGACGCGGGCGCGGATCTTGACGCGGACGAGGCCCCCGAAGCGGCCGGCGAGGACGACTGGGTGGACGAGGAGACGGAAGCGGCCGGCGAGGATGACTGGGGAGACGAGGAGTACGACCATGGGGACGCGGGGGTGGGCGTGGAGACTGGAGAGGACGGCGAGGGGGGATGGGAGGACGAGTATGAGTACGGGATGGAGGCGGGAGCGGAGGCGGGAGCGGAGGCGGGAGCGGAGGCGGGAGCGGAGGCGGGAGCGGAGGCGGGAGCGGAGGCGGGAGCGGAGGCGGGAGCGCACGTGACGGCGGGCGCCGGGACGCGGCCTTCTCCGGCCGGGGCGCCCCCCGCTTCCCCGAGCGCGCCCGGCTCGAGCGGCGGCCCCGTCGCCGCCGGGCCGCGTCCAACAGGACCCCCGCCGCGCCCGCCCCCCGCGTGGATGACGTGCCGCCCGGGAAAAACGGCGTCGGTGCCGTACGCGGCCCCCGTGACCGTCGCCTGCCTGGCGGCGCGGCCCGTTCCGCCCGATGCGTGGGCGGAGCTCTGGTTCCACCGAAAGGAGACCCTCCGGGTGGCCGGCGGGGACGTGGACGTCGTCGTATCGAGCGCTAACATGGCCCCCGCCGTGCTGTTGTTCACGACGCGCCCCGGCCGCGCGCTCACCCCCGCGGCCGAGGCGCTGGGGAAGGCGTTCGTGTTCCCCGGGGCCGCCGAGAGGAGGAACTTCACCTTCCTGATCCGGTCCGTCGAGTCCAGGACCGAGGGCCTCTACGTCTGGCACCGCGTCCAGGGGAGCCGGGTCGCGCGGACCGGTCTAACCGTCCTGACGTACAGCGCCCCGAACGTCAGCCTGGAGATCTTCCCCCTGATCAAGGGGGACGCGTACACGGCGACGTGCGTCGCCCTGGCGTACTACCCCCCGGGGTCCGTAGCGCTGCGGTGGTACCGCAACGGGTACTCCGTCGGAGAGGCGTACGTCATGGACGACTTCCGGGTCCTCGACGACGGGCGGGTGGCCCGCGAGTCGCGGCTGGCGCTCGCCGACGAGACGGACCGCGCGTACCCTCCCGTGCTGCGCTGCGACGTCACGTGGACGAGCGAGGGGGCCGCCCCGCAGCTCGTCTCCAGGTCGGGGGTGCCGGTCGTGTACATACCCCCCTCCCTAACGATCACCTTTGACGGGGGGGAGGCCATCTGCAACGCCAGCTGCGTGACGGAGAACGTCACCCTCACGTGGAAGACCGACGACGCGCGGGCGCCCACCCCGTTTCTGGGGCGCACGGTGGGCGTGTGCGCGGAGCACCCCGGCCTGGTGAACGTCCAGAGCGCGCACATGCTGTCGGCGAAGGACGGGCCCGTGGCCTACACGTGCAAGGCCGAGGGGTACCCCCCGAACCTGCGCGCCTTCGAGGTCACCAAAACGTACGACGCCACCCCGAGAACGCGGAGCCCCGTCTTCCTCGGGATCATGACCGTGATTTGCGGGATAGGGGCGGCGACCTTCATAGTGCTGATAACGGCCATGTGCCTCTACTACGGGCACTCCTGACACGGGACCGCGATGCGCGCGGACGCGGAGGCGGCGGCCGGCCCGGACGGCGCCCCGGGCGCCGGGGGGAGCGGGGAGGGCGCGCCCGCCTCGGGGAGAGGGCGCGCGCGCACCGTGGGCGGGGCGCTCTGCGTGGGAGCCGGGTGTTTCCTGGCGGGAACGCTGGTCACGCTGCTCGTCCTGGCGTGCGGCGTCCTCTGGGGCGTCTCGCCCGAGACCGTCGGGTTCGGCGCGTGCACCGAGGGCGCCGTCGGAGTCGGCGCCGTCTGCCTGCGAGCCGCGCCCATCGACCGGACGGGATGCTGGCCCTGGGGCCACCCCGCCTCGGACGCGGCGCAGAGGCGCGCGGAGGCCTTCTGCGCCCGCGTCGCGAGCGCGACGCCCGCCGGGGCGCCTCGCGCGTGCGAGCGCCCCGTTCCCCTGAGCGGGCCCGCGAGGCTGGTGTCTACCGCACAGTCGGCAATAAAGGGTCGATGGTGCCCCCGTGTCGCGCGTCCCTCTGTCGCGCCCGCCCCTCCTCCCGTTCGGCGCGAATAACGAGACGTGCGCGAGGGTGGGGTCAGAACGAGCGTGTATTGACGGGGGCCGGGAAGGGGGGCGGGGGCGCTCACCCGCTCGCGCCGTTCTCGTACCCGTAGTCCGCCTCGCCGAGCCCGGCCGGCGCGACCGACGATCGGCGCGCGGGACGGCGCCCGGCGGGGCGGCCGGCGCCGTCGGACCAGAGCGCCCGGACCGGACCGTCCCGCGGGGGCGGGGTGGGCGGGGGTTCCTCCGAGTCCCCGAGCGCCGGCGCGCGCGCCGACGCGGGCGCGAGCGCGCACGCGGCCAGCGAGTCCATGGTCACGTACGTGCCCCACTCCTCCGGGTCCGGCTCGCGGCGCCGCGAGCCGGGGACGGGGGACGGCGGCTCCTCGTAGAGCTCGCCCCCCAGCGCCAGCGCGTCCAGGGTGGCGCGCGGGGCATGGCTCGAGACGGACGGAGACGGGTCCGCGGTCGCGGTCCGCAGGACGTGCGCGTAGTGGGGCGTGATCCCGCCGTGCTCGGACACGCTCCGAAATACGGCGTACCGGAACCACGCCCGCGTGCCGGGATCGAGCACGCACCACCCGTGGGACGACATCGTGGGTATCAGCTTCCCGATGAAGTGCGCGCACCGCCGCTGGGCCCGGAGCGCCGACCGCAGGTACGGGTCGTCCAGGCCCTCGCGGAGCCAGGCGACGTACCCCACCAGCACCATGTTGACGACGTACTGCAGGTGGTGGTGGACCCCGGTGACGAGCTCGACGGCCGCGACGATCGCGGCCGCCACGCCGTGCGAGCTGCTCTTCCACGCCGCGGTCACCCACATGGCGCCCAGCTTGACCAGGGCGTCCATGGCGTTGGCGGTCAGCGCGGTGAGGACCAGCGCGCTGCCCTCCCCGCAGCGCACCCCGGGGCCGGTCGTCATGTAGCGACCGCAGAGCTCGTCCGGCGTGCGCGTCTCGCGGGGGGGCCGGGCGTCGTCCGGGCGCTTGTCGAGCATCTGGAGCACCTTGGCGTCCAGGTTGTCCATGAACCACAGGACCCACCGGTACGTCGTCGCGACGTACGCCAGCAGCTCCCGCAGGCGCGTCTCCGTGTCCGCGCTCGCGAGCATGGGGTCGCGGGGCCGCATGTAGTACAGGTACTTCTCGATGGCGTCCGTGGCGTCGCGGAGGTCGGCGGTGAGGGCCTTGTGGCCGGCGTTGGCCGGCTTGTGGCGGAACGGCGTCGGCGCCTGCCGCTTCTCGAACGTGGACGCGAAGAGCAGGATGTTGGTGTGGCACTGGCGGTTGTGGTCCGGGGGCATGTCCACCTGCACGTCCGCGCCGCTCGACAGGCGCAGGTACTTCCAGTACGCGGCGATCATTATCTGCCACGCCACCGTGCCGGAAAACTTCGCCCGGGCGAGGATCCGGCGCACGGCCCGCTCGTAGTGCGCCCGGTACTCCGCCGACACGTCCTTCGTCACGCTCGCGAGGATGAGCGCCTCCGGAACCGCGTTCCCGTGGACCCCGCTCAGGGCCGCGTCCCGCTCGGCGCTGAACAGACGACGGCCGCAGGCCTCGGACGCGCGCTCCCTGAGCGCCAGCGCGGCCGCGGCCGTCGCGTCGGCGACGGTCGGGACCAGACAGCCCCGGAGGGCCCGCTGCTGGACGAGCAGCTGCGCGGCGTGCGCCCAGGCCATGGTGGAAACGGCCGTCGTCGTCGTATCTGTCCGGGTCGAGCCCAGTAGTTTTCCTACCGGGAGGAGGAAGCTATATACAGGAGCCCCGGCGCCTGCGGCGGCGTCCCCCACACCCGGCCGCCGGCACGCAGCCGCGCCCACCCGCGGCGGCGGCGCGACGCCCCGCGGGCTCCGCCTCGCGCACCAGGTGCGGGTAGCTCCGCAGCAGCTCCGCGAGGTCCGCCCGGGGGCCGAGGCGGGCCCCGGGCGGACCCGGGACGCCCGCCGCGACGTCGTCGAGGCTCACCGGCAGGGCCTCCACCCGCACCACCCGCCGATTTCCCGCGACCGGCGGCCCCGGCCGCGGGGTGACGCCCAGGCCCCGCGCGACGGCGTCCCGCGCCTCCCAGAACTCCGCGAGGGGGGCGTTCCGCGCGAGCGGCGCCAGCGCGTCCGCCAGCGCGGCGTAGCGGGCGACGGCCGCCGCCCACACCTCGCAGCGCTGGCCGCCGTAGACGGCGCTCCCGGCCAAGCAGCAGAACACCATGTTGACGTGGCCGGCCAGGCGCTGGACGATGAGCGCGACGGCGGTGTACGCGCTCATCGCCACGTGGGGCGTCTGGTCGACGGCCACCGCGAAGCTGGTCATCTGCATGGTCACCGTGGCCCGCAGCGCCATGTACTCCTCGAGGAACGCCTGGGCGAGCGCCTCCGAGGCCGTCGCCGCGCGCGCGTCCTCGTGGCGGAAGACCTCGCTCTCGGCGTCCGCCAGCTCGAGGCAGCCCAGGGGGGCGTGCTGGAAGGGGACCGTCGCGCGCACCAGCGAGAACGCCGACAGGGTCTGTATGTCGCTGAGCAGGAACGCGGTCGCGACGTACATCCACTGCGCGGCCCGCTCCAGGAGGAGCGTCTCCAGGGTAAAGTACATCGCCAGGCACGAGCGCTCGAGGGGGGTGTACCGGGGGTTCTGCGAGTGGGCCCGCGCCAGGAGGAGCGTCTCGGTCGCCTGGAGCGTCGCCCCCGTGTACCGGGTGGAGATGATGTTGGCGCACGTGCGCAGCGCGGCCCGGAGGGCGGGCCAGTAGAGCAGCCCGCCGAAGGACCGGCGGAACGCCGTGGCCTGCACCCCGCTCGCCGGCAGCGTGTATCGCGTCGCGGCCAGGGCCCCCGCGGCGCGCGGGGGCAGCGCGCGCAGCAGCGAGGCGCGGCGGTACGCGACCGCGGCCCGCGGGCCCCCGCGCCCCCGCCCCGCGTCGGCCTCCGCGTCCTCGGAGGCCGCCTCCACGGCCGCGTAGTGGCAGTTCTTCGCGACGCGTATCAGCGCGTCCAGCAGGAAGGCCACGGCGTCCTGGTGGCGCAGCCGGCGGGAGGCCGCGAGGCGAGCCACGGGGGCAATGCACATCGCGTGCTGCAGCGCCGCCGCCTGGCGGAGCGCGCGCCGCCACACGCCCAGCGGCCCCGCGTCGGGGCCGGACACGTACATCCCGCCGGGGGAGAACTTGGGCGGGTCGGCGCCCCAGCCGACGACGGGCTGGCCGTGCAGAGACTCGACGGCGTTCCACGCGCGGTCCTCGGCGTCCGCGTGGGCCGCGTACACGTCCGTCAGGAGCACCTCCATGGAGAACCGGCCGAAGAATTCCCGCGCCCCCACGCCGGGGAGCGCCTCGGGGGCGGGGATCCCGACGACCGCGCAGGCGGGGTCGCGGTCGTACGCCCGCTGCCAGCTCCGTATCTCCAGCTCCTCGCGCTCCATGGCCGTGCGAAAGTACCTCACCCAGTACGTGTTCTCGGGGAGGACGCTCCAGCTCGCGAAGGCGGCGTTGGGGAAATAGTCGACCCGGACGTCCGTGGGGGCGTGGGGCGGGTACGGCCGGACGACCCTGCTCCGGGTCCGCAGGCGGGCCGGCACGGGCTCCTCGCCCTCCAGCTCCCCCGGGTCGAACCGGTCGGCGTAGAGGCGCCGCGCGCGGCGCGCGCACTCCCCGTCGTCGTCCGCGCCGTCCTCCATCCGCCTCAGACACGCTGTGAGGTCGTCCCCGCGGGACGCCTCCCGACCGAGGGGCGAATCCGGGCCGTCGAGCTCGTCGTCCGTCTCCAGCGCCTCCGGCATCTCCTCGTCGCCCCACTCCCCCCCGCCGACCTCACCCCCCTCCGCTCCGTCGTCGTCGGTCCCCTCTCCCCACTCCTCGTCGAGCCCCCCCGAGTACGGGCCGGCCCCGTCGTCCTCGCGCGCCCAGGCCCCGCCGGCACCCCCGGGGCCGTCGAGGTCGCCGGCGTCGCCGTCGCCGACCTCCTCGTCGCTCGTCTCATCGCCGGCCGGCGGGCCCGCCGGCGCCGGGTACCCCGCCCGGCGCCGGCCCGAGCCGAAGGCGGCGGGGGTGGGTCCGCCCACGGGCGCCCGGGCCCCTGGGCCCTCTGCCCCCCCGACGGGCCCGCGGCCGGGGGCCCGGAACGGGCGCGCCCTGCTCTCGAGCGACCTCCGTGGGCGGCGCATGGGCCCCCAGCCCCAGTCGAGCAAGTCCATGCTCGCCAACTCCGAGCGCGGCACGTCCCGACGAGTGCCGGACAATGACCGCCCGACCAGCACGCGCCCAATATATCCCGTGGAAGGGCGAGGCCTCCCCCGCCGCGAATGAACGGACACGGAGGCGTTGGGATGGCGAGTTTATTGCGGACGCGCGGGGCGCCTTCCGGCCCGGGCTCGCTCACGTGACACCGCCCCGCCGCCGTCCGGCCGCGCCCCCTAAGGCCGGCGGGCGCGGCGGGCCCGCGGAACGGCGCCGGCGGCGCTCCGGCTCCCCCGGCCCGGGCCGGGGGTGCGCGAGGCGTCCCGCACCAGGTGCGGATACCCGTTCAGGGTGGCCGCGAAGTCCACCGGCGGACCCAGGCAGTTCAGACGCCCGAACGTCTGGGGAGGCGCGATGTCCTCGAAGCCGTCGGAGAACTGCAGGAATACGACCACCTTCCGCTTCCCGGCGACCGGGGCTCCCGGCATGGGCGTTATCCGCAGATCGCGCATGGCGGCGTCCCGCGCCTCCCAGAACTCCGCGAGGGGGATGTTCCGCACGAGCGGCGCCAGCGCGTCCGCCAGCGCGGCGTAGCGGGCGAGCGTGTGGCCCCAGATCTCGCACCTCTGCCCGCCGTAGATGGCGCTGCCGGCCAAGCCGCAGAAGAGGAGGTTCACGTGCCCGGCGAGCCGCTGGACCGCCAGGCAGACGCCCGCGAGGACGCCCGCCGCCACTTCGGGGTTCGTGGCCGTCGCGGAGGCGAACAGGTCCATCATCACCGTCAGCGAGGCGCGCATGGCCGCGTACTCCTCGCAGAGCGCGTGCGCGAGCGCCTCGCGCTCGTGGGCCGCGCGCACGGGCTCGTGGCGAAACACCGCGTGCTCGGCGTCCGACAGCTCCACGCAGCCCAGCGGGAGGTGGGTCAGGGGGACGGTCGCGCGCACCATGTTGAAGCTCGAGAGGGTCGGGCTGGCGCTGAGCATGTGCGCGGTCGCGACGTACAGCCACTGCGCGGCCCGCTCGAGTATCAGCGTCTCCAGCGTGAGGTACGCCGCCAGGCTGGCGCGCTCGGGCTCGGTGAACCGGGGGTTCTTGGCGTGGGCCCGGGCCAGCAGGTACGTCTCCGACGTGTGCATCGTGGCGCCCATGTACCGCGTCGCGACGGTCGACGCGCTCGACCGCAGCGCGACGCGGAGGGCGGGCCAGTAGATCAGCGCCCCGAAGAACCCGCGAAACACCGCCGCCCGGGGCCCCCGGGCGGACGGCGTGTATCGCGTCGCGGCCAGGGCCCCCGCGGCGCGCGGGGGCAGCGCGCGCAGCAGCGAGGCGCGGCGGTACGCGACCGCGTCCGGCGCGTCCTCGGCCGCGGCGGGCGCCGCCCCGTTCACCGCCGCGCGGTGGCAGTTCCTCGCGACGCGCTGCGCCGCGTCGAACAGGAACGCCAGGGCGAACGCGTGGTGCATGTGGCCGGCGTCAACGGCGCCGGCCAGCGGGGCGATGCAGAGCGCGTGGTGGAGCGCGATGGCCTGTCGAATCCCGCGCCGCCACACGCCTAGCGCCTCCCCGGGCCCGACGACGTACATGCCCCCCGGCGAGGACGCGGGGGCCCGGACGCTCCACGAGAAGATCGGCTGCTGATGCGGAACCCCTATCCGGTCCCACGCGAGCTTCTCCGACTCCGCGTGCATGTCGTACACGTCGCGGAGCATGAGGTCCAGCGTGCGGGGGTCCGGGAAGGCGGCTGGCCCGCCGCCGTCCGCGGAGGCCTCCAACGGGCGGACCTCAGCGTCCGCCCAGCTCCGGTCGTTGTCGTACAGCTCCATCCACTCCTCGAGGCGCGTGCCCTCCACCGTCAGCGCCGTCTCGAGGTAAAACGGCCAGAACACGGTGTCGGGCATCCGCCCCGGCCAGTCGGCGTAGGGCGCGTTGGGGTCATCCTCCACGACCGCGGGTGCGGGGAGGGGCGCGTCGCGGAGCCCGGGTGCCCCGTCGCCATCCCGCAGCCTCCGGGGCACGGGCTCCTCGGCTCCGGCGCCGGCCCGGAGCTGCGCGTCGTAGAGCCGCCTGGCCCGGCGCGCGTACTCCTCCCGGCGCTCCGGGGGCTCCGCGTCGTCCTCCATGCGGCGCATGTAGTCGGTCAGGGACCGCGGATCGGGCTCCGGCCGGCCCAGGGCCGGCCCCGCGCTCCGCCCGGCCCCGCGCTCGTCCTCGCTCTCGTTATCGCTCTCGCCCTCGCCCTCGCTCTCGTCCCCGCCCTCGTCCTCGTCCTCGCTCGCCCCCTCGTCCCCCGTCTCGCTGTCCATGGCGGCGTCCAGGAGCTCGTGCAGGGCCTCCTCGTTTTCGCCGTCGTCGGACCCGGAATCTCCCCGCGAATCCCCCTCGTCCCACCCGTCGTCGTCGAGCGAGTCCGGGCCCGACCCGCCGTCCGACGATACGATCTCGGACGCGTCGACGTCCGAGTCGCTGTCGCTGTCTTCGCTCGCATCGTCGGCGCTGGTCTCCTCGTCGGCCGGGGGGACCGAGTACTCCGGGCGGGGCTGGCGGGGGCGAGGTGGGTTGGCGGAGAACGCCGCCTGGAGGGTTGCCCAGAACCCCCGGGGAGCCTCAGGCTCGGGCTCGGGCTCGGCGTCCCGGTCCCGCCTCGCGAAGGGGTGCATCCTGTGCTCCAGCGAGCGCCGGGGGCGCCGTACCGGCGCCCCGCCGTGCCCCGACATGCCCGCGCTAGCTCTGGGACTCCGGACCCGGCGCCGCCACCCGCCCCCGGAAATGGGAGAGCGGACCGACCCCGCGGGATATATAGCGCCGCCCGCCCCCCCCCCGGCCCGATGGGCGGCGAATAAGACAGACGCTGCGTTTACGTCACTGGCGTTTATTGTCGCCCGGCCGCGATAAGCGCGGCCGGGTCACATATTCAGGATTTTATTGAGGGTGTCCCCGAGCAGCTCGTCGTAGGTGACCCCGGCGCCGGACAGCGTGTACCCGGAGCTCTCCAGCCCCTCTAGGGTGACGCCCTCCGGGATCTGGAGATCGCTCCCGGTCGCGGCGACGTCCACGTCGGCGGCGGGCGTGGGGTCCCCGGGCAGGACCGCGCTCGGGGATGGAGGGTCCAGCATGGCCTCGGGCGTCGTTCCGTAGTTCACCCCGTCCGCGCGCCGGGCGTACGCGTGCTCCGCCTCGACGCGCTCCCCGGGGCGCGCGCGCGCGGCCGAGTACGCCTCGAGCTTGGCGCGGATCTGCTGCGTGAGGAACCCGAGCGACCGCGGCCGGTCCGCGGAGAACGGGGGCGCCTCAAACAGCGGGCCGGAGCCCGTCTCCACGAGCCCGGCGCGGATCAGGGGCAGGCCCAGAGCCTGCCGGTAGAAGTTCACGTGCCGCAGCGCCTCGGCGTCGAGGGGCCGCTCTCGCAGCAGCACCACCCCGTGGTTGAACAGGATGGGGTGGAACAGGCAGGTGATCTGCCGATCCTGCGTCCACTGGTACCTCAGGGACACGAACAGGCTCTGCGCCCCGAGCTGCGCAGAGTGCAGCCGCCACGAGACGCGGCGGCACAGGTCGAGGTACAGGTGCAGGAGCAGGAGCCGCGCGAGCCGCATCACCTCGCGGTAGTACTTCGCCCTGACCGCCTCCTCGAGCTTCGCGGCGAGAGCGCTCTCGTCGCCCCGGCCCCGCCGCACGGCCGAGCGGATGTACCTCAGCAGCGCCCGGCAGTAGCCCAGAAGCAGGGACGCGTACGACTCCTCCCGGGCGGCCAGCTCGGCGACGAAGTGGGCCTGGACCCCCGCCACGTAGGCGGGGAGCTCGTCCTCCGTCGCGGGGACCTCGGGGAGGGGGACCGCGCCGCCGGAGAGCAGGTCGACGTCGGCGCGGTCGCCCGGGACCTCGTCGTCCATGTGGTCGATCACCTCGCCCGGCCGGCTCGACAGAAGCGGGGATGCGTAGAAGCTCCGGTGGGCGGGCATGCAGGAGAAGAGGTCGGCGTTCCACCCCTCCAGCGTGCGCAGGAGGTCGGGCCCCTCGGCGAAGTTCAGCTCCTGCTGGAGCCGGGCGTACAGCGCGGCCGGGCTCGCCGCTTTGGGAGGGGGCAGGGCCTTCCTGGGGCCCGCGTCGTCGGGCCCGCCGGCCGCGTAGCCGTCCGCGCCGAAAACGGACGCGTCGAACTCGAATACGGCGTCATCCGCGTCCATTTCTGGAGCGACGCCTAGCGGGGCTGCGACTTTCGCCGCCCCCGCGGGGTCTTGGGGTCGGCCGAGCCGTCGGCGTGACCGTCGGCGGAGGTCGGCGCGCGCGCGCCCGCTCGCGCCGCGTTGGCCGACGAGACCAGGTCGGCGCCCTCGCAGACCGTCACCTTAATCGCGGCCGCCCGAAGGAGCCTGTCGAGCTGCTCGTTGCACCGGGGGGGGTCGCGATCCCAGATGCCCTCCGCCGCCTGCCGCGCGTAGAAACTCGCGAGAGTCGCGACGCACTCGCAAAATATAGCCCTGTTGAAGGCGGAGGTGGACCCGGCCCACCGCGCGCCCGCGGTGGCCGGGGCCTGGCTGAACTGGAGCGGCTTTTTGGACGTGCCCACGCCGGCGCCGGGGGGCGCGCGCGCCGGCCGGTCGGCCCTCGCCGGGCCCTCGGCGCCGCCCTTGGGCGGTCTGAGCGTAGGCGGGGCGTCGGGGGCGCGGCCCGGGGGCTGGCGGGGCTGGCTGGGCTCGCGCGGACGGCTCCCCCTGCGCGGCTTGCGCATGGCCCCCGCGCGAGTGAGTGGCGAGGCCGCCTGGACGGGGTGGTTTATAGGCGCGTCCCTCGGAGGGAGCGTGGGGCGCCTGGGCGGCTGGGGCTCGCAGTCCTCGTCGTCCCCGTCCGGGGACGCGTACACGTGCTCGTCATCGGGCGAGCTCGCGAAGCAGTACCCGTCGTCAGAATAACCGTTCCTTATCTCCTCGTAGGTGACGTCTTCGGCGTCGCCGACGCCGGCGTACAGGCTATTTTCGCGGACGATACCGCCGCGGAGACCGAGTCTGTCAGCGCGCCCCGAGGCCCCGTGGTCCCAGGACATGATCGACGCCGATAGCTGCGAGCCGCCGCCGAGTCATAGCCCCACAGGAGCTGCGTGGAGAAGAAGGGGGGTTATATACGGCGACTCGGACCCGGAAACGATTAACTCCGCCCCGCGACGGCTCTGGCCAGGTCGGGCTTTATATCCGCGCCTATCATGCGGAAACAGATCCGGTAGGCGTAGGCGATCGTCACCGCCAGCACGATCGTCAGCGCCACGCAGAATAGCACGAACGCCGTCGACGGGGTGGACACCTCGACCCCCCGCGCGTAGCAGTCCGCGCTCCAGAAGCTCCGGCCCGACAGCTCGGCGAGCGGAACCTTCGAGGGCGACCCGCGCACCGGCGCCGCGCGCAGGATGATGCTCAGCAGGACCACCAGCGCCGAGGGCCCGGCGGCCGGGCCCGGGCCCATCACCATCCTTCTGGAGCCACAGCGGGGGCCGTGGGCCACGCAGCCGCGGGAGGACGGGTCGCTGGTTATGCAAAACCGCGAGCCCCTGACGCTGTGCGCCCCGGTCGCCGGCGCCGCGCTTTATACCCAGATGCTCGACCTCCAGCTGCGGGTGGCCGTCCCCAGCGGATACGCGACCCTACTGACCCGGACCGCGCTAACGGCGAATGAGGAGGCCGCGGCCGACGGCGTGTTTATATCGGCGGGGGTGATCGACTCCGGCTACCGCGGGTCCGTGAAGGGCGTCGTGTGGTTCGAGGCGCAGCACCAGCCCGTCCCGGCGCGCGCGCTCGCCCTGCGGCTGACCGTGATCCGGCTCGCCGACGCCCCGCCCCGCCTGTACCGGGGCCCGAAGATCGCCGACCTCGCCCGCGCGCCGCGGTTCCAGGACTTCTTCGCGCGGCGGCGCGACGAGGACGCCGGGTACGACGTCTTCGCGCCGACCGAGATCCGCATCGAGGCCTACGCGGTGGCGACGGTCAGGCTCCCCGTAACGCACCGCGAGACCTCCTCGTTCCTGTACGTCTTCGGGCGCTCCTCGCTGAACCGCGGCGGGCTGCTGGTCCGCCCGAGGCGCTGGGAGCCCGGAGAGGTCTGCCAGTTCCACATCCGCAACCTGACCGCCGTCCCGACCCTGCTGCGCGCCGCGCAGCGCGTCGCGCAGCTGATCGTGACGACGCACGCGATCCCGTGGGTGTCCGGCTCGGTGGGCGCGAACGTGTTCCCGCTGAGCTCCCCGGCGCCCGCGGACCCCCCCATCGCGACGCGGTGGACCCTCACCGAGGACTTCGACCGCGACGCCCCGGCCAGCGACCGCGCCGCGGCCGGGTTCGGCTCCACCGGGGTCTGACGGCCCCGCCCAGACCACCACCCCAGCCCAGCCCCGCCCTCCGTACGCCGCAATAAAGATGCCAGACCCACCCAAAACGGGCTCAACGGTTCTCGTTTATTCGCCGAGGGGAACGCGCGCGGGGGCGGACCGGGCGGCGGGAGGGGCCTCGGCGGCGGCGGGGGTGGGCTCCGCCCACACGACGGGCGGGTCCGTCGCCCGGACGTCCAGGACGGGCTCGGGCGCCCGGAGCAGCGCGGAGTCCGCCGGGGGCGCCGCGCCCACGCCGAGCGCGTGCTCGAGGACCGCCACGTCCGACATCACGATGCTCGTCTCCGAGGCCATCTGAATGGCCTGCTCGACAATGTCGTCAGTGGAGGCGTCCACATTCGTCACCGACATGTACATCTGCAGCAGCGCCGCGGTGCACGTATCCTGCAGACGCGTGGCGTTCGCGATGTGCTCCTGAATAACGGGCAGCAGGGCGGCGTTGGTCGCTAGCTTCTGGTGCTCCGTGAGGCACTCGATGTTCCGCTGGCAGGTGTAGTAGGTCCGGGCGAGGGTCTGCGCCCGGACGAGCTTCCGCGTCGCGTCCTGGGACGCGACGACGTCGGGCAGCGTGATCGGCGCCGGCAGGAGGGAGTTGACGACGACCAGGGCCTCCTGCAGCCGAAGCATGGTCGGCGCGGACACGTGCCCCGAGACGGGCTCGCCGCCCGTCTCCGGCGGGACCACGGGACAGAGCCAGCGGAACACCTTCCACATGGCGGCGGACCCCGGGGAGCGTGCCGCGCTTCGGGCGCTGTTCGCCACCGACGGCTGCGCCGTGTCGCTCTCCCTGGCGCTCCTCACAGGACAGGAGTGCGAGAAGGACCTCTATATCGTTTCATACGCGTGGGGCGCCGCGCTGAGTGACGTATTCGGGATCGGGGGGGAGTCGCCGGAGCCGGGCGACGAGGAGCCCGGGCCCCCGTGTCCGGCCGAGCTGGCGGAGATCCTGGTCGAGCGGCGCCCGGCGGTGGAGTTCAGCCTGCTGGGCCACCTTCCCGGCGCCCCGTCGACGGAATTCAAGGAGCGCACGCGGCCGGTGTTTATATGCGAGTTCCCGAGCCCCGAGGCGGCGCGGGCCCTGGCCCGCGCGCTCCTTCTCGGGGAGCCCCTCCCGGGGTCTCTGATCGCGGCGTGCATCGACCACCCCGCCTCCATGCGCTTCCACGAGGACATGATCCTGGCCCTGTACCTCCGCGCGGACGCGGCCGCGCTCGCGCTGCGGGCGGCCCCGGCGGACGCCTCCGGGCCCTCGCGGGCGTGCGTCGACGCGGTCCTGCGGCGGCCGCGGGACCGTCGCGGCCTGCTCCAGCTGTACATCCACCACGAGCAGCTCACCATCGCCGCGTACCGGCGCCTGTACGGCAACTACATGGCGACCCCCTTCTGGTTCCTGAGCAAGTTCGGCCCCGCCGAGAAGAGCCTGGTCCTGGCCACCCGCTACTACCTCTTCCAGAGCGACGAGTGTCGCGACGTGCGGGGCTACGACCTGCAGGCGGTCAAGGACTTCATCTCCACGTACGACGTCTCCGTCCCCGCCAACCCCAGCCGCCTGGGCCCACAGGACCTCGTATCCTTCTCCGCCCTGTCCCGGTTCTGCGCCCGGAGCCACTACGCGCGCGGCGCGGCGGCCGCGCGTCTTCCGCAGTACGTGTCCGCGCGCGTGCGCGCGGACCTGGCCGAGGTCTCGCTCCTCAGCGGCTACATCGTCCACGACCGCCAGGGCCTGCGCGTCTCGGACAGCGAGTTCATCGCGTACATCTACCTGGCCTACTTTGAGGGCTTCAACCGGAAGCAGCTGCACGAGCACCTGGCGGCCGTCACCGTGCGGTCCGGCGACGACGTCCTCGCGATAGCGGGGGCGTCGCGCCTGGGCAGCACGACGGTGCGCGCCTTCTTCGACCAGGTCCGGGCCCAGTTTAACATCCGGGACTACATCGCGAACAACGTGCGCCCGCGCGTCACGGTCCTCTCGGCCGCGTGCGCGGAGCGCTACGCGGACCAGTGCACGTACGCGACCCTGCCGCGGCGGCCGCGCGGCCGCGCCGTGGCCGCGTACGAGACCGCGCCGGACATGCGAGCGCTCCTGGGCGCCGTCGACGCGCGCCTCGGCGCCCGGGGGTGGGTGTACCACGCGGCCGCCGCCCCGCCCGGCGGAGGGGCGGCGGTGCCCGGGGACGAGCTCCCGGCCCCGCCGCAGCCGGGATGCTGCGGAATCGGGCGCCGCCTGCTCGCGATCGCCGCGGCGCCGCCGGACCCGCGGGCGCCCGTCGGGCCCCTGAACGTCTTCCTCGGCATGCCGGAGGTCCGCGGTCCGGTCCCCGTCTACCGGGTCGCCCTGCCCTCGAAGCACCAGGCGTTCGCCGTGGTCCCGCAGGACGACTGGGACGCCGTCTCCGCCGCGGCGGACGTCTCGGCGGCGGACGTGGAGCGGGTGCTTCTGGAGTGTCCGGGCGCGTCCCCGGAGGCGCGCGCGCGCCGGGACATGCGGCTGACCGACCTGTGCCAGCTGGGCGGGGGGCGCCGGACGGCGCCCGTGGGCCACGCGCCGCTGTACGTGAACCGCAACGAGCTCTTCAACGGCGACCTGGCCGCGGCCAACGTCATCCTCGACGTCGACTTCCACACCCGGCGGCCGGTGCCCCTGCTGACCCTGTTCCGCGCCATGCGCGGGTTCCGCGCGGGGATCATCACGGCCCTGTCCATCCTGCTCCCGGAGGCGCGCGCGGACTGGCCCGCGCACCCCTGCTACTTCTTCAAGAGCGCCTGCCCCGCGGCCGTCGCCCCCGAGGCGTCGCTCGGCGGGGGCAACGACCCCCTCGACGACTGGGCGCTCGAGGAGGAGCTGGCCCGGGATACGGGGGAGGCGCTCTGGGACCCCGACGCGGGGACGTCCGACCTCGACGCGGGCGCGCCGCCGACGCCCGCCGACACCGCGCCCGGGGCCGTGTGCCGGTGTCCCGGGAAGGTGGGGTTCCGGGTCGCCGTGCCGGTGCCCCCCCCGTATCTGCTGGTGGGCTCGGAGACGCTGCGCGGCGCGGCCAGGATCCTCCAGCAGGCCGTCATCCTCGAGCGGGACTTTCTGGAGCTCATGAGCGACTACCTGGCGGACTTCTCCTTCGTGGACACCGGCGTGTACGCCCACGGCCACAGCCTGCGGCTCCCGTTTTTCTACAAGCTGTCGGAGTGGGGCCAGGCCGCCGGCCGGCTGCTCCCGTTCTACGTCCTCCCCGAGGCGTGCCCCGACCCCGCTCGCTTCGTGCAGGAGCACCGGGACCCGAACCGCTTCCACTTCCACGCGCGGCCCGCCGACGCCGACGCGCGCACCCACGTCGTGCACCACCTGGACGGCGACTACGTGACCTTCTTCGAAAGGAAGGCGGAGCGCAACAAGGCGCAGCACTTCCCCCGCAGGACGTCCCTGGCGGCGGCCCTGGGCGGCTTCGGGGTGGCCGTCGACCGCGAGGAGGACCTCGTGGAGTTCATCCTGACGGTCGCGTTAAACGAGATACTCCAGTACTTAAGGGCTCACTTTCAGGACAAGGCGGACGAGTACTGTTCCGTCCGGGCGAGGCTGGCCCTGCGGAAGCCGAACTGGCTCCTGGCCCAACTGCTGCCGGGAGGGGGTTCGTCCCGCGCCCCGGGGTTCGCGTGCCTCCGCTATAACCACCTCCGCGGCGCCCGGGACCGGGCGCGCACGTTCGTCTCCCTGGGCGTGGACGCGCACAGCCGGCTGTGCGCGTCGCTGTGCCAACAGTGCTTCGCCACCAAGTGCGACAGCAACCAGCTCAAGACGATATTCGCGGTGGAGCTCTCCCCGCCGTGATGGGCCTGCCGACGGGGGGGCGCCCCGCGCACGTGGCGACGCTCGGCCTGATGACCGCCAACGTCGGATTCCTCGTCGCCGTCGCGATCTACGCGCCCCTCGCGCACACGTGCGTGTACGCCACCCGGGACCACGGACCGACCCCGGGGCCCCTGACGTGGGGCCCGTACGACACGTCGGTCCTCTACTTCGCCAACCTGTCCAGCATGGCGGCCACGATGACCGCGTTCGACGGGCCGTGCGACGTGGCCGCGATAAACGCCTCGTACGCGAGCGTCATCCACGGCCCCCTCGTCGCGCGCGCGAAAACGGTGTTCGGCGCCAGGAACTGCCGCGCGCGCCTGTGGCGCGAGCAGCTCAAGTGGATGGCCGTCGCGTGGCTCCTGTACGCGACGTTCGTCTACCTGCGGCAGGAGCGGAGCATGTTCGGGGTCTTCCGCGACGAGCGCGCCCTGACGCCGGCGACGCTGTACACCCTGAACTACGCCGCCGGCGTCATGGCCGCCACGGTGCTGAGGCTGCCCTACACCAAGTTCGCGCGCCTGCTGTGCGAGTTCGAGGCCGTGCGGCGGGCCGCCTGCTACGAGTTCCGGGTGGACCCGGTGACCTTCCTCTGGCACCACGCGACCGCGGGGCTGCTGCTCGCCGCCGAGTTCGCGGCGCGCCTCGGCGCCCGCGTGATCGCGACGCTGACGATCGTGATCGTCGACCCGCCGTGCGCGCAGGCGTTCCCCCTGTACGTCAGGATCGTGGAGTGGGTGTTTCTGGGCGTCGTCCTGTGCGTGGAGGTCACGGACGCGCTGTACAGCGCGACCCCGCGCCCCGCGCGCGACGGGGACGCGCGCGCGCAGGCCGGCTCGACCCAGCTGTGCATCAACTGCTGCTCGACCCTCGTGGCCGGGGTGGTCATGAAGCTGGTGTACGTCGGCGCGATCGTCGGCGGGATAGCGCTCCTCCTGCACTACGAGCACCGCGCCCAGGTGCGTCTCTTTGGCGCCTGAGACGGGCGCGCCGGCGTCACGCGCGAGGCGGAGTTAGGTCTATAAAAAGTTGGGCCGGCCCCGGGCCCACACTCGCGTCCACCCGCGACCCGGACCTTTCGCCGCAGGTGAGCACCATGGCGGACTTTGACTTCGCCGCGCTGATGGACGACTCCGACGGGAGTCTGACGGAGTCCGAGGAGCCCTCGCCCGCGGGCGAGGCCCCTCCCGCGGGCACGCCGGAACCGCGGCCCGCGCCCGGCGCCGCGGCGCCCGCGCTCGGCCCCCGGGCCGCCCGCGCCTGGGCGCCGCGCGAGCACCACCCGCTCCGCAAGCGCCGCTGGAACTCGGACCCCGGCAGCGGCAGCCCTCCCGGAACCTCCGCCCGCCGCGCAACCCACCGCCGTCGGCGACCGCCCTCCATCCACACGCAGGACCTGCGCGCGGCGCGCCGGGAACGCCAGGCGCTCCTGCTCGACGACCCGACGCCCGCGTCCAAGCTGGCATTGGCGCGATCGCTGAGCGACGTGGTGCTGCGCACGAAGGCGGAGACGGTCCTGGAGCTGTTCGACGACGCCCGGGCGAACCTCGCGGACCCGGTCCAGAACGACGGCTTCCGGGCCGGCGAGGCCTCCCAGTGGAGGGACGTGCTCGCGTTCGGCGCCGGCCCCTTCGTCCCCGACGAGCGCCGCGTGCGGTGGGAGACGCTCGTGTTCCACGGCCGCGAGCTGCACCGCATGTTCGAGATCCGCTCGCACGCCGCGGAGTCGGCGCGGATGTTCCGGGACATGGCGCTTCGAACCGAGTCCCTGGCGGAGGCGCTGGCGTCCGCCGACGAGTGCCTCGTGTGGGGCAAGCTGCTGGCGCTGAAGAACCTGCCGCTGCGGTGCCGGGACCCGATCCTGGCGACGGCGGGCACGGTGCTGCAGAACCTGCGCCTGAAGCTGGACCCCTTCCTGCGATGCTACCTGCGGACCCGCGCGGGCCGCACCGCGGCGGACCTGCTGGCCTTCCCGCGCCTGTGCGACGCCCGGTGCGCCGTCACGTACACGCTCATCATGCTCGCCAAGATCGCCGGCGCGGTCGAGAGCGGCGCCGAGAACGTGCCCGACTCGTGCCTGTGCATCGACACGATCCCCCTGCAGGAGTACGTCCCCGGCGCCTGCCTGGCCGGCGTGCTGCAGACGCTCGGCGACCACCAGCGGACGTGCGGCGACCGCGCGTGCAGGCTCGTGTGCAGCTACTCCCTGATCCCGCAATACGTGCACGGAAAGTACTTTTACTGCAACGAGATTTTTTAAAGCAATAAAGAGAGTTCGCACACGAATTGTTGTCCGTGGTTTATTTGCTCATACCCCCACCGCTGCCCGCCAATATGTACGCGAAGACCCCAAATAGAATAATTATTAGGATGAGCAGGGCGGCGAGCCCCACGACGTTGCAGCACTCCTTCTCGCCGAGCCGGGGGTAGGCGATCGAGGCCAGGAGATCGTCCATGATGGCCCACTCGTACGACGGGGGCGGAAGCGCCACCGAGAGCGTGTCGTACGCCGGGGGTCGGTCGGGGAGCCCGGCCGGGAGGAGAAGGGGGCCCAGGTAGGACGGGTTCTCCACCGACGTCGCGGTGATCCGAGCGTCCTCCGGAGCCCCGGGGGCTTCGTCGCCGCGGGCAGGGTCGGCGAGCGGGAACGAGGGCGGGGTCTCGGCGGCGGGGTACGGCGGCGGCGGCGAGTCCGGCACGGGCGGCAGCGGGTCCGGCGGGAGCGGCGGCGCGCGCTCCGGATCGGGCGACGGCGGCGGCGAACCCGTCGAGGGGGCCCGTCTCGGCGTCCCTCGCGGGGCGCTTTCCGACAGGGGGGTCGTCAGCGACACGTAGACGGGCTCGGACCACGGGTCCCCCATGTACGCGTCGAACCAGCGGTCCGACACGAACGCCGCCATCTCCGTCTCGCGCCGCGGAGCGTCGGGCCTCCCGGCGCGTTTGAAGGACTCTGCGGCCCAACAGAGCAGGCGCGTTAAAACGGGCCCCGGCTCCGCGCCCGCCCGGCGGAAGCTCCCGGCGGGCGTCCTTCCTGCCCGCCGTGCCCTCGACGCGCCCCCCGACCGCCTACCGGGGGAAGTCGCGTCGCCGCCGGGGGAGCCTCGGGAACGCGGCGAGAGGATGGAGCTCTCCCGCTTACGGGCCCAAGGCGCGTCCGGAATGAGTGCTCGCGTTTCCAAAGGGCTCCACCCGAGCCCACGTATTTATCTGGGACCCCGGACGTCCCGCGCACACGTCACACCCCACCCCAACATCATTGAGACAGACGGAGGAGGGCGCGCACGCTAACATCTTTATTGGACATATACAGTATATTACACCACCGGGGACACCGCCCCGAATTCCCCCCCCCCCCGGGGGGGGCTCAAACCTTCTCCACGTGGGCCGCCGGCGTTCCGCGCGTTCGCGCCCGTCGGGGCGCGGAGTCCAGCGGGCGGGCGACGCGCCCGGGGCGCTCTGGGGAGGAGACCCACCCCAATGAATGCGGCGGGGCCGGGAGCGCCGCGGGGAACGCTACCACCAGGGGGAAGACGGGCCCCGAGAAGCCGTCGGACGGAAACGTGAACACGGTCTTCGGAGGGGGGGACCGCGGGGGGCCGCAGACGGCGCCGAGCAGCGGGCGGGCGGGCGGCGGGGAGATCGAGGGTCGCTTCACCGGGGATGATATCCGCATCGCGGGGGCGGCGCCGCGGCGGCGGACCATCCGCAGGAACTGCTCCCGGAACTTCTTCCCCAGAAACGCGTACAGCACCGGGTTGACGCTGCCGTGGAGGAACGCGAGCACCTCCGTGGCGCGCTGCGCGTACCGGAGGTTCCGCATGATCGGGCACCATATCTCCGTCACGTTGTCCGTGCGGTTGTGCACCACCATCCCGTGGCTGTTGACCGCGGTCATGAGCAGCACGGAGTTGTGCGGGAGCTGGCACACGAAGAAGACCAGGACCATCGCCAGGCTCACGCGGATCGCCGTGTGCTTCCGCGCGTTGATCGACCGGAGAAGGCGCCGGATGATCAGGAAGTAGAACACGCCCATGCAGACGACCGGGAAGAAGAACCCCGACGCGAGCTGGACGCTCAGCATGAGCCGCCGCCACACCAGGGGCGCGGAGGACGTGGTGTCGAACCGCGCGTCGCACACGTGCGTCGAGTTGGTGACGTGGTACTTCTGGGTGAACACGAACGTCCCGCTGGCCGTCGCGAGGGCCACCGCCCAGACCCCGACGCAGATGAGGCCGCTGCGCGCGCGCAGGCGGTCCCGGAGCCGGGCCGCCGTGCTGGCCCGCACGATGGCGATGTAGCGGTCCACCCCGATGCACGTCAGAAGCAGCATGCCGCAGTTAAAGTTGATCGCGTAGATCCCCCGCGTTACCTTGCACGCGATGTTGCTGAAGATCCAGTCATCCAGCGCGTGCTGGACGGCCCAGAACGGGAGGGTGAGCACCAGAAGCAGGTCCGCGAGCGCCATGTTCGCGATGAAGACGTCCGTCAGGCACCGGCTCTTCGCGTACGTGACGAACATCGCGAGCACCAGCAGGTTGCCGAAGACGCCCACGAGGCAGATCACCGCGTACGCGGGTGGGACGAACCACCCGGCGAAGTTCCGCACGGCCACGAGCGAGCAGTTGTACACCGGGTACTCGGAGACGTCGATCTCGTCGTCCGTGTGCGCCCCGACGCCCCGGGCCAGGCCCAGGGCCAGCCACACCTGGAGCGCGCAGGCGGCGCGCCCGAGCCCCGCGGCGCCGCGATCCATCGCCCCTGGCGCCTCCCCGCGGAAGAGCCGGAGACGCGCTGAGCCGGGCGCTTCTGGACCCACGCCTTCCGGAGCTAGCTTTTGAACACCCCGCCGGGGCGCGCTCAAAGGGAGTGGTCGCCATTTTAGGGAACTAGCGGTCGGAGCAAGCTGTTGCAATCCCGAGGTTCCGCGTTTTGGGTTCCGTCCGGAGGGCCCGCGGGGCTACCTGCACACACCGCCTCTGCAGTAGCCCCGCGGCTGCGGTAGGCTGAGCGTCAGGTATAGATAGCTGGACTCCTCCGCGGACCCTTCGTCCGCGTTCTCCGCGGACTCATCATCGGACCCGGAGGGCCCGTGGGTCGCGTCGGCGGACCCCGCGGCCGGGGTCCCGACGGCGGTCGCGGACCGCTGGGCGGTCGCCGGCGGGGTAGTCGCCGGCGGGGTAGTCGCCGGGCCGGGCGGGAGCGTCGAATCGCCGGTCCAGCGCGACCCGGACGACGCGGACGTCCGCTCCGCGGCGGCGTCGGGGTCGACGGGCGACGTTCCGGCGGATCCCGCGGCGTTGGGAACGTCGCCCGTCGGTCCCGACGCGGACGCCACCGGCGTGGCCGACGGCTCTCCGGGGGAGGAGGGCGACGTGCCGGGTGCCGCGGGCGTGGGGGTCGACATGCCCGGGGCGCCGCCGGAGACGTTGGAAGATACGATCGTTGGCACCGGCGGAGTCTCCGCGGATCCCGCCGAAACGGGGGACGTCGGCCCCGATTCGGATACCGGAGCCGCGGTGCTGTTAGCCCGGCCCGTCGACATCGATCCCGCGACCGCCATCGGAGCTGCGGAGCCAAAGACGACGGCGTCGTCGTCGTCGTCGGGCTCGCTCGGGTCGGGCCCCGAGGCCCCGTCCGAGCCACGCACGGGCCGGATCCCGGGGTCCGCCGGCCCCCTCCCCGCCCCTCTCCTGGGGGCAGCGCTCCCCTCGGCGGGCGTGCCCCGCGCGACGCCGTTCAGCGCGAAGAGGACGCACGCGCTCGCGAACACCGCCCAGAGGATCGCGTAGCCGGCCCACGCGAGACGCACCCTGTGGCCCATGGCGAGCAAACTCGCCCCACTCCCGCGCGTCCTCGGATCTCTTATCGCGCGCCGAGCCCGCGGTCTGAGCCCCGAGCGGCGCACCGAGCGTTTTAGGCGCGCCGCAGACCCTCCCCGTTCCGGTCCCCCCCCCACCGCGCCCAGGGGTTAATGATTTTGACTCCGTGAGCCTCGTGAGCGATTAAACGTCTTTATTGAAAAGTCTCGCCTCCCACCCCTCACTCTACGCGCCAGTCCACCGGAGGTCTGCCGTGCGCCGTCAGGTACGCGTTGGCGCGCGCAAAGTGGCCGCAGTCGACGAACGGCGTTCGGGCCAGCGGGGACGGGTGGCTGTGGGTCAAAACGAGGTGGACCTGGGGCCGTTCCGGCGAGTACGCCTTCTGCGCGTGGGCCCCCCACAGCATGAACACCATGTGATCCACGGTGGCGTCTAGGCGCCGCAGCACCCCGCGCACCAGGCGCGCCCACCCAAGACTCGCGTGGGATCCGGGGCACCCCCGCCGCACGGTGAGGCTGGTGTTCAGCAGCAGGACGCCCTGCTTCGCCCAGGCCGTCAGCGACCCGTGGGCCGGGGGCGGGAGGGACGGGTAGTCGCGAGCGACGGCGGCGTAGATGTTCTGCAGGCTCGGGGGCACCGTCGCGGACGCCTTGACGCTGAACGCCAGGCCGTTGGCCTGGCCCGGCCCGTGGTACGGGTCCTGGCCGACGATCACCACACGCACGTTCTCGGGCGCGGAGTACCGCGTCCACGCGAAGACGGCCGTCTTGGTCGGAAAGACGGTCTCGTGCCTCAGACGCCGCTCGTACTCCGCGAACGTCGCCTGGACGTTCGCGTTGCTCAGCTCGGGCTCGATGATGGGGCGCCACGCCTCGCCGACGTCGTAATAGCGCCGCAGGGTCTCCCACGTCACCGGGGCGCCCGAGCTCTCCGGGCCGGCGTCCTCCGCGGCCCCCTCGGTCTCGGGGGTGCCCGCGCCGGAGACGGTCGGCGCGGAGGCCAGAACGACGCCCGCGGGAATGCCCGCGGGGCGCCGTTTTGCGGGGGGTGGCTGGGACTCGTCCCGCGGGAGCGGCCTCTTCGGAGGGGACGCGGGGGCGAGCCCGGCGGTCCCTGCGCCGGGGCGGTCGAACCCCCCCGCGGCGTCGTTTTCGCCTCCCGCGCTCCTCTCCTCCTCTCTCCCGGCCCCCGTCTCCTCTCCGCCGGGGTGCGACGGGTCGCTACTCTCCCCCGGGGGCGCCCGGCCCTCGGGGCCGCAAACGGGGGCGCCCGCGGACGCCGCGCTCGCGCCGTCTTCATCCGGGGTGTGGCGAGGGGCCGCGTCGCGCCCGTCGCCCGGGGACGCGGGACCCGCGTCTCCGTCGGGCTCGCGGTCGGAGTCCTCGCTGTCGCTGATGACGATGACGGTCGAAAGGCACGGCGACGCGGCATCCGGGGCGTCTTTCGCGCCGCCGGCCGCAGGCGCGCGCTCGGTGGGTGTGGTGGCCTCGCCCGCGTCGGGGGATCGCGGATCTTCCATCGCGGATCAGGTACCGTGGCCCCGCGAGGCTGGGTCCGGCGCTCTCGAACCCGGCGGCGAGAGGATGAGCGGCGCGACGCGGGAATCGGAAGGCGCGTCGTATCCCGGGGACGCCGAGTCCGGCGGAGGCGGAAGGGCCGCGCGTACCTCGCTCTCCGCGCCGAAAACCGAGGCGAGCAGACTGAGGATCCTGTCTCTCAGCGCCGCCTGGTCTCCGCGCATACGTCTTATATCCGCGGCGAGGCCCCGCGCCATCGAGTACGGGTTGACCCAATACGCCGTTTCCTTTTCCTTTACCCATATAAGCGCTTCCGGTGGGGAGCAGTGTCCGCGGAAGAATATGCCCGTTGGGGTCACGCGGGCGGGGGAGGCCCACGACGCGTTCGGGCCCCACAGCTCGTCCAGCATGAAGGCCGGGGTGGGGGTGTAATTGCGGCACGCCCGCCCGATCACCGTCTCGAGGGTCGGCGCCGAGAAATTCGTCTGTCCGGGCCCGGTCGGAACCCGGGGGGGTGGGGAAGGGCCCGTAGTGGGCGGCCTCGACGAGGGAAACGGGGCGGGGGTCTTTCTCCCGACGAACGCGGGAGGCGCCCATCCCGCCGCCAGCGTCACCGCGCCCAGCCAGAGTCCCAGCGCCGCCGACAGCGCCCCGGGAGCCATAGTCGCGGACGCACACGAGCTCGACGCGCCGCCGCGGAGTCTCGGTCCTCTCTGCGCTACCGGGCCGCGCGCGGGACCTCCCCGGAATCTTCCCTCGGCATCGCGTCGCTCCGCCCCCGAGACCGGGGGCGGGGGCACCGATGACCGGAGCGCGGCCCCGCCATCGGCGGCGTGCGGACTGGAGTGCGGGGGTGTGCCCCACCGGACCCTGCGCGCCGGCGACGCGATCACGGCGCCGGGATCGCCTCCTCCGAGCCGCGCGTGGGCATTCTCCGGCGGCGATCGCCCGATCCCCTCTTAATAAGGCCACCACCCCCGCCCGGTGGCCGCCCCCACGCCTCGGGCCAGAAGCGACTAATGAAAACGCGAACGCGACAGACTATCCATCGAGCTCTTTATTCGCGGCGTTGGTAACAACCATCCACGGGGCCGCGCGGCGGAACCGCGCGACCGGGATGCCGGGGGAGGGTGCGGGGTTACTGCGGTGGGGGTGGGCAGGGGGGGCGAGCGTCTGGCGGGCTGACGCCCGCCGATCGGCAGGGGACGAAGAGCGGGACGCGGCCGCCGCAGCAGCCGCAGATCGCGCCGGGGACCTCCGCGAGCGCCGGGACGAGCGCGACCAGCAGCGGGGGGGCCCCAGCGGCGGCGGGGGCGAAGGCGCCCCCGCCCAAGGAAGGGAGGACGGGGGAGAAGGCCGAGTAGGGGGCCGGGAACGCGCCGGCGGGCGCGTAAACGGACGCGGATGTGCCGGGCGCTCCCGGCGCGCGGAGCGCGGGGGCGATCGCCTCCTCGCGGGGACGCTTAGAAACCGTGGGTCCCTCGTCGCCGTCCGCGAGGCTCCCGGGGCGGGTTCTTCTCTGGGGCGCGTCCTCGCTCCGCGTTCCGCGGCCGGGGCGGGGCGAGACGAGCGCGAGCGGGGCGTCCTGCGCGGGGCCCTCCGCCCCCGCGACCGGTGCGGGCGACGACGGCGACCGGCGGGGGGACGGGCGCCGGACGAGCGCGGGGCGCAAGGCTCCACCCGCGCCCGCCGACGTCTCCGCCCATCCGCCGGGGCCCGGCGTGGTCGGACGGGGGATGGGGTCATCGAGCGCCGGTGCAAGCCGGGCGAGCGGCCGGCGCTCGGGGCCGGGCGACCCGGGCCTCTCCGCCGGGGGCTCCTGGGGACCGGCGCTCCTAGGCGCGCGTCGGGGGACCGCGCCCATGAGCACGACTCCGCGCCCCGCGCTCTGCGAGCGATCCTCCCCGCGCGCCTCCTCGCCGTCTCCCATGGCGTGGCGCATAACCGCACGGACGAGGGACGGCTCGATCGGGTTCTCGAGGGCGGACTTGGCGTGGCGCGTGACGTCCGCGATCACCGAGACGGCGGCGTACTCCGCGTCCCCCCCCAGCATCGGTGTCAAGATGCCCGTCATGGCGCTCCGGCTGGCCCCGTACTGGATGATCGACCCGATCGCGGCCGCGGTGAGGTGGGACAGCTCGGCGGGAGCGGTGTTTAGACAGCGCGCGAGGGCATCCCTCACCCATCGCGCCACGCTGGTGGGGGGGAGCGCATAGTGGTGAGGCTCCTCCCGATCGTCAACGTCGGAGTCGCGCGCCGCGGGAGGCGCGACGTCCCCGTCGTCGGAATAGCTCTCGTAGCCGGCGTCCGCGGCGTCTTCCGCCTCACCCACGGGGGGGTCGCGTCGCCCCGGCGCGTGGATCTGCTCGATCGGGGTCTCGATAAACACGTCGTCGTTCCCGACGCCGTACCGGACCGCCGCGACCGTCTGCTGGCAGAGAGGACACCGGAGCTCGGAGGCGAGCCAGCGCTCTATGCAGCCGAGACAGAAGTCGTGGCGGCACGGCAGCGTGGTGGCGGGGCGACGCAGGTCGTCCAGACAGATGCAGCACCGCGGGGGAGTGTCCGGGGCCGCGGGAGGGCCGGGGCGCGCCCCCGGGGACGGGGACTCCGGCTGGGCGGGGGTCTCCGCTGGACCGGGCACGGCGTCCGCCCGCCCGGGCGGGGAGACCCGGGAAGAGGGTGACCCCGAGACACCGCGCCCTCGCCCGGAGCCACGCGGCCCGCCCCGATCCTCGGGGCCTCGTCCGACGTCGGTGCCGCCTCTGGGGCACGCGGAGGGCGCCGGACGGCGCACGCAGATGAAACGACGCCCCATGCCGCTCGGGACGATGGCGTCTTCGGGGGACCGGCGCTAGCGAGCCCGTCGGATCCGGTTGAGGAAACGGGGAGTACGGCGTCGCGGGCCTTGGCGGGGTCTGCCCGCGGCCGCGGCCCAGAAGTAGCCCGTAGTGGAAGGCGTGGCCAGAGCAAGTGGGAGGGAATGAGGGGGCGCGCGTCGCGGACCGGCGGGCGCGTCCCCGGCTCGCTCGACGCGACGCCCCGCCCGACGTCGAAGGATACACTCACACCGGTGTTTTTGTTCACACGTCAGTTTATTAACACGAGTTTATTCACACGGCACCGGGCGACCCAGCGTGCCCCGCCTCGCGTCGCGTTTGGGGCAGCGATTTCCCCGGCGCCCCACCCGCGCTCTCAGTCCACGCTCCCCTCCATCCCGCATCCGGCGGGAGACGGCGGCGAAGCGGGCCGACCGGCGGTGTCTCGCGCGGCGGCGAGGCGAGCGAGCAACCCGCGCGTGTGCTGAAGCACGCGGTTGAAATTGTCCCAGTCGAACGGCGGCACGCGCGGTCTGGGTCCGGGTGCGGCTGGGGCCGGCGGAGGCGCCGCTTGGCCCCGCTTGTGACTCGTCAGGGGGGCCCGCTCGCCTTCCCCCGTACCAATTTCCCCGGGAGCCCCGTCGCGGGCGTCCGGACGTCCCGCGGGCCTCCACATAGGCGGAGGGCGGAAATAGGAGGGCTGAGTTGGGGGTTCCGTCGCGGGTCCCGGGGTCACGGGAATCGGTACCGGGACGGACACAGGAACGGGTACCGGTACCGGTATCCCGGCGGGCACGAGTAAGGGCACGGGCACAGAAACGGGAACCGCCACCGGTGCGGACACGGCTCCCGGGGGGGAGAAGGACGCTGGTGGGGTCTGGGCCGGCGATGGGGTCCGTCGCTGGGTTGCTCGGGCCGCGCGGGGGGCGGGCGCCGGAGAAGACCGGCGCCACCGGCGCCGCCTGTTGGCGCGACGGAGGTTCGCCTCGGGCACGGGGGTTGGGCGGCGGCGTCGACGGCGCGGCGTGCTGGGCCCGCGCGTGCGGGGCACCCGGCGGCGCGGCCTCGGGTGGAAGTCCGAGTCGGACTCATCCGACTCCGGCGTGAGGTCTGCCGTGCGCACCCCGTCCGAGGAATAGGCGTCCGAGTCCGCGTCGGTGTTGAGGTTGGAGACCCACGATCCCGCGTTCCAGAGGGCAACCGGCGAAACGCTCTCCGATCTCCCCCGCGACACCCCGGGCGCTTCCGAGCGTGCGGCGAGGAGAGCGCGCTCGGCGGCCCCGGCGAGAGGTTCCGTGGTTTGCGCGAACTCAGCAATGTCGCGCGTGAGCTGCTGCGCCAGCGGCCCCGCGGCATCCCGCAGCATGGGGCGAAGTACCGCGTGCATGGCGTCCGGGTCCGCGCCGTGGCACACGAGCGATCCGACGGCGGCGGCCACGACGTGCTGCATTCCGTGCGGAGGGAATCCAAAGTGCCGCGCCAGCGTGGCCCGTACGAGTTCCGCGACGGCCCCCGCCGCGCCCCCGCGCGCTCGCCCGTCCTCCGCGCGCTCCGCGTGCTCCGCGCTCTCCGCGCTCTCCGTGTCCCGCCCCCGGGGCCCGTCCCCCGCGCCGGCGTCGGCGCGGAGGCGGTCGAACCAGGCGCGCCCGTCGGCGGCGAGCGTCTCGTCGAAGTCTTCGCCCCACAGCGGGGACGGCGGGGCGGGGGGCGGGGACGGGGACGGGGACGGGGACGGGGACGGGGACGCGGCGGCGGCGGCGGCGGCGGGGAACCCGTCCCTCGCGCCTCTCCCTTCCTCGTCTCCGTCCTCCTCCTCCTCCTCCTCCTCTTCTCCCGCCAGCACGATGATCTCGTCCTCCTCCCCCTCCTCGCGCTCCTCCGCGCGCCGGGCGTCCGCGTCCGAGTCCTCGGCCCGGCGGCGCGCCTCCGGGCCCCCGAAGTCTTCCTCCTCTCCCTCGTCCTCCTCGTTCTCGCCCGCCTCGACGAGGGCCGACGGGCCGGGCCCGCCCGCGCCCCCGTCCTCGCCGACCTCCTCGGGCCCGTCCAGGAAGGAGAGGCGGCGGCGGGCGCCCGAGGCGTGCCTGCGCCCGGGGCGGTAGATGTCTCCGATGGGCGTCTCGACGAAGGCGTCGTCGGCCGAGATGCCGTGGGCCACCGAGCCCACGGACTGCTTGCACAGGGGGCAGGTGGGCGTGGAGGACAGCCAGCGCTCGATGCACGGGAGGCAGAACTCGTGGAAGCAGGGCAGCACGGTGGCGGGGTCCTCCGGGGCGTCGAGGCAGATGCAGCACCTCTGGGCGGCGGCGGAGACGACGGTGGAGGCCATGTCTCGCGGCGCGGGCCGGGTCCGGCTGGGGCGCGGCGGGGCGAGCAGGGAGACAAGAAGGGAGAGACTTGTGGTGAGTAGCGGCGGCGGAGACGGCGGAGACGGCGGAGACGGCGGAGACGGCGGAGACGGCGGAGACGGCGGAGACGGCGGAGACGGCGGAGACGGCGGAGACGGCGGAGACGGCGGAGACGGCGGAGACGGCGGAGACGGCGGAGACGGCGGAGACGGCGGAGACGGCGGAGACGGCGGAGACGGCGGAGACGGCGGAGACGGCGGAGACGGCGGGTCTGCCCCCCTCCCCCAACCCCGGCGCGCGACGACGGGGGGGGACGGAGAGAGAGAAATAGACCACACGTGCCAAACGAACTGCGATACAGTGTCAGTTTTTATTCAGGGGTGGCGCCCCCCCCCCGAAAGGGGGTGGACGGGGTGGGGCGGCGTGGCGCGGAGCGGGGCGGAGGTCCGCGGGTCACGGCGGGGAGCCCTCCTCCGGGGCCGGGGCTCTCGCGGCGCCGAGCGAGCGGCGGCGGCGCAGGCTGCACCCGTCGGGGGACGGTCCGTCGTGGTGGCCCGGAGACTCGGAAGCGGACGACGGCGGCGCGGGGACGGGCTGGTCTTCGGTCTCGTCGGAGAAGAAGGAGGAGGAGGAGAAGAAGGAACGGGCGGGGAACGCGGCGGCGGCGGCGTCGTCGTCGTCGTCCTCGGGGTCCGGCCGGGGTCTGGGGAGGGCGGCGCCGGCGGCGAGGCGGAACGCGAGCTCCGCGGCCAGCGACGTCGCGGACGCGGACCCCCTCGAGGACCGCGAGCCATCCTCCTCCGTCTCCGGCTCCCGCGCGTCCCCGTCCGCGGCAGCCTCATCGGCGGCGACGGCATCATCTCCTCCATCCTCCTCCTCCTCTTCCTCTTCATCTTCCTCCTCCGTCTCCTCGTCCCCCGACGCGGGCGGCAGGAGGCGTCGCATCAGCACGAAGCCCAGCAGCACGGAGAACAGCCACGCGGCGTGCGCGAGGGAGGACGGGGGCGCCCCGAGCTCCGTCGCGGGCTCGCGGCCCGGGGCGCAGATGGCCTCGTCCGCCAGGGCCAGGGGCGGGAAGGGCAGCGACATGCCTGAGGCGACAGAAGCGGGACGGGCTCGTCGGGCGGAAGGGGGACAAAAAGGCCTCCGAGGCGGCGGCGGCGCGGGGGCCCGCAGAGCGGGCCCGGGTGATATAGCCCGCCGCGCCGAGAGGGGAGGAAGGGGTGGGTCGCGGCCCCGAGCCAGACCGCACCCCCGACGGGGCGCGACTACACGGGGGAGTCCGGGGGCATCGCCGCGGGCTCGCGCTCGCGCTCCGGGGTGCGCGGCTCGGACGCCCGGGGCTTGGCCTTCCGGCGGTGCAGCCGCATCTCGCCCGGCGGGCCGCCGAACAGCGGGATCCAGCGGACGGAGGCGCCGGGCTTCTCGCCGCGGCGGTCCCGGGCCTCGCGCCGCAGGCGGTGCCTGCGGGAGAGCATGACGCACAGGCACAGCACCGCGAGCATGAGCACAAGGCGGTTCCACGTGTACGAATCGTCGTGGAAGTGCATGCACACGGTGTACTCCTCGGCGTGCGTGCCGTTGCCGCACGCGATGACCTCCGACTGCGTGTTGTGATCGATGGCTATCGCCCAGCCCAGTTCGTCGTTGCTGTAGTTTCCGTGGCGGGCCAGGTCGGGATCGGAGAACGCGACCCGCTCTAGGGCCCTCGCGTCGGCGGAGGAGGGTCGCAGCAGGGTTACGTTGCCGGCCCCGCGCCGGATAACGACAGACGCGTAGCTGTGCGTGCTCACCGAACGGCACGAGACGCGGCACAGCAGCCCGTTCTGTACGCGTACGGGGGAGCCCGGGGCGCAGGCGCCCCCGGCGGCGAAAAGCGCGAGGATGGCAAGGCAGGCAACGGCGGTGGGCGCAAAGGACCGCGGGTCCCGGGTTGGCGCGGATGCCATGGCGTAGGGCCGGGCCGTGGATCGTTGGAGGCTGCAAGCTGTAGCGGGAGGGGGCCTGGGTGGGAAGGAGGAGAGAGAGAGAGAGAGAGAGCGGGTAACTACAGATCTTCGCGTCCGTTAGGCTTGGGCCACGGAACGCAGTCGGAGACCCAGTGGGACGCGAAGGTTAGCCCGGCGTCCATGCAGCGGACGAGGAACGCGGCGTCGGAGTACACCGTGACGTTTGCGATGGCCCAGAGGCCGGTGTAGTCGCGCAGCTGCGGGATGAGGCCAATTTTGGAAAGTGGGACGCGGTGCCTCTCGACGCCCATGACGCGCACGGCGGCCTCGGGCCGGGGGACGTTTTGCATGTTCACCCGCAACTCACACACGGGCCCGTCGCGTGACCAGAACCCGTTGTAGCCGAGCCGGCATCGCCTCTGTGGGGGCATGGGTAGCGTTTGGGCGGCGGCCGACCGGGGGGCGGCGGCGAGGAAGATCAGGAGCAGGAGCAGCATGAGGTGCGCGGCGAGCGCGGGGCCCGGGGCCCGCGGCGGCCCCCCGAAGCGCGCGGCGCGGTAGAGCGCGGCGACGATGAGCGCCAGCCCGAGGGCCGCGAGCGCGGAGGCGGAGGCCGGGCCGTCGCGGGCGCACACGTCGAAGGTCTCGACGCGCTCGCCGTGGGCGCAGGAGATGGCGTCGGACGGGCCGTCCCACGGCATGCGGACGACCCAGCCGACCGCGGGCTCCGGGCCGTGGAACGAGGCCTGGGCGCGGACGTCGGTGCCGTTAGGGCCGGGGGATCGCAGGACCACGCGTCCCGGCGGGGCCCCGCCCGGCACGAGGAACACCGTGGCGAGGCATCCGAGCGGCGTGGGGATGGCGCGGGCGGAGCACAGGGCGCCCTCTCCGGCGCGCGGAGGAAAGACCGCGGCTCCGTAGGCGAGGGCCAGGGCGATGACGAAGACTGGCCCCGAGGGCGCGAATGCCATGGCGGCGACTGCGGCGGCGGCGGCGGGGAGGAAAGAGAGAGGAGGGGCGGCGTCGTTAGGCCATCTGTGAACGCGGGCCGGGGACCGGGGTCCCCGTGCGCTCTGCACGCGGGGAGGGCGGCGGTGAGGCCGAGGACAGCGACGTGAGGGACGTCGCGGGCGACGTCGACGAGGAGGAGCACGAGGACAGCGACAGCGTCAGCTGTCCGTGGCGCGGCAGCGAGCCCGGCGGCGGCCTGCGCCTGAGCTTCCGCGGGTGGGGCGACGCCGCGCGGGGCGCGGGGTTGCGCGGCCCCGGCGGGCGCCGGGGCCGGGCGCGGGCGGAGGCGTCCGACGTCGTGGCGCACCAGGGGACGAACCCGCGTCGGTCCGTCGTTCCCTCTGGTCCGGGGGCGGGTCGCCGCGACTCGGCGTCGGGCGGGGGCAGAGGCCGGGCCCCGGGCTCGGGGGCGGGCTCGGGGTCGGGCTCGGGTGCCAGGAGCGGGCGGGAGGCGCGGAGACCCATGGCGAGCGCGGCGCTGGGCGGGAACGAGAGGGGGCGGCGGTTGGTGGAGGGGACAGAGGGAGGAGGGGACAGAGGGAGGAGGGGACAGAGGGAGGAGGGGACAGAGGGAGGAGGGGACAGAGGGAGGAGGGGACAGAGGGAGGAGGGGACAGAGGGAGGAGGGGACAGAGGGAGGAGGGGACAGATGGCTGGACGTGGGCCAACCAAACCGCCCACGCGGGTGACTCAACCCCCGCCCGCCACCCCTCCCCCACCGTTCCCCGCCCGCCGCAACGGGCCGGAAATTTTACACCATCCGCCCGCGCGCCCGCGGGAGGGCTGGGCC